CCAATATATAATTTAATTGTAACATCATCAACATATCTATCATATATAAAATAATATCTATTTTTATATAATAGATATTTATAACGGTGAATATTTTTCAATTTATCATCTAATTTTATATTATCTACTAACTTTAATAAATATCTCATAAAATTAATATATTTAATAGTTTTATTATCAAGATTAAATAATTCTATTTTTGTTTTTGCAATATTATATTCACCTGTTGAAATATTAAAAGGTGAAATAATTTTATTTATTACATATGGTTCTTTTTTAATTTTTAAAATTTTATTCTTGGCTATTATTCCACAATTTGTAGAAATAGAGTCAAAAAACATCTTAGTATTTTTCACACTTTTGGCGGGATAATTTTTATTCAATAAAGAATAGTATTTTAAAATTATATGTGATGGTACATCTGGTTGAGCATTTTCATATTCAGAAATATAAGTATTAATTATTTCATTAATACTTTTTTCATTTGGCAAATTATAAAATTTATTAAATTTGATATTTTTATAATTTTGAATTGATAAATAATCTATATCATTTATACCACATAATGTCATAATGTCATTATGACATTTAAAATTAACATAGCTAAATAAATAATGTACTATTTTATTTATGTTGTAATTAAAATTTTCCTGATTTTCATACCAATCAATTATTACTGGTTCTGCATATATAAAAGATTTTTTAATATTATCAGAAATAACAAAATATAATTTTACTTCAATTTTTTTAAATGTTTTTATTCTAACATCAACTACTACATCAGGTAGATATAAATATTTATTATCATTATTTATTTTTATTAAATGAAAATTTTTTTTTATTTTATAAATTATATGAAAATAAATCCCATTAAAAAATTTATATAATAATGTAATATTTGGATTTGGAGTTATTTTAAAATAAAAATTATTTAATAAATTACTTTTTTTTCTATTATCATTAATTTCTAAACAAAATTTTTCCATCAGTACCCTTTAAATAATTAAAAACTAGACTCAAATGAAGATGCTGTGGCATAATATACCCCCAACAATCTTGTTAACGAAACTTCGAAATCATTAAATTTAGGATTGCGCCAAGGATAAAACATTTTTTTAACCAATCTTTTTTTCTCAACTAATTCAAAATCACCATCTTGACAAATAATATTTACATTATTATGTAATAAAAATTGGTAGCTATTTTTTGGTATATTATTATTTTCAATATGATATCTTATTTGATAAACACCTTTCGGTAAACCATTTTTGGCAGTAAAATTTTCATCTTTTAAAAATATATAAGCACCATTATAAGAAGAATCTTCTACTATATTTTCTTTTGATGCAAATAAAGATAATAATAATGTTATACTGCGGTTAATAGAAATTTTGAATTCATGTATTGCATTTTCTTCTGGATAATATAATTCAGCGATAATCGTTTCATCTTTTGTAGAACTAATTAATTTTTTTAGATAACATTTTTTACCATATAAATTTTCTCTCGTTTCTAATGATTGGAAACCATTTCTAGAAAAATAATCAATGAATAATGTATCTTTATTTATAGTAATAAATTGTTCTGTAACTATATTTAAATAACCATTATCACAATATGATTTTGCTATATTATGCCATATTTTTGGAGTCGGATAATGTGTAGATACAGTAGATTCAGAAAATGGATCGAATTTTCCAATAGGTGATGCATCTTTCGTATATACTATATCCCCAGCGTCAAATACAAAAAGTGCATCTTGATGTAGATAATATATATGTTTCATTATTTGTAAATCAATCAATGAGTAAAACATATTTTTTATTAAAAAAGAATAGTTTTTTGAGGTAAAATTTGTCTTTACTCCAATACCATTTAAATCTTTTTTTAATTCTTCTATATTATTATAAATTTTAAAAGATTTTTTATTATTATATACAGGATAATCCATATGAAAATTAGCTAATTTATTCAAATCCAATTGTGTTGTTATATGTGAAACATTATGAGATTTATCATATACAACAATAGGAAAAGAAATGTCATTATCATTAAGATATGTTAGAATTGTTGAATCAAGTAATGTATACTCTTCTTCACTTAAATTTTTATTTGAAACAGTTTTTTTTACATTCATAAAATAATAATTCAATTCATTTGAATATAAATAACAAATATCATTGATATTTAAATATTGATCTGATTTTAAATAAAAATACTCAATTGGGTTGTATGAAGATCCATAATCAAATTCAACATCAATAAATTTTTTAGAATCAATTTTAACAATTTTATAATCAAAATTTATAGGAGTTTCTAAAATATCTATTATTTTTATTGTTTTGATAGTATTAGTTTTAATATGCAAACATTCTATAGCACTACTACTTCTTATATTATATTTAGATACATATTTAATTTCTGAAATATTTAAAAAATTAATAATAATATATTTTTCATCTTTAAAATAAAATTTGTCGCCTTTAGTCAACACAATTCCATTAGGAAGTACAATTAAATTATATAATACTGCTTCTTGGCAATTTTCATCACTTCTTAATATATTATCAGCAGTAAAATAATGATTTTGTGGAAATGGCAATGGATGGATTCTTTTAAAAGATTTAAAAGCTAATTCTGATGATAATCTATTAGAAAAATTACTATAAAGGTGATCTAATTTTTTTATAAAATTTTTATCATGAAATAAACATTTTTGATAAAATGTTCTCATGGAAAAATCAAAATTTTTAAAAAATCTTGTTGGTAATAAATCTGTATTAAAAATAGATTCAAAATAACAATTTATATAATAAGCACAAATTTCATCAATAGGTTTTAATTTTTGTGTTTTTATATTTTCATAATGATTTTTAATAGATAATATGTTTGTGTGGCATACATTGCCATCATCATATGAATTTGGTAAAATCATTCTATATATATTATCAAAATTATTATCCACTATTCCAACTTGTAATCTTAATAATTGTTTTTCAGCGAGTCTATTATGTGAATTACAGACAATAAATACCATATTAGGTAAATATACTTTTATTTGATATATTTTTGTTTTTATTTTACATTTATTTTTTATATCTTGAAAATTAGATAAATTAGAAAAAAATTCATTAAAAAATATTTCTGATACCAATATAGAATACATCTTTTTTTTAGCTAAATAATATCTGTCCCAAGATAAATGATCATAACGTTCTTCGATTAAAAAAGTATATGGAATTTTAGAAGTATTTGTATAAGTTGAGTCTTTAATTAATTTTTTATAAACTATATCATAATCTACGGCAATGGGTTGTATATATTTATTAAAATTGTCTGCATTATGATATCTTAACATTATATCTATATTTGGTTCTAAAAAATTTAATCTAACAGTTTCCATTGATTCTCCTTTAGATATTTTTAAGTATTTCTTTACATAGATTAAAAACCATTTTATAAAATGTATTTAATTTCTCATCTTTTATTTTATTTTTAATAATAAATTTTTTAAAAAGAATACTCAGATTTGATATAAAATTTTCATATCCAGTTATTTTAGTGGAATCATTATTAAATTTCTTAATAATGATTTCCTCGCATGGTAAAATATATTCCTTTTTATTATTAATAATTTTATTATAACTAAACTTATAACCATTTTTTAATTTAATTATTATTTCAAAATTATGATCTGTTGAAATTGTTATTTTATTTTTCCACGGAAATAAATAACAATTTCCCATCCAGTGTTTCAATAAACTACCTCCTTACGATGAAAAAACCACCTTGTTAATCCAACATAAATTAACAAGGTGGTTTTATTATAATGAAATATATATAGCTTTATCTTTTAATTAATATTTTCAATAATGTAATCATAATTAGTTTTTTTATTTATAGTATTAATATGAGATAAAGCTATATTAACAGCTTTTTTATTTGCCATTAAAAATAATTTATTTTTAGCTCTGGTTACAGCTGTATATAATAAATTTTTATTTAACATTATATATTGAGAATGGTGTAATAAAACAACAACACAAGGAAATTCCGAACCCTGTGTTTTATGAATTGTTAATGCATAAGCCAATGTTACATTATCTAATTTTTCACTATTTTTTTCATATTCAACTATTTTATCATTTTCAAACTTAATTTTCATAGAACCAGAATGTGTATTATAATATATTATTTTACCAAGAGTTCCATTCATAACATCAATATCATAATCATTTGCCATTTGAACAACTCTATCATGTAAATAAAATTTAGGTCTTTCTATATTTTTTACTGGTTCAACATCAATTCCATATTTTGTTCGTTGAATCATTTCTTGTATACATATATTCAAATTATGCACACCAATCACTCCTTTTTTCATAGGAGTTATAACTTGAATATCATCATTTTGAAAACCATATGCATCTTCTGATTTTTCTAAATTATCTAATAACAATTCTAATATTATTTCATGTGAATCAAATTTTTCTGATATTAATACATTCCAATCATCTGATTGTTCTGTATTCATTTCGCTATTTAAAATTTTAACAGAATTAGTTTTTAAATTCCCAGCTTGTCTAACAATATCAGATAATTCAGTAATATGATAATTATATTTTTTACAAAACAATAAATGATTAAATAACAATCCCGGCCCAATTGGTGGTAATTGATTATGGTCCCCAACAATAATTACTTTAACATTATCAGGTAATGCACAAAATAATCTATAAGCTAAATTATTATTAATCATTGAAAATTCATCAACAATATATACATCATAATCATATATTTTATTATGTTCATGGTAGGTATATTCTAATGAATTATACCCTAATATTTTATGAATAGTTGACGCTTTATATCCCGTTGATTCAGTCATTCTTCTAGCAGCTTTTCCAGTAGGAGCTAGTAAACAAACTGAATATGATAAATTTTTAAATATATGTAACAAATATTTAATAACAAATGTTTTACCAGTACCAGCTTTACCAGTAATAATAGAAAAATCATAATTCAAAGCATTTGTTATACATTGTTTTTGTTTTTCATTTAAAATATCAAGGTCATCTTTATATAGCTGATATACTTCTGAACCATTTCTAATTAATGAATTATCTTTTATTTCTACAATATATTTCACTGCATAATCTTCTTGATAAAACACATATGAATGGGATACTTTTAATATATCATCATGTTCAAAAAGTTTAATTTCATCTTCTTTTAAATCATTTTTTATATATGAAGTAATATACGAAGCATCAATATCAAGAAGTTTTATCGCATATTCAATTAATTCGTTGATTTCAATCCAACAATGTGATCCATCATATCCATTTTGAATTTCATCCAACAAAATATGAATTATAGCAGCTTCTATTCTTTCTTTGGATTCAGGTTTCCATCCTAAGAATAAGGCAACACCATCTGCAGTTTTAAAATTATATCCACTAATAAATGGAATCAACGCATATGGATTTTTTTTAACAATATCAACTGAATTAGCACCATAAGATTCAATAATTTTAGATATAATTGATTGTGTCAATGGAAATTCAGATAAAGCAACTGTAACTAGATTTGCATGTTTATTTTTTATCCATATTTTTTGCAAATTATTAATTATATCTTTTTTAATTTTTAAATCATGTTCTATCAAATGTGGTGTGTTTGAAATAACATCATCAAAATTACTCCAATATTTTTCTGATATTGCTTTGGCTTTTTTATCACCAATCCCTTTTATATCTGGATTATTTTTAAGAAATCTATATAACCCATCTTGTGTAAATTGCAAATTTTTTTCAACATATTCTGCAACAAATTGCCGGGAAGTTTCTCCACGGTACGTATTATCTTGCCATTTACCAATAAATACAACATCTTCATCTAACATAACTCTAAAATAAGCTATGAATTTAAAAGTATCTTCTTGTTCTGTATCATAAAAAACACCTGCACTCCACGTGTCAGTAGTTTTAAAAATGATACTTACATATCCACAGTGTCTGTTTTTTTCTTCAAACTTATTAAATTTAATATCATCCCAATTAAACAAATCATTCATTATTTATCTTCGTTTGTTTTTTTATATGATTCGATAATTCGATGAACAATATCCAATTCAGCAGTATCATCAATTTTCAAAACACATTTATTTGCTTGTTCATTAATCAAAACATAATCAATTTCATATTCCATCTGCCCTAATTTTAAAACAACTTTATCAGTATCGTTCAAAACATTATCTTGGATATTCCGAAGTTTTTTAACAAATGTGGAAATATTCATATTATTTTCTCCTAGCAACAATTTAATAAAATTAAACACCTATATTTTGAAATGATGACATGGGTATTTTAAACTCAAATATTTTATTTTTACTATTTTTGACCCAAATTATTTTTTCTAATTTGATGCTTCTCCAACCTTGTTTTTCTAAATCATACACACTTAACATTTTAGATGATTTTATTTTTTTCAAAATTCCTTTTAAATTATATCCTTTTGGATGATGTTCTTTTGGTATTTTTTTAAAATTTAATGTAGCTTTCATTAATCGTTTTTCACCATTTTTTTTAATAAAATAAATATAAACATAATCATCTTCTGCAACCATTGATAAAAAATCAATAGCTTTATCTAATATAGCCATTTTATTTCTCCTTTAACTATTGTGTAAAATATCTGTAACCATATCTTCTTCAACAGCCAATCGACTCATAATAGGACATGTCCAACAACATCCATTACAATAATTTTTTTTATCTTTTATCATGGCCGAATGACATGTTTCAAAATTTAAAAAATAATCAAGCGCTTTATATTTTTGTGACTCCACCCCTTTTATTCTTAAACATAATCTAAGAGTACCATCAGCATCAATAGTTAGATTATGGTTGTATTCTTCTAATTTACAATCTAAATTATATGGCAAAATATTATATATTCTATCAAGTAAATCTTCTCCCATATGAATTAAAAATCCAGCATTTATCATAGATTGTAATAAATCATAAACTTCGTCAGTTTGAGAAATAATTATATTTTGCAATTCAACTTTTGATTGAGAAATATTTGAAAAATCATAATATTTGTTTTTCTGAACATCAATAAAAGTAATACTTGCCCATATACCATTCTCTGATAAATGTTCAACTAATTTATATACAGATTTAATATTAGATGCATCAATAGTTATTTCAGCAACTAAATCATCTACAAATGGTTTTAAAGCTTTTAAATTTTGTAAACCCGCAATACTTTTTTTATATCTATCAGATAATTTTAATTCGGTATTATCGGTATATATTATCGGGTCTATTGATGCCGATAACCCAAAAAATCGCTCAACTTTATTTAAAACCTTTTTAATAAGAGGTTTAATTTTATCGGTGTTATTTGTTATTATTGTATAATATATATTGTTTTGATTACAAAATAAAATTACTTCATCTAAATATGGATAAAGAAAAGGTTCACCACCATAAAAAATATGAAAACAATGTGGATTGATTCGATATGCTTCAATTAAACAACTTTTTATATATAAGGGTGACATTTCATTAGCATGATAATGTTTTATACCACTATATTTTTTTGTTAATGGATTTTTGACAAGTCCACAATAAGAACAATTTAAATTACACTTACGAGTTAATAACCAATTAACAATCTGTAATTTGTTTTTAGGGGATATTTGTTTTAAGGTCGGTTGTGTCGATGATACCAGTCCATTCATTTCCATCACCATTGTAAGATATTAAATTATTATTGACTATTTTAATTAATTCTGGAGATATAAATTCCAATAGTTTTTCCATATTTTCAGTTGTTTCTAAATAATATTCGAAAATGAACTTTGGTCCTGTATGAGTTTTGATAGTTTTTATATTACATTGTTTTTTTCTGTAAATGATATAACCATTAATAATTATATCAATGGTCATATCAAATACAGAAACTTTAAAATATGGTTTTAAATAATATTCAATTTTTTTCATTATCTAATCCTAGATTCAATTAAATTTAATTTTCCATATATATCTATCTCTGTTTTTACAGTAATATTTTTATTAGTAGTTTGAAAAGTAATATTATTCCACTTATTAATTAATAAATTATGTAATATATAAATTTCTTTTTCTTCTATTGGGTGAATAAATTTTCTTTGGTCTAAATCATATTTAGGTAAACCATAATACATTAACCAATTATATTGATATGTTATACTGTCTAAATCAAAATATTTATATGATTTTTCTAAATTTAAAACAGTCTCTAATGCAAATTGATCTTTACCTTTCCCAATATAATCTTCTGTTATATAATATTTAAACCATTTTTCTAATATGGGATTATTTTTATTTGATATAAAAAATCCAGAATTTATTATAAAAAATGAAGAATTATAATGATTTGTTTTCTTAAAAAATCGATTATATACAGTTAATCGATGTTTTTCTGAAAAACAATTTTGATGTTGATAAATATGAGGTATTGATTCAACTATTAAAAATTTTTTAGTGTTAATATGTTTTTTCAATAATTTTTCAAATGCATTTATATTAGATACCCACATATCACTATCTGTAAAACAAAAAACATCATGTGGAATGTAATCTTGTAAACGTGCTTTTAAATACATTGGAATTGGTATTCTTAAATATTGTGCATGTCTAACATGCTCATCTTTAACATTTAAAATATTAACATTAAATTTTTCAATATTTTTTAGTTGCTCATCTGTTAAAAAAACATTTATTAAATATAAATTTTTTGACAAATGTTTTAAACTATGTAAATATATCATGAATAAATCATAATAACCTTTGTCAATGACTGTAATAATGGGTATCATATTTTTAACTTTCTAATGCATAAATGTTATCTGCTTCTATTTGGTCAATTAAACGATGCGTAATTAAACAAATAGCTTTGTCTTTTATTAAAACTTTTCTAAGTAAATGTGAAACATTTACAGTATTCTGGTCATCAAGAGCATCGAAAATTTCATCAAATAATGATATATTAATTTTAAATTTGTGAATATCTTCTTGTAAATCAGATAAAGTTAATATAGTAGCTATATCAACTAATCTAATTTGACCACCAGAAAAATTAACTCTGGAATTAGAATGAGTAACAGAGTCATATACATGAATTGATATTTTATCCCTAAATTCACCTTTCTTTGTTTCTTTTAATGTATCAAATGTCACATGATATCTACCATGTGACATCTGTTCTAAATATTTTCCTATTCTTTCATTCATAAAAGGAATTGATTCATCAATTAACATAGAAGGTATACCTGATGAAGAAAATCCAACCTTCCAGAAATTACATATTTTAATATTTTCTTTAATAGCATCAATTCTATTAATATGTTCCCCTATTTCATTATATAAACTTTCTATTTTAACCACACAATTATTTATTTCTTGTTTATGTTCCTCAATTTGTTTTTTAATATCATTAATACTATATTCATTTTTTTCTATATCATTTTCAAAGGTAGTTATTTTATTTTTAACCGCTTCTATTTGACTTAATATTAATTTTAAATTACTTAATTTTTCTTTATAATCTTTAATATCAAGTAAAATTTTATTTCTTTTTTCACCAAATTTTTCCAAAACATCTTGTAAATTAATTTGATGTGCTATTGTAATTTCATCAACAATTCTAACTAAATCTTCATTTAATGCAGACATTTTACCAGAAAATTCTTTCTCTATATTTTCAATTTCTTGTTTTAATTGATCTTTAATTTCTGAAATTAAAATTTTGATTGATTCAGCCTTTTCTTTAAAAGATAAATCAAATTTTTCTTTTTCTTTATTAAATTTATCTTCTAATTCAGATATCAACAAATCTAAATTTTTATTATATTCATTGTTTTCAGAAGTTAATTGATTAATGATTTCTTGATAATGTTTTTTATCATCTAATAGTTTATTCAGTTCAGCTGTTTTTTCAATTATAATTTCATTTTGTTCATCAATTAATTTTTGTATATGTGAAACATCATCCCATTGCTGAAAACAAGTAGGACAAATAGATTGTTTATTATCAATTGCATTTTTATATTCTTTTATTTTTGTTGAAGCAAAATCAATAACAGTTGATAGTTTTGATTGGTTTACATTTATTTCATTAATAAAATTCGTGGCATCATTTATTTTAAAATTATTAGATTCAATTTTTTGTGCAAATTCATCTTTTATTTTTTTTATTTGTTCATTATAATTATCAACAATAATATTTTTTTCTTCAAGATATTTTTCTCTCAAATCTTCTAATTTTTGTTGATTAATTTCAATTTTAGATTCAGCAGCTTTTGATAATTTTTTTATAATATTATTTTTTAAATCATTTTGTGTTTTCTCAATCTGTAATATCTTTTCTTTGTGTTCAGAAATTTTTAATTTTTTTTCATTTTCAAGTTCATTTTTTTTAGAATCTAATAAACTATTCAAATTATCTAATTGATTATTACAAGAATTAATTAAATTCGTTAAATTATCAAATTCTAGTTTTATCTCAGATTCTTTTAAATTTATTAATTTTTCTTTTTCTTCTTCTAAATCTTTTTTAATTAAATTGTTATTCCATTTCAAATTCTCAATTTCAGTTAATTTATGTTTGATTTTTCCTTCTATAGTATCAATAGTATCAATCTTAATAACATCAATTTTAGAAAGAATTATATCTTTGTTATGTTGTAATTCATTTAATTCAATTTTTAAATCATCCATTATAGAATTTACATTCTTTTGATACATTACATAATTATCAAGCTGTAATATTTTTCTAAAAATTTCTTTTTGTTTAGAATCTGGTAAATCTGTAAAAAACGTTTTTACTTTTTGTCCAAACAATACTGTATTAAGAAATAAATCTTTAGGAATCAATAAATTTTCAATAAAATTAGTTACTTCTCTATACCCTTTTGCAAGAGGTTCTTTAATTCCTTTTTTATAAACAAAAGCTGTAGAACCAACATTTTTATATTTCACTGTTCTACTAACCATATATTTGTCATTATCTATTTCAAATAAACAATCAACTCTACAATTTTTTTGTGTTTTATTATTCAATACATCATCTGGTCTTTGCCCTGTTGGGGTCACACCATATAAAGCAAATGGAATTGCCCCAAATATAGTTGATTTACCAATTCCATTTGGCCCAGTAATCAATGTTATTTTACCATTTTCAAATTGAAATTCCATTGGATCTATATAATTACAATAATTTTCAAATTTGACTGACACAAAATTAATATATTTCAACTCAACTCTCCTTTGAGAAATTTATTATATATTTAGCAATTGATAAATAATCTTCTTTTTTATTATCTGGTATTTCTTTTATATTTAAATATGCCTCTAATCGTTCTGACTCGGACATATCCAATGATATACCCCGATTTGTTATATCAATATCTACTTTATTAACAATTCTTACATTTTCTGGAATAGATGATGTATCAATATCATTTGTTATTTCTACAAGAACATCATGCCCTTGTTTTTGTAAAAATTCAATTTCTTTGATTATTTGTGCATCTTGTTTTGCTAATTCAATTTTATAATATTTTTTATACCCATCTGTTTTAATAGATTTAATTTCATTTGTTTCAAAATTAATATCTAAAAATCTTTTTTCTTCATCTCTTTCTCCCATATCTAATTGAATAGGAGATCCAACATAATATAGTTCTAAAAAATCATTTTTTATATATTGTGGTTTGTGATAATGGCCTAAAATAACATATTTATATGGTTTCAAATCTTTCAAACCAATATCACTAATAATTGAAATACCAGAACTTAGTGTGCCTTCATTTAATCCAAAATGGGAAAATAAATAATCAACTCCATTGGGGGGATTTTTTATATTTTCAATTAATTTATTATTCCACGGTACAAAATATAAATTATTTTTTTGTACAGCATCATGTATAACATTAACATTTGGTGTATTTTCCAAAGATTTTAATGATGTAACATCATCACCCGACATTTTTGAATGATCGTGATTTCCATCAAGAAGTATAAAATTAATATGTGAAAAATCATTAACAATATCAATAAATACTGCTAATGCTTTTGCATGAATAATACTTTTATTATGGAAAATATCCCCAACTATAATACAATTGGAAATATTTTCATCATCAGCATATTTCAAAATAGAATTTCTCATTACATTATCTAAATAATATAATGTTTCACCCATACCATTTTCCATTTTTGAATCTTGCCCATATAATGAAAAATGTAAATCTGCTGTTACAACAGCTCTATTCATTTGTTATCATCCTTATTTTTAATATTAATATTATAACTACATAATATATCATTAATACATTCTACCATAGTTTCAGATATAGAATGTTTCCATGCCGCTTGAATATTATTTGGCAATACATCCCACTTTGGTAAATCATCACCTGTGACTAAAGATTTAAAATTAGTAAATTCACAATATGATGTGTATGCTTTTTTAGCCATTTCAATAACATTGATTTTAAAATATAAATCTATAAATTCATTGCCACCCATATCAATCCTCCTGATTCGGTGTTTTTGGAATATCCATCCAATATTTTAAATCATTACTATGTATTCTGATTAGACGAGTTTTATCAGTCTTAAACCATCCTGCTGGAATATCATAAAATTTCGTATTATAATTATTATATGGATGTATCCTTTTATCTTGCCATCTAACAATTTCTGGCACACATAATCCATCAGATACCAAAACATATCGATTTTTAGGTATCGGTTTTTCTTCTATTTTATTCCACATTTATTTCGCACCTGTTAATTTTAAAGCTTTTCCTTGTGATATATCTATCACTTTCGAACCTTCTAATGTGTAGTATAATATGTTCCATTTTTTCTTTTTATAATATGGCAGTCTATTTTTAACAAATGTTGATGAAATTTTATCAATTCCAGTATCAACCAAATCAAAAACAATAGGTTGTTTTTTATCTTTTTCGGTTCTAACTATTCTTCCAACTGCTTGGTCAATATTAGATATTGGAGATGTTAAAATAATAGAATCTTTCCACGGTGCATCAATACCATCTCGCATTTTACCGGGGGTTGTAAAAACAATTTTATGATTCAATACATCAGATTTTTCAGATGCTGTAAACGAAGTGCAATCATAATCTTTAAATTGTTTTTTTAATTCATCTATTAATTTAATTCTCTCACACATCACTATTAAATGTCGATTTTCATTTATACAATATTCTATAGTAGCACCCAAAACAATCATAAATCTATCTGATTTTCTTAAAATTTGAAAATATCTTGATAATTGAAATTGTCCATTCCAAAATAGCCAACGTTCACGACCTTTTAATAAATCAAAATCAAATAATATAGCATGAACTTCTGCTGGCATTGTATCAGATTCAAATGGACTTTCGTATACTTCTCCCAAATGATATTTAATAATTTTGAATGTTCCATCATTTTTATCAGGCGTCGCTGATAAACCAATTGTTCTGTGGCAAGGGGTCAATAAAGATGCAATAGAAAACATTGGGGCCCCAACTGTTGTATGAACTTCATCACCCACCATCAATCCAATACCAGAATGATACATTCTTTTCAAAAAATCAATTTTATATTTATCATTTCTTAAAATAGCATTAAATGATTGAACTGTGGCTAATATTATATCTGCTTTTTCAATTACTTCTTGATATGTATTTGATGACAACACACCAATTTGACTTTCTGTTATATCTGTAAATGATATTAATCTGTCATGCCATTGTGATAATAATGCATCACGATGAATAAAAATTATAGTTTTAAATTTTAATTTACATATTACATCAATAGTAATAATAGTTTTACCAGAACCAGGGGATAATTGTAATAAAGTATTTGGGTGAGTCATTAAATATTCAATAGAATCTTTCTGTAATTCATTACGGGGTACTATTTTAGATGTTATTTTTATTTTCTTTGCTTTATAAGTTTCTTTTGGAGCTATAGATTCTGGATGAATATATTTTTTAATAGGAAATAATCTTGGTAACAACAATGCTTTATCTGTTTCATAATAATATTTATTTGTGATATATTCTTTTGAAAAATAATCTCTACTTTTAATAGTTAAATGTTTTTTAATATTTTGATAATAAAATTGATCTTTGAATTTAGCGGGTATTCTATAACCCAATCTATCTTGAAATACAAAATATTTATCCATCAACCATTCCTTTGATTAAAAAATTATTTTATTTTTTTCTAAACGTTTTGATATCATGGAAATTTTTATATATATAAAAATACATACTGAATAAATAATAGATAACCCAATTAATAAATAAGTATGTGATAAAAATAAAATAATATATTTTTGAGGTATTATAATTAATAATCCAAAAACCAAACAAAAACATGCTCCAAAACCACAAAGATATGAAATATGACATAACATAGATATATTATATCTAGATATTGAAATATTCAATTTATCTAGCATTTATCCACCTCACTCATTTACAAGAATATGATATATCAGAATTTTCATTTTCCCATATTCTAACTTCATACACAGAAACATGTTGTAATCCTTCTGTGTTTTCAATTTGATATTTTAAATTTTGATATACATATTTTGATAAATTTTCTGCTGTTGGATCACCAGAAAAAGGAATAACTTTCATATTTCTTTTTTTCATAAATTCTATTTCATCAATATCAGTTTCATTTAATAAACAACAATGATCCAAAGATTCAATTATATCTAACATTAATTTTTTAACATCAGAAAAATCAATAATCATATCATTTTTATCCAATATACACGATTTAAGAGCCACCTCTAAAACAATATTGTGACCATGTATGTTTTTACAAAGACCATTGTGTTTTGATAATCTATGCCCAATTGGTAATTTAAATCTTTTTCTTAAAATAAAAGTATCCATAAAATTTTCTCCTAACATATTTTCCTGTAATAATTTTTCTATATATATTTCAGCAATTTTAAAACCTGCTTCCATATCGTGATTAAAATAAAATGAATAATATTTTGCCATAATATATTTCAAACTAGGTTCAGCACCTTCATTTGATATAATAACATTTTCTTTTTCAAAGAATGATTTATCAATCATTATATTCCACCTCTATTATGTGTTGTCTTAAGTTGGTTTTGATATCTCTTAAATTTTTTATCTCATGTTTTAATTTATCAGAATCAACTTGTATCTTCAATAATTTCATAATAGTATATTTATTAAAAATCTTATTTAGGGTATCAATAGAAATATTTATTTCTTTTGATATTTTTTCAATTACTTCATCTGGATTTATTTTAATTTTTTCTAAATATTTTGGCAGAACTTTTTTTATTTTGGCTAATACAATCAAATTCTTTATTTTATGTTCTCTTATAGTTATTTGATGCGACAACATTTTATCAAAATTATTTTCATATTTTTCAAACGTTGATAATATCATTTCATCAATACCCATACAACATAAATACATATCATCAATATTATCAGTATCGCTATATTTTATCTGATTATTTTCAAAACTAACATTGCGAGAAATAATTTTATCAAAATCATCAACTAATTCATTAAACAATTGTGATTGATTTCTAACTCTATCTAAATAATACACTACTTGTGTACCATGTTCATCACATGATAAATCAATAATTGCTAAATCTTTATATTTTTTCTGCAATTTTTCATATATTTTTTGAAATGAAACTTTTGGTGGCAATGATTTACAAATAATATTATATTTTATTTTATCAATTTCATACCTACCCTTGTATTCCAAAGAAGCCTTGCCGGTAGTCAATAACTGTTGTAAAGTTTTATTATCACTTAAAACATCACAATCAGTAATAGGGCATATAATAGGTTCTGTTTTTCGCTTTTTTAATAACCACATCAATCGTTTTTTTAAATCTGATTTTTTATAACATGGGATTAAAGCAGCATACCCAAAACCAATCCCACCAGATGGTGTATTGCCTATTAAGCAAAACGGATATTTTGTTGGTAAGTATAATGGTTCTTTTATTTCAGATGATATTTCAGAATCAAAAAACGGTACATAATTTATTAATTCAAATGCCATTTTTTCTGTATCATTTGATAATTTACATTCGGTATATCTCGATGCGGCAGGACCTGTTGGATCTGTACCTATGTTCGACCCAAATTGCCCTTGCCCTTCTAAAAATCCTTGTTTAACCATTTGAACAATTGTGCCATAACACATAGAATGTGGATGATAATGTCCAAGACAATATCCATCTACTTGGACACTTTTCACCATTTTATGTCGGGCAATATTGTATGCTGACATTAAAACTCTTCTTTCGACAGGTTTCAACCCATCAATAGATAAAGTCATCATTCTATTTTTATTTACTTGATCGCCATATTCTTTATAACTAGAAGTTATAAAATCATACATGTCAATAATAGTTTCTGTCATTAAATTACTCCTTAATCACTATCATATTTTCTCAATCGTTCATTAAATTTTTTTCCTGCATATTGTTTTAATTTTTGTTCGTGTAAGACTCCCCACGAAATATAACTTTTATCAAGAAATGTTAATACATAAACATTTAATCCAACAAATATTAAACAAACTACCAAAAATATAAAACCTATCAAATAGTTTTTCCATCCGTGATTTGTGATGGCATCTACTGCTGAATTAAAAAAAGTATTTCCCAATACACCACAGAAAAAACATATCATACAACCCCATTTAATATCTAATTTTTTCATTTCAATCTCCTTTATAAAGTTCATCACATATTTTTTTCATACTAATATACCAATTTGGTTTCATATTATCAGGTAAATGAAATTTTTCAATCCATCCAATTGCTTTTTCAATTTCTTTAAACATTTTTGGAGACATGCTAATTAATTTAGCATTTGCTTTTGATTCAAAAATAGATTTTTTTGGTAAAAAACCACAAGATGCAACTAATTGATTATTTGCATCACAAACTGATATACCACCTTCATGTAATTTCCAATCAGGTTTTGATATATTTTTTATATCAAAATTTTTCATTAAAAATTCCCCTTTAACAATTTTCTTTTATCAGCAACATTATTTAATAAAGATACTAATTTGTCTAATTTATCAGTCCATTGTACTTTAAATAATTTCCGAGTTTTATTATCTAATAAACATGTTTTTAAATCACTTGTATTTAATTCACCCAATCCTTTGTATCTCGTTATTTTTCTATTATCTTTTATGGCTTTTTCCAACTCTTCAGGTGTCCATAGAGGAATAAATACCTTCTTTTCATTGATTGCATATAATGGGGTATGTGCTATGTAATAATGACCCTGTTTGATTATTTCAGGGGTTAACATAGCTATATTCATTGTTAACAAGGTAGCGATATGGCCACCATCAGCATCAGCATCACAACAACAAATAATTTTATCATATCTAAAATTATCCATATTAAAATCAGGTTCTATACCAGTTCCAAATGCACTTATCATTTCACCAATTTCTTTATTTTCTAAAATATTTTTTTTATTTGTTATTGACGCTATTTTACCTTTTAATGGTAAAACTGCTACTGTTTTAGGATCCCTCGCTTGTATAATACCACCTGCGGCAGAATCACCTTCAACAATAAACAACTCTCCTACTCTAGATTGACAATCTCTCAATTTAGTAAATTTTTTTAAGCCGCGTCCTTTATTAGAATTTGATATTTTCATTTTTTTCATATTTATCTTTTTTCGATAATTATGAAAATGCTCCAATAAAAATGTTACATATTCTGAATTTTTATTAAAATAAGAAACAAATTGATTTTGAAAATCAGATAATAAATGATTTAAATCTTCTTTGGTGCTTTCTAAACTTTCTTTAGATTGCCCTTTTAATTTAGGATCCTTTATATACAAAGATACATAACATCTTAATCCTGATAAAGTATCAGTTGGATTAAACTGATAATTATTTTTTGCTTTTGAAACAAAATAATTTTTAATAATTTCATTAATAAAATTAATGTGATTTCCACCATTTTTAACTGGTAAAATATTTACCGATGATAGATATTTTGGTGTTGAATTTCCTTCAAAATCATAACAAAATGTTATTGATAATTTTTCATTTTTTTTAGAAGTAGACAATGTAACAATATCAGATATATTATCTAATTTATTATTTAAAACTTCTTTTTCAAAAAAATCTTTTAAATCATAATGAATCAATTCTTTATTTTTATCTATTTGTAATAAAAACTTAACATTGGGTAATTCAACTGATGCTGTAACCATCCTTCTTCTGATTCTATCAATATCGGGAATAATATCAGCAAAATATTTTTTTGAAGCTATGAATTCAATTTTAGTAGAATATGGTGTATCTTCAATAAAATCTTCTTCAACAATTTTTATAAAATCATTACCTTTTTTTGAATATTTAACATGTTTTTTATCTCTATAAATTTCAATAATATATTTTTTTGATAATGCAAAAATAGCAACCAACCCTATACCATGTGTACCAGCACTTATTTCATAAGCATATTTCTTCCCCTTAAATTTACCACCTGAAAACAATTGGGTAGAAATTGTTTTAGGTGTATCATTATCAATTGGAATACCCCTGCCATTATCAATAATAATACATTTACCTGTACTAGTATCAATAGCAATACCTATAATATCAGCATATCCTGCTAATGCTTCATCTAAAGCATTATCAAATGCTTCTTCAATTAAATGACAGGGGTTCTCAGTTGTTGAAATATACATATTTGGATTTAATTGTACATGCGACAATCCATCCAAAACACTAATATGATTAGAATTATATTCAGACATAATTTTTAAAATCCTTATTTTTTAACTGGAAATTCAACTATATGACCCACCTTTCCAATATTTCTAGTTGTTGATTTATTTTCGGGTAATACCCAAATAATTTTTTTAGGTAATGAATAAATATATTGTGATAAATCTTGAAAAAATCCATCAGTAAATACTATAACAACATCAGTTTTCAACTCTTTAAATCTATGTAAACCGGGTAATAGATTAGTACCACCCCGCCCTTTGATAACAATTCGATTAATATCTCTAATATGTTTAATTTCCTTTTCTTCTATAATTTTTGTATCATTTTGAATTAATATTATTTTTGATAATTTATCATCTTTTATTATACTTTCAACACCACTCAATGCTTCATAAATACCATCATCATCAATTGGAATTGAAGCAGATGTATCTAACAATACCCCTATATAAAAAGTTTTATCTTTTTTATGACTTGGAAATGGGGGTATGTATGATATATTTTTTAATTTATTTTCTTTAGAAAAAATAAACATTCTTTTTCTATTAATTTTTGAATATGAAATTTTTTCTTTGCCCAACCTACTACCTATTACATATCGTTTAATCAAATAGTAGTATGGAAGTTTAGGTGGTTTTAATAATTGATTTATTTTTTCTTCAATATCACCCGGTAATGAACCAAATGCTTTATGATAATCTTTTGCAGTTGTATCAACCAAATTTCGTATACTATTATCAATAATAAATTCCATAGTCGGATCATCAGATGAATTTTTCCAAACTTGATGAGATTGTTGAGAATTTAATTGACTACTATTTTCTGTATTGTTTTGATTATTATTTTCATCTGATGAATCATTATTAGATGGTGAGTTTTCACCATTTTCCTTTGATGTAGATTCATCACCATTGTTTGATGGTGAGTTTTCACCATTTTCTTGTGATTCCTCAGATTCATTATCTGGTGGATTTAAACCCAATTCAGATGGATTTTTTTGTTTTAATAAATTAAAATATTCTTCCGCTAATAAACCATTTTCAAAACCATAATTTTTTGGAAAATATGGTTTAAAAGGTTTACCATTCAATATATATTCTTCTTTCAATTCTGGGTTATTACAATTAATAGCCATATCAGCAGCTATAGAAAATAAATCAAAATTATATGCATCTAATTTTAATTCATTTCCCCTAGTAATATGATTATTTAATAAATGTTCTACTTCATGTCTTAAAAAACTATTTATAGCCACATCATCAAATTGATTTAAATTATCAAAATCATATTCTAAAAATAAATCTCCATTTGAATCTGCACCGACACCAACAATAAAATCTGGTAATTTTTGAGTATTTGCTTGTTTTTTTATTTTAGACAAGCACATTGCCCAAAAGGATGATTTCATTGTTAATGATGCTAATAAATCATCTATAGATTCATACATTTATTTACCTAAATTAATTAATTTGTCAAAAAAGTTATTTTTAAAATCTTGACTTTCATTATTCATAGCAACTAATAAACTCATAATATACAAATGTTCTTTTGATCCCAATGTCAGATTATTTAAATGTGTAACAAATCCAGCCGCTATATCAGCTGGAAGATCCATTAAAAAATTCAATGTATTGATGACTCTAGTATATGTTTGTTCGGGTTGTTCATCACAAAGATAATTAATAAAAGATGTAAGAATTTCATACAATTTGTCATTCATTCCATCTTTGGTGTAATTTTTAATATATTTTTGAACAGATTTGTATTTATTATAAATATCATAAGGTTTGATTACAACACCACTTGCATTACGAAGATAATCACAGAATTGTTTACCTTCATATATATTTAACAATCCCGCACATAATGCTTCTATTAAAGGAATATTATTTGTCATATCACTATCATATTTATATAAATGATTTGACACTTTTTCCCATGAAGCTGGATTAGCAAAAATTCTTCCTTGTTTTTGACCATCAAAGTCATATAATTTTTCAGGGTGTGATTTCAAATAACCAATAACATGTTTATGAAAATTATTTTTTAAAGCATGATTTAAAAATGCCTTTGTAGAAACTTTTGTATAAAAATGTAAACATCTACGAAGTCCAGCGGCATCTTCCATATTATTTAATTGATAATTATCATCATCAGGATTATCAATAGATATGACAAACCATCCTTTTGGAAATTTATAGGTGTGTAACTGACATTCATTTTGTACTTGCCACATCATTTGTTGTAATTGTTGATCTCCACGTGAAGCTTCATCAATAACAAAAATACCATATTGTTCATCTTCTTTTGGAATATAATTAGAATATAACATTTTAAAATCAGAATCCGATGTTGGATATGGAATCAAAAAATCATCTCTGGATAAAACAGGTGCATTAATTTTTTTTATATGAAAAGGTTTTTTAAAATATTCCGTCAATTCTTCTGCAATCTGAAATGTAATTTGAGTCTTACCTACCCCGGCAGGACCTACTATATGAAAGCATTGTTTTTCTTCATCTAATTTATTATTTTCAATACTTCTTCTTATATCTTCAAAAATAATTTTTTTAATCTGATTAATTTGTAATATAGGCATGCCCAAACGTGATGCATAGGTCATTTCAGTTTTTTGCATTAACAACTCCCTTTTAGTTTTTTGTTTTCACGCAAAAACCCCCTCCCCTTAAAGATTAAGGGGAGGGGAATTAAATATACTAATTAAATAAATTAGTTAAAATGGAATATCATCTGGATCAAAATCATTATTATTTTCAGATGAAAATGATGATGCTTGCGATGTTGATTCTTTATTTGATTTAGATGGTGGTGTAACTGGTGGATCATCAAATGTCATAAATTGGGCTCCACCACTTGGTTTAAAATCGGGATTTGCATCTCTAAAAATAGGAGATGCTTGAAATGATTGCAATTTTTGTTTAATTTTTTTAACATTCTTTTTAGCTTTTTCAGACCAATCAAATTTTTCTCTAATTTCTTCATCAAGATTTTCTGCATAATCAAGTAATTTGAAAATACTTTCAGGTGGTAATTCGCTCATACCTTCAAGCTTATATGCATATCTCATTTTATTCTGATCATATGCACCATCTACATAAGTAGGAGTTTCTTCCACAGTAATTTTAATACATCTTCTCAAAATATTAAAATATTCAATTTCCTGTTTTTTAGCTTCTTCATTTCCATCAGGAAATAAATAAGGAACTTCTAATTCCTTACATTCAAATAAATATTTCATCACATCTCCGACTTTTGAACCACTAACACGGAGAAATACATTGAATGGGTTTCCATCTGAATCCCTTTTTACTTTACCATTTTCATCACATAGAAAACCAATAATAACAATATGCATTTTACAATTATTACACCAAGATACTTCTTTCCTATCAGGTGAAGTTGGTGGACATGGAAATCCACTAGTCGAAATTTGATTTCCTTTTTCATCAAAATCAAAAAATGAAAAACAAACTGTGGAATCATATTTTCCAATTTTTTCATTTTTAACCAATAAACTTCTTTTATAATATGGCATCATATAAACTTCTTCTAAATTATATTCCACACCACGTACTTGTAAAAAACCACCATAAATTTTCTTATTATTTAAAGTTGGTTCTGTACGTGTTTTCCCACTAATATAAATAGCATGAAATAATTCTTCTTCTGGTGGAACATCATTTTTAGGTTCATTTTCTCGTAATTCTGTGTTTGGATTTACATCACCCATGTTTAAATATTTACCTAAATCAACTTTACTCATTTCAACTCCTTTAAAAAATTAAAAAGAAAAAAATAATACCCTGTTACAAATATATTTTAAATAATGTTTTTGTTTTATTTTCTATTCTGCAAATATTACAGAATAGAAAATAAAACGATATAATTTTTAAATAAGATGTTTATTTAAAATTAAATATATATAGCAACGGGTAAATTTTAAAATTAAGCTACAATTTTAACTGGTTTAATATAATCTCTCAAATTAATTGTAATTTTTTTAACAGTTACATATTGCAACAATGCATGCACAACAGCTTTTCTAGAAGTAGCTGGCATATTAGTATTTTCATATAAAATCATTAGACCATTTAATAACTGAATAGAAAAACCATCTGGTGTTTCAGTACAATTTTTCATACAAGCTCGATCAATTGTAAAACTAGATCCAGCATCATTAATTTCAATTACTTGTTCTTTATTTACTTCTTTAACATCAGCCATCATAATTCTCCTTGACTTAAATTAGTTCTAATAAAACATCTGATTTATTATCGATGAATATTTGATTTATCCATTTAATAAATGGTTTTTTTGCATGTGAAATTATATAATTATAAATATATTTATTATACTTATATTTAAATGAAATATGTTCAATATGATTAATAATTCGTAAATGTCCTAAAGAATTCAAATCTTTTAATTCAACAACTTTTTTTATATCTAAATTCATATCAGTTATTAAATCAAATAAAAAACTAACATTATCAAATTTTAAAAATTTAATAAAATCTAAAAATTCATCCACATCACCAAATGTACCAAATACAGGTGTTGGTACTATTTGATATTCAAATTTTTTAAAAACTAAATCTATTAAATCCCGACAAATAATTCTTAAATCATTAAGAGAAAATTCTTTTATTAATTCATATGTTAAATAAAAAATAGATTCAAAATTTGGATCATCAAATGCATCTATAAAATTATAACCATCATAAGCATATACACCAGCTTCTCTTTTTAATTCAATATCTTCTTCATCTATTTCTGAAACATCTCCTAGTGTATATCCACTTATAAAAAAATTATTTTCTATTTCTTTATTAGTATCCATTTTTATCCCTTTTCAATCATCATAGCAACTAAATAAGCTCTTAATAAATTACCAGTTGGTGATGATTTTTGATGAACATATTTAGTATGCCCATTCATTAATATGTTGGAAATTTCTTCGTTTTTAGACTGTGCCCCATCAGACATTGCCCCAAACAATTCATTAACAACAGTTGTACTATTATGGGCTAATAATGCATAAACATCTGATTCACCAACACGTACACCGCCACCTTTCCTTTTCCCAGCTGTTGGTTGACCTGTTTTAGCTATAACAGGACCTGTACTTCTACTATGTAATTTTAAATTACCTATGTGTTCTAATTTTTCATAATAAATATAACCAACTGCAACATCCTCAATTGTTTTTGATTTATATTCTGGTAAATATAAATGATAAGTTTTTGGTAATTTTAAATATGAATAAACTTTATAAATATCTTCAATTTTAGGAGATTTATAAGGTGGAATAATAATAGGAAAAAATGTATATGATTCTAATTCTTCAATAAATTGTTTATATTTAGTACTACTCATTGCATTTAAGGTTGATATTATTGATGATACAATTACTTGTTTATTAGTTTTATCAATTAATTTTAATACATTTTTAATAATTTTAATTACCGTTGATTTACTGTTTTTATTTTTTAAAATTTGTAAAGCTAAAACTTTAGAAACAAGTCCCATATTCATTTCTAATAATTGACCAACATTCATTCTATTGATAACACCAACCGGATTTAGAATAATTTCAACTTTATCGCCCCACGGTGTTAAAGGCATATTTTCTTCTTTTTCAATTAATGATATAACACCTTTTGCACCATGTCGATTTGTCATTTTATCGCCGTGCATCAGATTCATTTCTTGATTAATATAAAATTTAATCAAAGTTCCTTGAATAGGTCCTTTTTTATTTCGATATGATAATTTTGGATTACCATATCTTTTATTTGTTTTTTTAATTATTTCTTGTACATATTCAGGAAATTTATCTGGTTTATCATTTGAAAAAATTTCTATATTTGCTATAACACCACCGGGTGATTTTTTTATCATTTTACCATCAGCAAAATCAGTTAATAAATCTTCATCATCACTATCATCAATTCCCAATAATTCATCTAAATCACCAATAGATTTTTTTAATAAAACATCTCCATGCTTAGTATGTGTACCAATCTTAATTATATCTAAAATTTTATCTTTTTTTGATAATTGAACTTCTTCCACCATACCATGCAAAGATTTTAATTTTTCATTTTTAATAACTGATTCGTTTACAACAATCCCATCTTCAAAATTATACCCTTTCCATGACATAAAAGCTGCACATAAATTTCTTCCTAATGAAAGAAAACCATCTTTTATAGATGCACCTTCGGCTATTCTTTGATTTTGTTTTACTGTTTGCCCTTCTTTAACAACTACATTAAATTCACTTAAAGTATCTCTACCAGAACCAGATGATAAATGAACAGGTGTTAAATCAATTTTTTCAATTTTTTTACTATCTTTACATTGAATGAAAATTTGTGAATCTGTTATCTTTAAAACTTTTCCACTACATTCAGATCTTTTAATAAAATTATCAGATAAATTATGAGTTAAAATAGATTCATAACCAGTTTGAACAATAGGTGGTTCTGGATTTTTTAACGGAACTGCTTGTTTCATTTGACCAGAACCAAACATGACTCTATTACCATCATTATTTTGCATAAATGGTATCATTGCAGTTGTTGTTGAAATTGTAGTAGTTGGTTTTTTCATAGCATCTTTTTGCTCAGAAAATAATCCTCTAGAAGTAGAAATAGCCGCACCGATAGCTAAATGTTGTGTCACACCAACACCTGGCCCTTCTGGTGTATCAACAGGATCTATATTACCAAAATATGTTTTATGTAAACTTCTACCTTCTAAAGTAATAGTATCTTTATTTGGAACACCACCAATATTTTTACCAATTGGGCTGACCCTTGTCATAACAGATAATTCTTCAATTGGATTAGCATATTCCATATTAGCAACAATTTCAGCCATACTAAATTCAGATAACAATTTTGTTTCAGCCATTTCAAATTTAGCATCTTCATTTCCTGCTAAATATTTTTCTTTATAAATAGTATATGCTGTCAAAACTTCTTTCTGTAATAAATGGGAAATAATTTCAGAACTTCTAATTCTTTGATTATCTAAATCATTTCTTTTTATAGTATATCCTTCTACCGCCCCAACAGACATATAATACATAATATCTGCTAGTTTAGTTGGATAACCTTTAGAAGCCAAAATACTTTTAGAAATATTATCAACAATATTATCAAAGTTATTTTGAATTAAATATACTGAATTAACACGGCCAGTATCTTTAATTATAAATTTACTAAAAAATGCTTTAGAAAATAATTCAATAGAATCATTCGCTATTCCATTCAAATCTTCACGTAACAATGAATTAATAAATTGAATCTGTACTTCTTTATGAATATTATGAAAAATATAATATTTCCCATCAATTTTTAAAACATATTTGGTATCTTTAGGTGGTGCTTCATCTTGTACCATATACTTAATATCAAACTTTTTTAGAACAATATCAAATCCAAAACCATAAAACATAACAATAGACAGTGGTAATTTATAAGTACCCATAAAAATTTGTAAATAATTTACCTTTGCCAAATGTTTACTATAAATATAAAACATTGAATATGAACTTTCAAATTTAGCTTCAAATGGTTTTGGAAATTGAATAGGTAATTGATAAATTTGATTAATTAAACACTTCCGTTTACCATTAATAAAAAATGTACCATCTTTATTAATTTTTGGTATTTGTATTCTAACAGTATGATTTTTTCCTTTTTTATCAAAAAGTGTAATTACTGCTACAGTTATATCTGATTTATTTAAATTATGTGACTGGTCAGGTGAATTTTCAAATTTAACAGATTGTATTTTTAATGGCACATCTCTATTATCTAAACTTTTAAAAGTTAAAGCAATATCTTTTTTAAGATTTTGTGTAAAATCTTTTTTACGTTTTTCAAAAATATGATCTGGTCCTATATTATCTACTGAATCAGCTATTTTAACTTTTTCATATAAAACACTATCATTATCAACAGTTGGTTTTTGAATAGGTATTATTTCATCAACAAATTGTTTTTCAATTTTTTTGAATTTTTCAAGAGGATTTTTATTAGTGTTTTGAACTATTTTTTTCGATTTCTCTATATTTCTATTATTCTGAACTAAAATGGCTATTGATACCAAATCATATGCTGTTGATGCTGACACTGATTTATTATTTTCTACATCATCTTTAACAATTTTTTCTACTTCTTCTGGATGTTGTTCAATAAAATCAGCTAATACATTTTTTATAACGTCTTTATTTTTAGGTTCAATATTGTTAGTAATTTTCTTTATAATATCTTGTGATAATTTTTCACGTTCTTCATTTTCTTCACTTTCTTTTTCAACATCAATTTCTCTAATATTTTTAATATATTGTTTCAATCTATTAAAAAAATATTCTCTGTTTTTAATCAGAATACGATAATATACATTGTTTTCAGAAATTAAACATAAAATAAAATGATCATATGGAAAATTATTATCATGTATTTCTTCTAAAAATAAAAAAATCTTTCTATTAATATAACTAGGATTAAAATCTTTATCAACTCTAACTGAATACATCAGAATTTTTTCATAATTAGAAGGTACTTGATAAAATGCATCTCTAACAATATTTTGAATCATTTTACCAGCTTTTTGCCGATATGTCATTGGTTTATATGTACTATCAATCAAATACAAATATTTAGATATATCAAAAATAACATTTTTTCCAGTTGGTAATTTTCTAGGGGATGATAAATATAATTTATATTTTTTATATAATTGCCTATCTTGTGAAGAAGGATATGATCTTGGTATTTTTGTTATAGGCATGACTATATTTTTTACATCAATTCTGGAAATATTTAAATTATGATAATCTTTTAAAAAAGATGAATTTTCAGATAAATATGTAATAAAATATGGATTTTTAGGATGCTGATAAAATCTAAACCCATTATATATTTTATATATTTTTGCGTTATCAAAAGATATCATTTTAATTGTTCTCCGGTAAATACTTTTTCCAGAATATTCAAATTATCATCTGTATTCTTAGTTAATCCAGATCTAATTGCTTCATTTATATTTTCAAAAGCAAGTCCCTGAATAAAACCTTCATTAAAAATAGTTTTACGCATATTTAATAAAATAGGATCCCATTCTTTAGCTAATCTAGCTGGATATTGAGGATCCTTTTTATATCTTAAAATTTGCGATAATAATACTTCATACGATACCATTGGTAAAGGTGATAAATCTTTATATTGTTGATATATTTTTGAAAACAAATGTTCTACATCAAAAAATTTAATTCTACCACCAATCAGTCTATCTAAATAACGTGATAGTTCTGTCATCTCAGTATCTTCTAATGGGGATATTAATAAAACATCACCTTTAATAAATTCTAATACAATTTTTTCTTTATTTTGATTTATAACATGAACAATATCAAATTCAGTAACATAATCAAATAATACAGGAAATGTTGTTGTTCCAGATGTATATGTAGAAATTAAATTTTTAAATACCAATTTTTTACTATCTTCATTATAATAATAATCACCATCATCAGACATTTTTAGATCAACAACATCAATTTCTAATTTACAATCTTGTTTGGTAATTAATGAATTTTCTGATGTTGTAAAAAATTGATTTATTATAGATTTATTCAAAACAGGTACATTTGATATTAAATCATTAACCAAGTTTTTCTTTTTAATTTTAATAGCACCGCCAGTATGAAATTTTTCCATTGATGCTTGTGTTGCTGACTCACCTAATATCAGCCCATATGTCACACCTATATATGGTGTAGCTTTACGTAAAAAAGATTTTCCATGACAAGTATGACAAATTTTTTGCGATTTACAAAAAATTGGTGATCTCAAATTAATAACATCCCCAATTTTAACACCCGCTTGTTCAATTGGAATTATTTTACCGTTTTTTTCAATAAATCTAAATTTTAATTTTTGGATTTGTTTATTATCTATAATAGATAATTTTAAAGTACGATTTGTTTTACAATCAGCTAATGAAGGATGAAGTTCCACACTGTTTAAAAAATAAACTAATTTTCTCGCCAAATAACCTGTGTCAGCAGTATTAATTGCTCTACCAACCATTCCATGTCTAGCACCACTACCGGCTGTAAAAAATATATCTGGAGGCAATCCATCGATAAATGATGTACCTATACCGGGTAAAATTCCACCTTCCATAGATGAAATCAATCCCTTTGCCACCAAAATTTGCATGGATTGCCCATATCCTTTTGCACATCCACTTTCAATAATATCACCTAACCCAGTATCGTGTAAATATTTTTCAATTATTTTTTGAGCTTTATTTAATAAAGCTGATACAGTTTCAGGATCCTTCCCAACCATTTCTTTTTTTAGTTTTTCAATTTCTGGTGGAACATCTAAATTTTTTAAAGTAAAACTGGATCCAGCTATTGTAGCCCATTTAAATCCTATTTTACATAATCTATCTAAAATTTCATTAAAAATATTTTTATCATATTTTTCTAAACAAATTGTTGTGACTCGATTTAATTCTGATTTTGTTGCTTGTTTTGTTTGAAATTCAAAATCTCTTGGAAAACATGAATTATATATTGCAAATCCTGCGGTACAAACATGCCCTCTAAATTTAACTAAAATATATGGGTCTGTTATATCATTTAATTGCTCTGGACTTGTGATAATAATTGGAGATGATTTTTTCTTTTTTGGTTTTGTTAAAATATATAATCCAACATACATATCCTTTGATAATGATGTAGTTGAACCATCTAATGATTTTAAAGATTTTGGAGAGTTCATTTTCTCTCTGATTTCTTCTTGTGATTCATCAGAAAGAGGATGTATAATTGACATTGAATCCTGTACAAAAATACCATCATCTGTACAAAAAGTAAAATAATCTTCTACAGTAAAATCATATGCAGTTGTCATAGATGGGTCATATTCTATTTTTATTTCTGATACTGGAATCAATTCAATATTTTTATTCATTTTTTACCTTATTCATTTTAAATTTATATTGAAAATATAATTTAGATAAATATTTAAAAGGAATTGTAAATATGGATAATATTAAACAAAATAAAATTGTTACTATCAATCCTATACAATAACCAAAAATAATAAAAGGTGCTAATATTTTTTTCATAATAAATATGTGAAAAAATGGATGTGCCACATTAATAAAATATATGCCACATCCATTTTTTAAAATTAAACTGTATGGAGAATTGGTTTTTCATCAATTTTGATATTGTCATCATTTAAAATACCAAAAATTTCATTTTTATCATATATTCTATATATGGTTCCTTGATGCACAACTGTTTGTCCACCATGTTTCGGACCCATAATAATATCTCCTACCTTAATACCTTTAACCTCGGGGCCAACTGATAAAACTTTTACATATGCTTGTGGCAATTGTTGTGGATCACATATAATGCCACTTGCAGTTTGTACAGCAATTTCAAATGGAATTCCGGCAACTCTTGTTTCTAATGCCTCTACAACAGGTTTTTCCATTTCGACTCTCCTTTTCTAATAAAAATTATAAATTAAATGCATCCTAGTTGAAATATTACAATTATAATATTCTGCTAAATCACAAACTGTTTTTGAATTTTGTTTTAATTCACCATAATTAATACCTTTTGGCATTAAATAAACATGACTCATATCAAAACCCATAATTTGTAATTTATTTAATGATCTAGTTGTAATAGTTGGGCCAGCACCATCGTATTTATCAATAACAAATTTAAAATAAATTTTCTCATTATTAATAAAAGATTTAACTTCATCATCATTTAATGATATTTTTGGGGAATAAATGAATTTAACATTTAAATGTTTAGGTGTTTGTAAAATTAATTCTTTTAATTTATGACCATTGGTTTCTACATTAGCCACTGAATATTCTAATTCTGTTAATAAGCTAGCAGTTTCATCTAAATATAAAGTTGGTTCACCACCTGTAATCAATAACCCACCATTAACAGAATTTATTTTTGACTGAATACTATCAAACGTATATTCACCTTCAACAGCATTTTTCATTAATACCATTGTATCACAAAACGAACAATTTAATTGACATTTTTTAAATCGGCATAATACCATATATCTGCCTGTATCCGGCCCTTCTCCTTGCCAAGTAGACATACACTCAATTAATCTAATCGACTTCATTTAATATAATCTCCTTCTAATAAAATATGTATCAATTATATGTTCCTTGTTTATTTACATTTTTCCTTACAATTTTTACAATCTGGCCCTGTGTTAAAAAACATATAAGGAAAATTTTCTTCCATATATTTTTGAATAGTTTGAGTTATTTTTCTAATTTCTAATTGTGCCCTAGAACAACATCTTGATTTAAATAAATTATATAATGATTCTCCATTAGCAGTTACAATAATATTTGATTTTGTGCCTATTGGTAATATATATCTAGCATCCTCAGCTTTTATACCATCATTAATTAATTCAATATACAATGATTTAATTTCATGTAATACATTTTCAATATTTTTACTGTATCTACTTTTTTTCAATATTTCTGGTAAATTATAAAAATCATCATTTTCTTCATTTATTTTAGTGTATCTCAATGATTGTTGTGAAAAATTAAATCCAGCTTGGTGTCGAACAAGTTGATGGGTCATAGCTCTGGATCCACCAATTATAGCAATAGTAAAATTAGCATGTCTTAAAACAGATAAATGCCCTCTTGATACAACTCGTTTAATTAATTGCTTTTTTTCATCAAGTGTTAAATCAACAAATTTTGATAAATCAGAATGTGTGCATGTATAACAGGCTAATGCCACTTTATTAATCATATCAGTTTCGTTGAAATCTAAAATTTCGACATCTACAACCATTTTAATCTCCTTAAAATGTTAAAACTTTATTTTTAGTTTGTTGTTGAACTTTTAAAATCGGTTTTAATAAAATATCATATCTATCATGAAATCCAACCCGCATCATTTCTTTAATATTTACTATAAAATATTTTGGTAAACACGGTTCTGTTTCAGGTACAGCAATTACTTCTAATTTTCTACCTTTTTTCAAAAAATGTGTATGATATTTTTGAACAATTTCTGGTGGTGCAATTGTTTCATCAATACCCGTAATATTAAATAAATTGCCCCTATCACCAACTTGAAAAGATTCATAAACAAGGGTATTCCAATTTAACATAGCATTTATATGTTGTGGAATTGTACGTTTATATTTAGATATATCTTTAGTAAATGAAACTGACTTAGCTAATGTTTTATCACCTTTTTTCAACAATTCAATAAATTCGATTTCTTTCATTTTAATATGATTAACTAATTTTTTAATTGTGATATTATCATCATCAAAAATAATATTAATCAACTCATTTAAAAATTCTTTTGTTTTTTCAGAAATATCAGACCGTTTGGTGTCAATTCCCACATGTACAATATCATCAACTTTTTTACCTTCTTGTTCAATAACATGAATAACATAATGTTTCTTTGAAACAAATAAACCTTTTTTACAAATCAATTCATTTTTCATATTAAGAAAATTGAATTCATTATTAAAATGATTATGTTTTTTTAACAATTCTATAATCACTTCTGTATTTAAAAAAGTTTGTATTTCATCACAATATTTTCTAATATCTTCCATTGAAGTTTTTTCAAATTTTTCAAAACAACAAAAAATAGAATCTGTGTCACTTGTAATAACATTATCAGTATTTCTTGATTTATCTAAAGTATCACTATACATTTCTTTTTTAGATAAAATATTCGGTTGAATAAAATCAGATTCTTCATACATTGATTCTATTTTATTATGTGCATTTATAACACAAGTTTTAATCGCTTCTTGACCAGATGCAGTAATAGCGCCAGCAGAATGAATATTAAAAAATCTAAAATTTTCATTTGCAATAACACCATAAAAACTATTAGCTAAAACTTTATATACTAATTGCCGTGTATCATATACACGAGTCATTAAATCATCTTTATTTACCTTTGCCTCAAATTTCTTATCTTTATATACTTTTCTTGATGACATTAAATAATCCAAAATTTCACTTAGTTCAGATATCTCATCTTTGTGATTTAAATAAAAACAACCATTAATTGTCCACACCAAATTCATTTCTTTAATGCGTTCTAATAATTTTTCTTTCTTTACAATTGTTTCTTTTGCTTTATAGTTAGGATCAAAAATAATAGGAATTTCATCTGGTAAATTATCTGGATTATAAGTTATATCATATCCTAAATGTGGATCTATAAATCTAAAAACAAATGTATTAACCCCAATATTATATGTCCGAATTATACTTGGATAAAGTGAAGTGAAATCAAAATCAACAAACCATTTATATATACCCGGATTTGGTTCCTTGACAAACGCACCTACTAATTTTTCTTTTCCAGTTCTAATTGCATTTTTAACAACAAAACCTTTTTTCTTCATAAAAGAAATCATCAAAGGATCAACTTGCCCAAAAGTTGACATGATAGCAGAAATTGTTGATGAACAAACTTTTCTAATTTCGTGAACTAAATTAATTTGTCCAATTTTATCTTCTAATTGAACCAATAAATCTGTATCACGAATATTGTATCGAATAAGTTTATTAATATCTGTATTATAGATTGTACTAATAGATTCTCCTAATTCAATTTTTTTAACTCCCAATTCATAATTCGCAATACTATCTAATTTATAACTTGGTTTTTTACCAAATTCAAATAATTTATAAATTTCTAATTGGTCAACACAAGCTACCCCTGCAATAGTCACCCTCCCCCATTGCATATCCACATCAAATACACCAAATTTTGATAATGTACTTGGTTCAATATTTAATCTTTTTAATCTAAAATACAAATATGGTAAGTCAAATGTATTTGTATTCCAACCTGAAATTGTATCAGGATCTGCATTTTTGAAGTCATTAATAAATTCTTTTAATAAGGGAATTTCTTTATCAAAAATTTTATATTCATAATTTTTATCATCTTTTTCTATTGGCTTGGTTTTATTATCTAATATGTAAATAATATTATTTCCATTAAAAGATACTGAAATCATATTGATTGGAAATTTAGCATCCTCAATAGAAGGAAAAGCTTCTGTATTTTTCATATCTAATTCAATATCAAAAAACCAATTATTTAAATAATCAACAAAACAATCTTCTTTATTTTTAATACCATAATCAATCGCGTGTTTGATAGGTAATCGAACATCAGCTTCATATGTTGTGTCTGGTTCAATATCATATCTATTCTTCCAAGAAGTAATAAAAGCAGAAGCGTTATCTTGTTCGATTATCTTTTTATCAATTGAATTAGAAGATTTATAAAAATAGTAATCATCATTATGTTTATAGTATTCTTTATTATTATTTTTATCTCTAAAAATATATAATACCTCAGATGTTTTATATAAAAATTGAATATCAACTAATCTATATTGTTCAGTATAATATTTTTCAGGAATATTATAAAACTGTAAACCTTTTCCTACAAATTTAATATCAGCACCAGTATTATTTTTCTTATGAATATTATTTGTTAAATTAAAATATTCAGCAATTTTATAAAAATCATTATCTAATAATTTAACATAGTTTTTATTTTCTTTCAAACTTTTATGAGATATTGTAGCTAAAACATTAGATTTATTATATTCAAAAAATTTACCTCTTAATAAATTAATATTATTTAAAGATGGTTTTGTTATTTTTAAATATTTACAAACATTATAACCCATTGCAACAATTAATTTAGGTTTGACAATATCAATCATGTGATATAAATTTTCTTTACAACATTCAAATACTTTATCCAATTGTTCTTCATCTTCAATATGATTACAATCACAATATGATAATGAAGTTATCATATATTTTAATTTCTTCAATCCATATTTTTCAAAAATTTCATAAAATTCTTTATTATCTTGTTCTGATAAAATTTTATTATTTTTTAAATCTTTTTTTGAAAACGAATCTATTACAAATAAAATATCAACTTTTGTAATATTCTTTTTAGAATTTGTATTTGGAAATAAAGATTCGTATTTAGTTAACACACATTCAGTACAATTACCTTGAGATTTCTTAATATTCATACAACCCTCCTATGATTAATATATTTATGGTATTTCTATGTTGGAAAAAAAAAGAAATTCATCTTTAAAAAAAAGTGGGGTTGATTTGATTCCAACCCCACTAATTTAAATGCCCTTATGCCACAAATAGCATAGGAGCATTTTTCAGTTTATCCACTAGAGTAATGGCATTGGTTAATTTAAATTTTTCGAACCCATGATTGTACATGGATCGAATATGGTTAATATCCCTGATAAAATTCCTAGGGATGATCGGCTTCCCGTTTTTTTTCCAAGATTTAAGGAAAAGAACCTCCCCATCAAAATGCTCAAATATGCCAAACATTTTAAATCTATTTTTGACATATTTCAGATCTATATTTTTATTTCCCACTAACCATTGGATTTTTTTCAACGTTAATTTGTTCGATATCTGATACCATTTATATACCGCGAAATATAGCGCCTCATCAATATCATCAATATAATTGGCGATATATTTCTTGATATACAACATATCATCCCTCGATCCTGTATGGTGAATATACTCAATGGTACTTTTCATATGTACCCTCCATGAAAAATAAATGAAGGGAGAATATAATAAATATATTCTCCCTTCATTTTAAAGTTTTAATCCGTTTCCGTTTCCATTTCCGTTTTAATGCGGGGGCGTGCTGTCAACACACCCTCTGACATAAACGGATTTTTAGTGATGTGGCGGGACCCCCATCCCCCACACTTTGAACAGGTTGTAATAAATTTCACCCTTCGTTGAGGGATATAAATTTTACCAATTCCTCGAATTCTGTTACCAGACGGGGATACAATGCCACACACTTTACATGGCCTCTTCCAATAAATGAAAAAACCAGTACCACGGCAGGTGGGACATTCGCCATTGTCCCCCGTGCCACCACATCTATTGCACCGAGAAATTTGATACCCGGTGCCTCGGCATTCGGGGCATTCCCTTTCAGCAGGTGGTGCAATTTCCCACCTGAGATAAAACCCTGTCCCGTGACAGGTTTCACATACAAAATCATCTTCAGACGGTTTTCCAAACAACCGCCCAAATACCAGATTATGTTTGGCTGCAATTTCTGCAGCCCATTTAAATACATTTTCCCATGTTTCGGCCATCGCTTTCTTGGCCTCATAATCAGCCCCTCTCCATACTTCTGTGATGGTGGCAATTTCTTCAATACCACCACCAATAGCAGGAAATACGTAGGAAGATGCCCCTTTAAAGAAAACAGGGAAATCTTCTTTGTTGTACTCTTGTTTTTGGTTCTTTTCATTAATTATATCGGCCATAATAATGCTCCTTCTATTAAGAAAGAGTTATATAGGGTATTTCTTTTATTTCCTAACCCTTTTTCGGAAATCTAAATTTGTTTTCGCAGTTTTAGTTCTGCGACCTCTTTTATACCGCGTTGGTGTGCGGTTATTACTTACTATTCGGGTTAAACCTCATATTGGTGAACAGAGTCCAAATAAGATCCAACGACTGGATGTTGCCACTACACGGACCATTTTCATGATCCAGCATACCAGCCTTAACAATCAATTGATAAACATCCAGAAAAAGATGATTCCTCCGATCAACTTTTTCATTATCCAGCCACCCTTTTTGAGCTGCCAAATGTGGACAAGCTAACAAATCATCGGAAAGAATTTCAGGATTCTTCCCTCCCGACCACCGCCTATATTCAAACCTGCTTCTTCTTTTTATTCTGGTTTCCATATATCCTCCTTAACTAAAAATTAAACTTGTTTACTGCAAATAAATATATATAACTCGTTTTATTTTTTAAAATATCACATAAAACTATATATATTGATTTATAGAGAAGACTACATTTTAAACCCTTAAAAGGAGGTGTCATGAAAGGACATAACTTAGGGTGGAAAAGTGGTCTTTTGATTATCATTGCATCGATGGTATGGGATGTAATGTTAATCAAAAGTGTGGGGGTATTGTACAATCATATCCCAGATCTTCCAATATGGTCATGGGACATTGCCATTTGGGCAGTGAAATTAATCAACTTCTATTGTGTTAAGGTATTGGGAGCTACTCCCTATATCATCTACTAAAATTAAACATGATAGCGGATAATAAAACCGCTATCATTTTTCTTTTTTTTTGGACGAAAAAAGCGCCCCTCATTCCCCGGCTAATAGGGAATGAGGGGCTCAACCACCAACCAAACAAGGAGGATTGTGGGGAGGCTTAATTAAATACTAGGGTCCAATCTTGAGTGAGGCAATACCAGCACTTCTAACCATTGCATTAGCATTACGGCTAAGAATGGTCAGTGAAGGAGTTGCACCCAGAGGATAGGGGCTAAGAACAACTGGCACATATGGACAGTAGAGATAAATACATTTAATCTCTTCGACAGGCTTATAAACCATAACCATTTCACCAGCAGGAACAACTGAACTAGTCAGAACTTTCCATTTTCCACCATTGACAGTAGCTTCACGGAAACCAAGTTCACCATTTTCACTCGAAGTACCAGAATAGCGGAAAGTATTGATATCTTCAAGAATGGCAACATCAACCGGATTAGCTAAAACAGTATTAGCTTGGTCAATGTTGGTATCAGTGTAAACCTGAGCTGACAGTAAGTTCATATCAACAAGAATGTTTTCATGCCAAGCTTTCTGACCCCATGTGAAAGAAGCCGGTGCAGTTCTATTGAATGTCCGGGTATGGGAAGCAGGGTTCAGACTTGAGTTAGCAGTAATCAGAGATGTGATAATTTCACGGTCAATATCAAGGGCAATCTGCTGACCAAGAACAGAAACAATCTCAGCTTGCATCGAAAGATCGAATAAAGCTTTCATATCCTGTTCCATATGGATTGACCAATTGGCCGAGATTTCACGGTCTTTGGCATACAGACGAACCTTATCAACTTTTAAGTTGACTTTTGGATTGACCATATTTTCTTCCAGTGAACATGTAAAATCAGCATCGACAGCAGTAACAACACCAGTAGCAGAAGCAACGGTGACAGTACCATTCAGATAGTCCACATGACCAGAAATAACATCATCAGCACCATTAACGGTAACTGAAAATGAAAAGTGACCTTCAACAGCGGGTTCAACATTAACATTAACAACATTACCACTACCATCATGCACAGCAACAATAGTAAAATCTCTTTCGACATGAACTTCATCAGAAGTTAATGACAGAAGAGCCAGTAAATCAAAACTTTGCTGCGGAACAGGAATATTAGCAGAAGTAGGTGTTGAAAGACCGGGACCATTTGAAATATCTTCGGTGATAGACGGAGCAGCATATTTAGTAGCAGAACCGTGTTTTTCAAATGTAGCAGTCAGATATGGCTTAATGCACTCTGGCTTATCAATAGGTGAAACAGTAACAGCTTCTTTGGCTACGAGTTTCGGATAAAAAACACGAAGAACTGGAAGAGTCAGTGATTCATAAGGGTTAATTTGGAACATTGAATTTTCCAGAAGGTTAATACGAGTGTTTTCACACAGAGTTTTAAAACCTTCCTTCTGATTCACGTTTTCAATACTTTCTGATAAACCTTCAACGAAAATATTGAAGGCATCATCATTATATAAGACCTGCTTGATGTTACCAGGCTTCGATGGATCGATACCCGTTAACTTACGAGTGGTCTTATATGCTTCTGTTAAGATATGTTTCATCATTTTATTTCCTCCAAAAACATATAAAATTAAATAAAAGTAGAACTTTTCTACACTCAATATTTCTATTCAATTTTATGTTCCCAGAAAAAATAAAAAATGAAGTTATATAAAAATTATTATATACAAAGTACATTTATTATTTAAGATGTGATCTTAAATAATAAATAAAAAAAATAATATAGTTCATCTACATGCCAAAACACCTTATATAATATATATAAGGTGTTTTGGCATGTTTTTGTTATTATAAATTTACTTGATGGTATTGAAAATCTTTTGAAGCTTCGTCCAGATCATCTACACAACAAGGGCGATATATTTTTTTCATACCATTATCATCAGTCAATGTTTTTACAACAGGGACCCATTTTTTTCCCGTTTCAATTGAATATCCTTTACAAATAAAATCAGTTGCTTTCAAACTTGAAAATATATATGGTGTTGAGTTAAACATTTAGGAATCTCCTATATATTTTTCGGTTATTAAAATAATACAATTTTTTATGTACAATTTCTTCATTTTTATATATAACAAATACCTTTTTATTTATGGCACCCCGTGAGGGATTCGAACCCCCGACCTACGGATTAGAAGTCCGTTGCTCTATCCAACTGAGCTAACGGGGCATACCTATTTACCTACTTTTCATTCAAATTCACATAATTCTTTTTCTTTTAATATACAATCATAACAGTAATATTCACCATCTTCAAATGATATTCTTCTATAATATAATTGTTTATGAGATTTATTACATTTATCACATGTAGTATAATCAGGTTTAAATAAACATTTAATAAACCCCAATTTTGATGTATCAAAATTTTTATCCATTTTATATTTTCTTCTTTTTATTTAAAACAAACCTTCCATAAAAATAGATATTGACTCATATGTTGGCATAACTATATTAGAAGTATAATATTTAGAACGATATGTTTGATTTTCTTCTATGTTATCATATTTTTTAAAAAATGTTCCATTTTTAATAGTATTTGATAAATCAGTTGTCCAATTTTTTCCTATTTTATGTAACATCTCATGTATATCCTCCTGTTTCTTTTTTTGCAATTCCTTATGTGAAAAAAATTTTCTTGCATACATTTGAATACTATTTCTTTTCCAATCTCTAGATCTCCATAAAAAATAATTAACAACTTCATCTTTTGGGATTGAAAATACTCTTGAATCAAAAACAGGTAAATTATTAATATGGTATTTTTGTATAACATTTCTTATAAAATCATTATTTATAAATTCAACCGACATAAATGCAGCTGAAATAGAAGCTATTTTTTGAATTTTGTAATCAAACCATCCTTCTGTTTCTAATTTATCATAATCAGTACACAATATAGAAATTTCATCACTTTGTACATAAGCACATTTAAACCCTTGTATTTGATTACATGTGTTTTTTGCAGCCATTATCATTCTGATAATAAAACGATAATCAAATGGCTTTTTTAAATAATTTGTAAAAGTATGAAACGCTTTACCATCTAATCTAATAATAATTGGGTTTCGTTTCATTAATTTATGAGAAAAAGTTTTCTCATACCCTTTCATTCTATCTCCCAAACTTGTCATCAATTATTCTCCTCTTGCAAAGCATCCCATATTTTCTCCCCTACTTCATCAGCTATATCTGCCACGGATCTTGCTTTTTCTACTTTTCTTGAAAAAACATCTATAACTAATTCAGCAATTTTATCTTTTGTAATTGCTTTATTAATTATGTCATGTATATGATATGGATCAGATGTTAATTGCAACATAAGTCTAGATGATTTTACACCCGGTGCATTTTTTACAATCCAGACTCCATCAGTTGGAAATCCACACCACATCTCAACTCGTTCATATCTTCTACCTTTTTTTATATAATACCATCTTTCACTATCATCCATTATAACCCCCTTTTTTGTTTATAAAATAATATATAAAATACTCATAACAATTATTGATATATATAGCAAAGATATGATTTTACAATAACAAAGATATCTCCCCCTTTTGACTGACACCTATCAAAAGGGGGAGATAAGGAGAAAGGAGAGAAAATGGAGATGATATTAAAGCATACCATCTTTAAGTGTTAGACTCCTTATCTAACACAAGAGATAATTTTTTATAATATATTGTTAATTCTTTTTCTTTCAATTTATCAATATTCATCAAAATTTGTTTAACTTCGACTGTTAATGTACTCTGATAAATAAGACCAGATGAAATTAATTTATCAATAATTTCTAATAAAGATTTTTTTAATTTTAATCTTTTGTACTTATTAACTAAATTCTGTAATTGCTCTTTCATTTCATCAATATTATTTACTATCATTTTTAATTGACGATTATTCTTTTTTAAATTTTCTTTTCTTTCTCTAATAGTTTCATCTACCATTGGTCCCATTAAAGAAATAATATTTGTTGCAAGATTCTCTTTTGCTTTTATTGGGTCGACAACATATAAATTAACATCACTAATATTCGTTATTTTGGTTATCATAATCTAATCCTCGTTTATCCCATTAAATCTTCTAATAATTTTTCCCTTGTTTCATCTATAAAAATTTCTAATTGTGTATTTCGTTTTTTTATTTCATCAACAGCTTTAATTGATTCATTTAAAACAATCTTTTTTGATTTGATAGCTTCTTTTGATTTTTCTAAATCATCAATAATTTTTTGAAGTTGATCATTTTGAAAATGAATATCAGATATGCACACATCATGTATTTCTCTGATTATTTCTTTTAATCTGTATTTATCATCTAAACTTTTATTAAATTCAGCCACTTGACTAGCTATTCTTACTTCCATTTCAATTCTCCTTGACTAATTTATTTTACACCCATTTATCAAAAAATTTAATTAATCTTGATTCGACTAATTTATCAAAATAATTTGGTAAATAACATTGATTACCACAACAAATTAAACCATTATCTGATTCAGTTAAAGTATTTAAATTACACAATTGTTCAGATTCAAATTTCATATTATTAAAATCAACCACAGCTGCTTTATGAGATGGTCTTGAAACTGCATCATAACATATAATAGTCAAAGGTGATTTTACACTTTTATAACCAGCCACCATTTGCAAATCACCCATACCTCTCATAGAAAATCCTATACCAGATCTATCTTTTAAAAGACCATATAAAATATATCCTTTGGGTGTTAAGGTTGTTTCCATTTCAGCTTTTAATAAATTCCCTTCAAATTGATAATCAGTAATCATATGACATACTTCATCTAACATTACTGATGTTTGTCTAATAGCATCAAATTGTCTATTACCAGATGGAATTGGATGGTCTAATTCACTTAAAAAAGCTCTTGCTTTCATTCTTTCTTTACAATCATTCATACCTTGTTCTAATACAGATCTTGGGTATACCCGCCTATTTTTATTAGGTTCATCTGCTGTTTGAATAATACACCTAAATATAGCTTTATTTTTTTTATCATCAGTTTTAACAATTTCTGCTTCTTGTATAATTGCTTGTTCTATAATAAATTTTGACATAATTAATACTCCAATTATTTTAAATATCGAATATATTCATAAATTCTATTATAATTATATTCTTTATTTTTAATAAGAATTTTATATATAGTTTTATTATTTTTAAATAAAACCATTATCATATCATCAAAATAAATATTTTTATTTTTTAAATCATCAAAAAACAAAAATATTTTTCTATTTTGATATACTTTTTTACATTTATCAACATCAACTGCATATAAAAATATTTTTCGATATCCTCTTATATTACTAAAGGCTTTCCTAATTTCATTATATACCAACTTTCCATTTTTATGATTTCGATATGTATGGTATTCTTCATATTCTTTGTCAATTTTATCAAAAAAAATATTAGGTTCATATATAATATTTTTTTGTTTATTAATTTGTTTCTTTTTTTTATGTGCAATTAAATTTGATTCACGGTATTCCTGTATCATTCTTCCTGTTAAATAAGTCCTAGGAAAAACAGTATTTCTAATAATAATATCTTTAAAATCTAAAAAATATAAATTCAATCGTGGTTTATCTTTCATAAAATCAGAACTTTCACTCATATATACAATATAATACGGCCCTTTAGTATTCATAAATCGAAAACCAGGATACCGCAAATACTGCTTTGCATCAGAAAATTCTATCATTTTTTATTTAAATTCGTTATCTATATTTGATTCAAAAGGCGATTTTTGACTTTTTTTATCTCTAGTATATTTTCTATATTTCTTCTTAGCTATTTCATATATTTCATTAATAAAATTATAATATAATAAAATAATATCATCAATTTTATCTTCATATTGTTTATAATTACTTATCATTAAATCAAATAAATCAATAGCTTTTGATATTGTTTTTTTTAATTCATCGAATTCATCTTCAACAAAAATAGATAAATGTGTTCTAATAGATAATAATCTATCATATATTCTTTTTAATTCAAAACTTCTGCCTATTTGTTCTAAGGATGGTCCTTCCATAGGATCATTCATATCACCCATATCTGGTGACATTGGTTGTTCACCACCCATACCACCACCATATTGTTGATTTGGATCACCCATTTGTTGTTCATCTGGCTGTGGCTGTTCAATTGGTTCTTGATTTTCTACAGGTTCAGTATTATCAGTATTATCAGTGGGTTGCATAGTTTCATCTTCACTAGGCGGTGCATCCATTTGATCATCTGGTATTTCTTCATCTTCTTTTGGTTTTTGTTGTTCTAAAATATATTTAATTTTAGCTGCTAAATCAATCATTTAAAAACTTCCTCCCATACCACCTTGTTCTTCATCATTTTCTTCACCAGTCAATTTATTAATTTTTGATTTAGTTTTATAATTTGCTACTTCAACCCAATCAATCTGATTAATAAATTTTTCTCTTGAATATTCTATTGGTACACCTATTTCTTCAAGTGATCTAACCATACTACTTAAATCACTTATATATTTACTCTGTCTTTCAAATTGTAAACTTTGTGGTGGTGAAAAACTTATAACATATCTATCTTTAAAATCTAATGCAAAATCAGGATCGATTACTTTATATACTTTATAAATTAATTCTGTTATTTGCTCATTTAAATATTTTTGATGTTTAATTATAGTTCTAGCAAATAAAATATTTTCTTCTGACAATGTATTTTTCCAAGTTGTATTTTCTTCTATTCCAATAAATTGTCTAGGCACACCTAATGAAGCAACTAATTGAGAAATCAACACCATTATTTCATCAGTTTTACCAGATATATCAGCACGACCAGTTCCATCAAATGAATCAATTTCAACAAATGGTTTACCATCTTTCTGTGGTATATAAACATCTTCAAATGTAGATATATTTGATGGAATAGTATCAACAGTTCCAAAATCATCAATTGAAATTTTTCTTTTCTTAAATGCTTCTTTCATTTTTTGAATAAGATTAGCAGCATCACGTGGCAACCCAATTTCAACAGCAATTTTTCTTTTTTCAGTAGATCGACTAATTCTTTGAATTGTTAAAGCTGTTTCTAAAGAAATAACAAGTTTTGCAGTAAATTGACATGCATCAAATATTGATTCACCATATGGGTAATATTTTAAACTTGGAACCATAAAATGTTGCATTTTATCAGGTTCCACATAACGAATGGTCATATTCTCATGAAGATTTGAACTTTTAATAAATTTAGAAATAATATCTTTTAAATCTTCATTTGTTTGAGCATCTAAATTTTTTAATTCAATTCCCCTTTTTTTAATACCTTCTAATATTTTTTTACAAATATTATTTATATATTGTTCCTCTACTGATAATGATTGTCTAAGAGTATATCTTGGAAATACTAAATAACCAAAACAAATTGGATACAATTCACTTTGTAATTTTACTACTTGACTAGCTCTGTGGTATACTATTTTTACATTTTGACTAGCAATATGTTTATGATCTTTTGATTTCTTTTCATCATCTATTGTAATATCATCAATCGATTGAAAATCTAAAATAACTTTTAAATCTTTATTTAATATTTTTTTATCAATAGCAGTATCAGTAACATACTGAATCGATTCCTGAAAAACTTCAGTATTTGAATTAGTTATATCTTCACTTTCTGTTAGCATAGTTTTGGACGTGAAAACATGTTTTGTATCAGTTATTTCTGCAAAAAAATCACCATGATGCAATGTTGTTTTTACAAGCATCTCAATATTTTTTTCTATATTTAATGTTTTTATTAATTGTTTTATTTCTTTATTTTTTGCATCTGATTCTGCATCACTACCACTAACATCTTTTTCTTTTACATTCAAAGCAATTTTATCTATATCATCTGGTGATAATATATTATCAACTAACACCGCCAACGCTCTGGTGCAATAATTTATATACTGGGTTATAGATTCATATGCTTGATATCGAGCAATTCGTTGACCATGTTCACGCCCCATCATACCTGTGCCACCAAAATTTAACTCATTTAAATTTTTAAATGACTCAATTCCAGTAGCAGATTTAGATATAAGAGTTTGTAAATAATCTATATATCCAACTCTACCTGAATTACTTCTATATGATAAAATATCTTTTATAGATGTATCCAGTTTATTATCTATATTAGTGGTTTTTACCCCAATTAATAAAGATTTTATATCATTAAATGTTTTATTAAAATCAACCATATTATATAAATTCCTTATCTTCTGGCCCGTTGTCGGACTTTCGATGCATATCTTCTATGTAATGCATCTCGTAATTTTAGATATTGCTTTTTATGATAAATCATTCGTTTATACATTGGATCATTTTTCTTTCTTGCTAATGCTGTTGACATCTGGCCTGTTGCACGTTTAATTTTTGTTTTTCTTGAATAAGTAACAACTCGCCTCGATGTTTTTTTTGATTCTTGTATAATATCTAAAAATTCTTGTATGTTCATTTTTAATCTTGAGATAATTGTCTATCAATAGCAGATTTTTTTATAGCATCATTTTCATATTCTGAATCAAAATAAATCAATGCATTTTTATACAATGCATCATCATTGCCATAATAATTCAACATTTCATTTACTAATTTAGGTCCCATTATTTCTAATAATAATGATAAATATAATTTTTGAATTTCAACAATATCTTCTTCTTTTGGTGACATTCCTTCTACAGAATATACCATAATATGATCTTTGTATATTACTTGGTATGCTTTCTCAGTATATAAAGCCAATAAAGTTTCATATTTTTCAAAAATTTTTAGTCTTTCAATAGAATAATTTAAATTATTTTTTTTATTAAAAATAGATATAATTGTATATACGTTTATTTCCAAAATAATAACAATACAAATATATAACCAATAATTATCAATCATCATTTATTTCACCATTGATTGTTCCAATATCTATTTGTTCTATTTCATTATCATCTTTTATATCAGTATTATCTGCTACTTCTATTGTTACTAAATCAGTGACTGGTTCAGTTACTTTTTTTAATGAATCTGCTTTGGAATCTTTTTTAATTAATTTTTTTCGTCTTTTCAAATCAATATTATTAATAACACCAATTGCATCAATTTGACTAGGTTTTATAATCAAAGTTTCACTACTTGTAGAAATAACTGATATTTTTGGTGATGAAAAAACTGTTTCTAAATGTGATAATATTTCTTCATCTGTTAATTCAGTTTTGTCATATAAAATAATTGGTGTATCACTATCTTTTCTATAAATATTTATTTGACATAACTTTTCATCTTTGCTCATCTTAATTAACTCCCTTATTTAGATATTATCTAATAGTTGTTTTAAAATATCATCTGTTGATAAATCAATATCAATATCAACTTCATCTTCAATTGTACTATGATATTCATTATTATGTGATTGTGTTTCTTTTTTTATATTTTTCCCATTAAAAACCTCGATTTTATCAACCACTCTACTGGTTAAAACATTTCTTTTATTAATAGATTGTGTGTCAAATAATTTCTTATCTTTAACATCTGTAACTTGTAAAAATTTTTTCATTCTCTGTGTTACATTTGCGATATTCTTTTCATCTCTAGGAATTTTATCAATTGATTTATCCTTTTCAATAAATTCATAATCAACAATTGATTTATATTTTAAAATATTTATTAAAGTAGATCTTTCACCAGCTGACACAACTAATTTAATAGGTGTTCGATAATTTTTCCCGTTATATCTTAGATTACAACCAGCTTGTCTAATATATAAAATCATCTTTATATAGCCACCCTTAAATAAAAAAATGGGGGTAATTATCTATCACAATAATTACCCCCCATCTTTATTAAAAATTTACTTAAACACGAATTTTGGAACTATCAATTTTTGAAACTTTAAAATCATTTAATTCATCTGGCATATCAGAAGATATTTCTTCATCATTATCAAAAATTGATAAAGCTTCTGATAAAATATCTTCTTCTATAGCAATTTCACCTTCTTCAAGATTCGATTCAGTTACAACCTCGTCATTACTATCAGCTTTATCTTCAATTTCCATAATTAACCATTCAAGAATAGAATCTTCCAAACTTTCAGTTGTTACCTTACCATGCATAGGATTATTTGTATCTATATCATTTTCATCTTCAATTGCACTAGTCATAGGTGATTCATATGAAACTAGTTCATTTTGTTCACCAAGAATAGTTTCAATATCATTCAAAATAAAATCAGCTGTTTCAACAGATTCATTTTGAAGCATTGATTCGATGATATCCATTTCTTTTAAATTTTCATCAACATCTAAAGGTGTTTTTTCTTCACCATCTTCAGTTGTTTCTTTTTCATCGGCTTCATCATTTTCTTCATCAGAAGATTCTGATTCATCTGCTTCTCTTTTTACTTTTGTATCTTTATCAATAATAACATCTTTACTTGCTTCATTAGTTTCATCTTCAACTGATTTGTCATCATTTTCTTTTGTTCCATTAGAACCAGCATCTAATTCTTCTTCTAATAAAGATTCTAATTGATTAATAACGGATGAATCTTCAGCTAATAAATTTTCAACATTTATAACAACAGAGTCACTCTCAGATAAAGAATCTTCATCACCAATTAAAATATCTTCTAAATTAGAAACCATTTCTTTTAAAGTTTTTTCAGTTGGTTGATTAGTTTCATCATCCGATTTAATTATATCTTCAACTGTTTTTTTAACTTTATCAATTTTAGATTGGTCAGGTTCACCATCTGTAACAGTTTTTGTATTATCATCTAAAGTGACAATTCCATCACTATCATTTTCAAAATAATATTTTTTAAGAATGTCAGATGCATTTTTATGTGTAACTAAATCACCATCACCATCATAACCAAGAATTGGTTCAACCATAGGACCTAAAATATCAGATGTTTTTGTAACATCAGCTTCCTGCAAACTTTCTTTTAAGACATCAATATATTTCATGATAATTCTCCTAAATTTATTTCCATCGTCACGGAAATTTTGTATTTTCTTTTATATATCTAATATAAAAGTAAGTTGTATTTGTATTCATTTTTGTGTTCTCCTAAATTTCAAAAAAATGACTTTTAGATACTCAATGGTTTGAACATATCATTTGTAATAATTTTAGTTTTTGAAAAATCTAATGGATTGGTTTCTGATGGTGGTTTTTTTGCAGAAAATTTGTGTTGTTGAGGATGAAATGTTGGTGACTTAGAATTACCATTTGAATTATTGTTATTATTATTTGCATTAAAAATAGGTTTAATAAATTTATATTTTGAAAAATCAACTTTAAAATCAAGTCCTATATCTGATATACCTGATCTATTTTTACCAACTGCAAAATGAACAATATTATCATCCTGAATATCTTTGGCTTGTAATGAAATATAATCAGCATGATGAACCTTTTGCATTGATTCACCCATCATATCTAATTTCAATTCTTCTGCTGTTTTAACGCTATATACACCTCTATTTAGCTGTGTAACCGTTAATACAGGTACTTCATGTGTAACAGCAATTGTTTTCAATGATAATGTTATATCACCTAATTCATGTCTATATGCGTCCCTAGAAACATCACTACGCATTAAATCAAGATAATCAACCCCTACCATTTGTAAACTACTTTTTCCATACATATCAGAACATTCTGATATAACAGAATCTATATCCATTGGTGATATTGATTGTGCTTGAAAATATTTTATAATAAATTTTATATTATTAGCTGATATTTTATCAATAACTTTCTTTCGAATTTGATTTGTACCAGAATTATTTATATCTGCTAAAAATTCACTAGTTGTTTTATTAAATAAACTTTGATAAATTCTCATGAAAGTTTCATCAATTTGATTTTCTAAAGTAATTAATAAATACACTCGTGGATCTATATAATTTTCAAGTATATCCTTTTTACTTTGTGACAAAGCTGATTGAATCATTATATTATCTAATAGTGTAGATTTTCCACTACCAGAACCACCAGCGAATATGTAAATACGAGATTTTTCTAAACCACCATAAAAAATATGAGAATCAAATACTTCAATACCCGTTGAAACTCTATTCTTCTTATCATATTTTCTTTTGATTGTTTCTAATAATGCATCATAATCATCATGCATAATATCAATACACGAAGCTGATTCTATTTCTATAATTCTATTTGATGCAACAATATTCAAATATAATTCTTTAACTAAATTTTCATAATTTACAATCATATCATCTATAGAATCATATGACCCATCATCAATAGAAGTTAAAATTTCTGTTACTTGTTGATAATTTTTTATCATATGAATATATTTTTTCCGAATTCTAACTTGTTTAATACAATTATTCAAATCTTCAATCGACATATCAATTTCATTTTTTGATTCTATATAATCAATTAATTCAGCATATTTAGGAGTCATTGAAATACTATCAAATATAGAATCTTGATTTTTTCCATCTATACTCATTTGACATATTTGTTTAATACAATCTATCTTATTTTTTAAAATAACTGGTGTTTCGTAATTATCTAAATAAAAATCAATAATTTCTTTTAAATCTGAATAAAAAGATTTTGATTTTTTTAATTGAGAGTTTTTATTAAGTAAAACAGTGTAACACGTATCAATAAAAATACTTGTAATCATAAATGACTCCCTTAAAATAATATTTCATTATAATTTGAATGTAATTTTTTTATCTCATCTTTTATTAGATATGTATATACTAAATATTGACAATAATCTTCGTCTAAATCTGTTAATATATCTAATGATTTAGCTAACATAGTTGTTTTTAAAACTTGTTTCTTTGTATTTTTTCCATTTAAATATCGAACAAAATCAATATTGGAATGATTAAATTCATTAATCATTCCATTTTTATATAACTCATATCCTCCATTATGAACATATTCTCTAATTATAGTTTGAACTTCTGAATAAAAATCAAGCATATAAAGCATCAAATAAGCTCTTACTTCATCCCATAAAGTATTAGTTTCATCAGTATATAATTCTGTTAAATAAGAAAGAGATTTTAAATTAAATTTATCAGCCATTGTATTTAATTTATTTAAAATGTATTCTTCCGTTAAATAATCAGTATTATAAAATCTCATTTTCATTTTATTGCTTCTAATATCTGTTTTTTTAATTGATTTAGATGATTCATCAAATATATGTACAACTCTTCCTTGCATCAATGCTTTATATAATCCACTACTATCAAATGTTATTTCTAAATCAATATCATGTTTTTCCTTAACATGAATAGTAAACATTTCATAAAAAAGCATATCTCGAAAATTTGCACCACCAAGAATATGAAATTCTAATTTTTTTCTTTTATATTTAATACAATCATTTAATAAACAAACTAAGGGAATAACATAAATAATACATGGAATTGTTACATCTGCTTTTGAATTTGCTACAATCCCACCAGTTGCAAAATGGTCAAATTTATCAAATAAATTATTATCATTTTTTATCTTTTGAAAAATATCCCATTGATTAGGTGTACGAAAATGATGAATATAAATCATTTTTTTTCTGATTTCATCTGGCAACTCAGCTGCCATTGTATATGTCTTTAGATTCCATTTATAAACATCATTCCAATTTTTAAAAATAACACAATCAGGACCCGGTGGTAAATCTAATACAAACGCTCTATCCAATAAATTATGTGTTTTATGAAGAAATTCATGATATAATTGTATTAGCAGTTCAGTTTCATTTTTTGATATTTTGCCTATGGAAGCTTGGAAACCTCCAGAATCAGCATATAATAAATTTTTTGTCAGAAATATTTCATCATGAACTAATTTAAAAACGTTATATTCTTTATCTACATATTTTTGATATTTTTTTCGACCTGGAAAATCTTGTCCAAAAGAATGTAAAAATCCCGTTATTATTTTAGAAAACATATTTGCAATATCTTCACGGGAAAAATGATTGTCATATCTACTTTCTTTGGTGGTTGATTGCCCTATTAAAAATCTATTTAATACGGATGATAAAGATTCAAATCCTGCACATACATAACCTGATTTAATCTGATTCACTTCGACTACCTCGACTAGATTTTAATAAAAAGAAAGGAATATTCTTTTTGGAAATGATTTGTGTATTTTTGTGTTCGCAGTAATTTAAAATATCGACTTGTTTGATATGTATTGATTATAAGATATGATCACAAAAAAAAAGACAAAAAAAGCGAGGGCGTTGCCCTCGCTTATATGCAATGATATATCACATAATTATATTACACACGGCTAATTTAGAATGATTAATTACGTCAATACGAATCAATTTATTTCCCCAGTTATGTAGGGATGTCATAATCTTGGATAGATCTTCAATATTTGCATTTTCATTATACATTAATACACGTAATTCATCCAAGATTTCTTGGCGAGACTCATAAATCATGTCCCGCTCAACAAATCCAATGGGCTCACCATTAATTCTCACATCATAAAGCTTGTAGTAAATATCTCTACATAACTCATACACTTTTGATTTATTTCTCAAACTAGTATCCCATTCTGATTTGATATTAAGTGTAGCTAAATATTGTGTCTCCAAATAGATCTCCTTTTTTATTTAAGTTACATAAAAAACCATACTGAAAATACCATATTTATTTTTAATTTAAAAACAATAATAAAATGCCGCAACATTGTATTGCGTAAATTTAACTAATTTTTTACATGGTGGGCCCTCAGGGATTCGAACCCCGGACCGCCCGGTTATGAGCCGGGAGCTCTAACCAACTGAGCTAAGGGCCCTAATTTCACTTATGATGTAGCAGAGTTGCACATCAAAAGTTTTTCTTTTACGTTTACATCTTGTTTAGGATGTATATGTAGTGTATCAAAATCTTTTATTGCACAGGTTGGAATATACCGATTTTTTCCATCAGAACATTCAAAAATTCCAATACCCGGATCACGGGTCCATTTTTTAAATTTAGCTGTATATACTGTTTTATTTTTATTCAATCGCTCAACACAAAATCCATTATATATAAATTCATAAATCTCATGTGAATCATGCATTAACACAATCCTCCTTTTTTTCAGCTGCATAATACACAGTTCTGCAATGATAACACTGTGTTTTACTTTTACATGCAACTATAGCTTTTTGTAAGCATTCTGGTGGTTCACTATTCCATTCATCCCTGCTAAACTCAAATTCTTCTACATATATCGGGGTTTTCGAATTTTTATCAATATTTGTTATTCTGAAAATACTAATGATGTGTCCGTTGATGAGATTTTAAAAGTCGGGTACGGAATTACACCGTTTCTTTTTCCATCGTATATCAGAGAGTTTCTTAATTTTGAAATTACCCCAATACCGGATGTGATTCGCCTATGACGATCCGACTGTCATAATAATAAGCTCAATTATAATCCAAATAACTGTAAATATACCTCTTATTACTAGCCCTTTATAAAATACCCAAGCTAGTGTCATAAAAGGTGTTAATAAAGTAGATACTACATAATGATGATTAAACCACCAAGTTATAAAATCCATATATTCCTTTCATCTAAAAAATGGCTCCCCGGGCAGGACTCGAACCTGCGACATAGTGGTTAACAGCCACTTGTTCTGCCAACTGAACTACCGAGGATTAAACAAATTACCCTATTTATTTATCAATATATATAAAAAGTAATTGTTATTAAAACAATTTAATTGGTAAATTCCATTATTTAATCAATATTTTAAATATTAATTTCCCATTATTATATATTATATAGAGTAAATATCAAATGGCTGGGGTGTAGGGATTCGAACCCCAATAAACAGCTCCAAAGGCTGTTGTCCTACCATTGAACGACACCCCATTTAATAAATGTTATTTGTATCGTTGACCCAATTATAATATTGGATAATTTATAATAAAATGATTATATTGTTATAATAGCTGCTGTATGTATGGTCCCAATTTTATATTGGACAATAATTATATTAATTCAACATCAGTTGCTGGAATATTCCACACAACTGATTTATGTGATTTATGTTCAATCATTAAAATAAATGATTCACCTGTTATAACAGGTTTTTTAATTCCACATATTTTACCTATTAAAAATGTTTTTTCTGATATAGGATTTTTTAGATTTAATTTTTATTTGTTGGGTTAAATTTAACACCATCTATTTTATCTAAAATAGATGATACGTAATTTTCTTCTCCAATAATCAAACCTTTTATATTATCATTTTCATTTATATGTTCTTCTTTTGGGATTGCTAAACTCCATTCCATATAATCACATGCTGCAATAATCATATGAATACCATTTATTTCACCTTTATATGAATCTATAAATTTTTGAATAGTATTTTTTGCAGCTAAATCATTATCATAATGTTTACAATCTATGCACCCCATTGTCATGGGGTATAAATCACATTCTTTATTACAAGTTTCCATATAATTGACTTCCCAGGACATATCACATTTAATTAAATGTGTAAATTCAAAAATTCAAATATTATAATAATATTTGACCTGATAAGTTGCCACGATTTGTATGTATTTACCGTGTAAAAATGATTCCCTGACATGAGAATTTTTGAAATATTCTCATGTCAGGGAATATATTCACGCTGCTTCTTCTTGATACGACCGTATCAAGTTAGTAGCCGCGTTAACATCTTGGTCAAACACGCTACCACAATTTTCGCACGCCCATATGATACTGTCTTTTCTAATCAATTTACCGCCACAATCTGAGCAGATTGTGGATGATTTAATTGATTTCTTAATAATTACAGACCCCACTTTCAAAGCCTGTTTATCAAGCCATTCTTTAAAAATACCTACCGATGCAATGACTCGATTTTTACGAGCTGCTTCTGGTAAGTTATTGGTGGGAGTGCCATCATCGGCCTCCAATTTACTTAGTTGCGCCAAATTTAATTTATCAACAATAATTGTTTCATATTTTTGAGTAATCATTTTTGTCCAACACCGATATAAATCTAACCGGTGTCCACGGACTTTATCTCTCAAATTATTCATCTCAGATAAAACACGATTAAGATAATCAAAATGAGCCTTTGCCTCAGAAAATTCTTCTGGTTTATATGACAATTCTTTATCCCATACCCACATCATTTTCTCTAATAAATCATATCGCGGCCGTTTGGCCTTTGTTATTCTGGTTAAATAAACTCCCATTGATTCAGGAAGTTCATCATCATCTTTCATAATCTCTTTTATTCTAGCAATAGCATGGTTAATCATGCTATCGACTTCCGATTTTAATTGATTTAAATAATCATATGTTTTCATAATTTTTTCTGGTAGAATGAAATGTACTGTTTCTTTATCCGACACCAAAGTAGCAATTCGCAATGTATTATTATTGACAGTTTTCCAACCCATGTTAATACCAGCAACACTACCAGTATTAACATGTTGAACTGGCTGAAATTCACCACCAACATATGTTAATATAAAAAACCATCTATATTCACCGGGTGATACACACTCCCGCCGTACAACGGCTTCTTTAATTAATAAATCTTCATCATCTGGCAATGGACGGTGAAGCAGCACTGGCATTTCTAACATTCTATTTATTCTATTTCCTTCTTCATCTTTTCCTCGATAAATCGTGAATTTGAGAAGCCCATATTTTCGTGATCTTTCTCTACGACTACCGAGAACCATTTTACATGGATTATTTCTACCGATATAATCATTAAATGACTCAGCAGGAATGTCCTGTAAATGTAAGTAACTTAACTTTCCATTTAACATGTCATCATTTGTTCGGCCGGGGGACAAGAAATTTTTAAAAATTCCAGTTCCATCAAATCGATGAAAACGTAAAGTGCTGCCAGTTTTCATCGATTTTGATACAGCGATATCAAATGATGCCATGACTCTGTTATAATTACCCCAAAACAACCCCGAATTTTGATATATTTTTTTTCTTCTTTCCTTTCTTTCTTGATTGATTTCATCAAGTAAAGGTTTAACTTTTTCTTTTGCTTCTTTTCTTTTTTCCCGAGCTATCTTACGAAGCTCTTTTGATTCTGCTGATAATTCTTTAATTTGTTCATCAAAATATGCTGTTTCAGCACATTTCTTCTTTTTAAGTTTTTTCCTTATTTCATTTCTTTCTTCCATATATGCTTTAATAGCAGTATCATTTTGAGTTAATTTTTCTTCAATTTCAGCTACTGCTGTATCAGTAGACATAACTTCTCTATACTTCTTATATAAATTTTGTTCCATCTCTACTAATTTATTCCACATTTGATTTTGCAACCACAACTGGGTAATTACATCCTGCCCCATATTCAAAGGCTCCCAACATCTATATTTTCTCACAACAACTTTCTTCATACAAAGCTCCTTTCACTTTTTTTAAAAAATAATACAATATTATATTGTCACATTTAAAATGTGTAATGCATAAATAAATTTATTTATTACTAATATATTTTGTATTACACCCATATAATATATTATTGTTGGGATCTTCTAATGCATTGATTACCATAAGCCTGATACAATCATGACAAAAATGTTTATTATCTGGCTTTATTGAAATTGTAAAATGCATAATATCATTAGATGAAAATTTATTAAATCCTTCAATTCTACGATTCTCATCTTCATCCATTTTTTTATTACATCTATCACATCGATATATAATCATATTAAATCCAACGCCAGCCGCCACATTAGTATAATGTGTAATATTTATAAATTATTATGGAATATATACTAATGATAATATATATCAATCTGTATCTCCTCATTTACAATCCTCTGCTATTTGTCACTATTGTTCATAGTGCAAATTTAAAAATTACAAAATTGATGCGGGTGAGAGGATTTGAACCTCCGATTTCCTGATCCCAAATCAGGTGCCTTACCAGACTAGGCCACACCCACACATTAAATTTATAAATAAAAAGTATAAATCGTCATATTTACTTAATATGCAAATGTAAATTTTTTAATTAAATGGAGGTATCCAAAAAATTGGTTTTCTATCTAATATTTTTTCGATTGTTTCATTTGATATACCTCGATTAAATATTTTATTTATCTCGATTATAAATAAAATACCCAACACTATTAATACCAATAACCCAATTATAGATATTACTAATAAAATTGTATTTATCATATTAATCCTTTTTAAATAATATTAATATTTTGACGGAGAGGGTGGGATTCGAACCCACGGAAGGCTATAAACCCTCGCCGGTTTTCAAGACCGGTGCCTTAAACCAACTCGACCACCTCTCCTTATTAAATTAATATTTTAAATATTTATCTTTCTTTAATAAGAAATGGCCATATAGAAGCTCTGAATATTTCTAACCACCCTATGGGAAATATAAAAGTCATTAAAATAGCGAATGACCATTCTCTCAGTGTCCACGTCTTTATAGGATAACCATATTTTCGAGCTATATGACTTATTATTAAAAAAGTTAATAATTGAATGCATACTACCAGTAAATATATCTGCCAAATTTGTATTTTCATAAAACACCTCTCTTTTTATAAATAAATGATGGGTCATCGGAGAATCGAACTCCGGACCTACTGATTAAAAGTCAGTTGCTCTACCAACTGAGCTAATGACCCATATTACAATTTAATTTATTTTTTCATCTTTTTTATCTTTTTTATTTTGAATTTTATTTTTTTTATATCTCTAATAGCTTTTTTCAAATCTTCCTCTTGTTTCATCATATATAACATTTCTTTTTGATGTTTACTTGCAATTTTTTTATTATATTTTATAAAATCTTCTAATGATTTTTTTTGTAATTCACTAAAATTTGGCATCGATAGAATTTTCAATGTGTATAAAAAATCCTCCTTGTTATATGTAAATGCTCTGCCACTATATTCAAACCAACACTTATTTTCCTCTAAATAACATCCATTTTTATTTATTATAGGTGTTATTTCTTTCATTCCTACATAATCATTATCATTTATTTCACATACCATTTTTTGCCAATTTTCTAAATCTAATCTTTTAATTTTTCTTCTAATTTTTTTCATTATTTAATTTAGCTGGACACGGTAATTCTGCCCAATGTGATACAAAATGATCGTGCATTTTTTCATATTTAAACCCACCAGGTTCAGTTGAAAATTCCATATTTTCTGCTGAAAACCATAAAATCAATACTCTTGGACCTTCAACAGGATCCATATCTTTTGGATAAACAGTAACCATATAACGATCAATAACTTTTTGACCTTTTAATTCTTCCATAGGCAATTTTGATTTTACATCAATCCATTCCATTTTACATCCTTTATTTAACCACCATATGTCTAGCGTGTAAATATGCTTGATTAGTTTTTTCATATGATTTTTCAATATGCCGCATATGTTTTTTAGAATCAACAGTTATTTCTATATTTTCTTCTTTTTTCATTTGCTCAAAAAATTTACCCCAAGCATTTTTATTTTTAAGGGATTTATCCATAATATCACTCCTTTTTTATTATATCATCATCCCATCTAAGAGATGTTTTGCCCATCCATTTTTCTAGTTTAGCTAAAGCTAAATCATTCATTTGTTTTTTTAATTTTGGTGATAATCTTTCTTGTTTTTGAAGAAAGGCCATAGCTGACGCGAATGTTTCCATGTCAGCAGCCCGGCGAGATTGTGTATCCGCATATTCTTGGATACCAGCTACTCCCGCTTGAATTACTTTCGTGAGAAACCCTGGATCTAAAAAACACCGCTTTCTCACTCTAGATAATAATTTCAATTCTAATATATAATCATTATCCAAAATTTCATCTGCCACTAATCACTCCTATAATTTTTTTGTTAACTTTGGCCATATATTATCAATTATATATTGCCATTTGCTATGTATTCGCAATTTAGATTTTATGTATTCTATTTTGTCTGAAACAATATCACCAATTATATTTAAAGACCAATATATAATAAATACTATCCCAATTGGAAAAATAATTGAGATAATAATATTAGTTTTTAATTCCGCAACATTCCAAACTGATGGTGGATACCCCTCATATTTACTTATTTGCATACATATAAAAAATACTACTAATTGACATAAAATACAAACTTTAATTATAAATACCCAATTACTCATTAGATATAGGTCTCCAATACTCACATTGTTCGGGGCGTTCAATATTTTTTGCATATATACAATTGGATTTTTTACCCAAATTAATCACACATTCATCAGGTTTATGCCCTTCTTCCAAATCACAATAACACCCAAATTTTAATTTAGGCATATTAACAATCCATTGAGATATTGCATCAGCAGCATCATACATTCCCATTGAATTTGCAAATATTTTTAAATCAGCAAATTGTGCTGCTAATGAATCTTGTCTTTGTGGCAATCTTGGAATCATACCATAAATTTTTTTTAAAGTTTCATCCATCTTCAACTCCTCGTTAAATTGAAAGCCGAGCATGGGAATCGAACCCACAACCTGTTGATTACAAATCAACTGCTCTGCCAATTGAGCTAACCCGGCATAATCACACTCTTTTAAATATCACATTTTTATGATCAGTTCTTTCATCTTTTGCACATTTTAATAAATGACACCACATTGTGTCCGAATCATAATCTATTTTTCTATCATCAAAAAAGCAATCTGAACATGTAAGATCGTCATTTTCAATAACTTCTATTGTAAAATTACAATATGAGGTGCATTTAAAAATCGTTTTAACAGGAAGTTCCATTTTCATTATTATATATTCCTATGTTCTTTAAAATAATAAAAATATATTCTTCATAATACTATTTATTATATATAGTTCAAAATACATTTTAAAAAAAATATTCTTCTATTTGATTTTCTTGTATTTCAAAAAATTGTTGTATTTTAGCAATTTCATAAAATTCACATATAAACGTTATTGGAGGTATAATAATAAATGGTAAATTTTTATACCCTCGAATTTTATAATAAAAATCATATTTTACAATTCTTACACATTCATTTAATGATAAATTATAATTATATATAAAATCATCTATATTTTTTAAAAAATCCGAACATATAATTAATTTTTTATTCATTTGTTTTTCTCTCTATAACTGCATCTAAACTATCAACAAGTTTACGAAAATTAACATCATTACTATATTTATATTGCAAAGATTCCATTATAAAATCTCCTATTTATTTTGTCGAGAGTGGAAATTAAATTAATCCACTCTCGACAAAATAAAATTAAATCATTTTTTTCAATTCTTCAATAGACATATTTTTCAATGATTCGTTTTCCTTTTCTTCGATAATTTGTAGAATCTTTTGTTTCTTTTCTTTATTTTCTTTCTCTTTTTGCCGCGCTTCAATTTCAGCCAAGCGGGTCTGAATTACATATTTAACTAAATCAAATTTATATTCAATAATTTTATTAGCACTGCTTTTTTGGACTACAAAACTTTCATTGGTGTCCTTCAATTTTTTATTTAAATCAATAGCAATGGCATCTAATGACACTTTTCCAGTCATGGGAATATCCCATAAATCTTCTACGGATAACTGCCCTTTTGTGGTATCAAAACGAAATTTCATACGACTTGCAAGTTCAAACAAATTCACATCACTCATCTTTATCTCCTTGTTTGGAATTAAACAAAAATATATTTACTGGAAAATTAATTCTAATGGCCTATTGAAAGACCCACTCGCTTTAACAATAACTCTATTTTTTTGTGTCTCTGAAAATCCAATACCACTTAATTGATTGTCAGTATATGGAGCTTTCATTTTAGACCCTAAAATCTCAAATACTTTTCTATGCTTAGTTAAATCAGCTTTTAAATATTCATTATAAAAACCCCGACAATTATCTGGGTTTTTACAATTTTCTAACATAAAGAAATAATGTTTATTACCAATACCAAATCCATTACCATTATCCCAGAAATTGGGAGACATCAATAATAATTGGACTTTATGAAAATGATTTGTTTTTATATTCCATTCATCTATAACTTTTATATTTTCAGTTGATTGTATGGATGATATTAATTTGAATTCATCTGTTCTTGGATTATAATAAAATGTTGCAACTTTAATTGGCTTTGAATGGCTAACATGTTTTGGATAATTAAAACTATATACATGTCCATTATGTTCAATTTCAACTTCAAACCCAACATCAATATTACGTTCACGAACTTTATAATTATGAATAATCAAATCATAATTACCTTCCAACATTCTATTTCTGTTGTTCCATGTAATATTTTCAACAGCACCTCTCACAGCTTTTCGTGCAGAGGCATTCATATCAACATCTAATTTTCCAGATGTGAATGAAGTATTATTTAAATAATAAATCTCATTTTGATTGGGTTCAATTACATGTATATCTAAATCATCTGTATTATACCATGATAAAGAACACCGTATAACACCATCAACTTTTCCACCAGCTTGCTTTACTTTTTCTTTGATCGAATCTGCCACGTCACCTGTATATGACCATGCGCAATGATTCGGCCATTTAAATAAAAAAGGTGCATCCTGATTAACAGCTGTTGTTAAGCTTACTAAATTATTTAAATGTTTATTATCAATAAATAATTCAAGTGTATTAATTTTTGGTAATACATCAGATATAAATTTTTCAATATGAATTTTTTCAACATTATCATATTTTTTTATTTTTTCAGGTGTTTGTTCTAATAATTCATCAAACACATCTTTCATTGCTGGTTTAACAGATCTATCTGCAAACAATACATTATTAACAGATATATCTGATATTGTTGCATATCTTCTTTCCAATGATTCTAATAAACCCAAATCTTTAAGAGTATTTTGAGCTTGTAAAATCATTGATTTAGTTACAATAGCTTTCGGTCTTTTATAATTCGAAGGAGCTACTTTAAATTCATATGCTTTTACAGCATCTTCAATATCTTTTCCTTCTGATAAATCAGATAATAATGTACCTATAACAGTATTTCTAATTTTTGATAATGATTTAAATGAAACTGATGTTAGCCAACAACAATGATCTTTTAAATTATCTGGTACTTTATTAAACTGTTTCTTTAATTCAATAAATAGTTCCACAACTTTTTTATGCTCACGGCCACGATACAATGTATTTTGTTCAATTAAATCTAATACAATTTCAGCAGATTCAATTGTTAATTCAGTTAAACTTCTATATAATACTTCTTTGTTGGCTCTTGATTCTGATTTGATTTCATTTATTACATCTTTATTGACTAATATATTAGATGGTGTTTTTAAATGAAAATGATGCCATTTCAGAATTTTACCACCTACTTCTTGTCTATTACATTCAATTCCCATATTTTTTTCATTATGCATAAAAATATTTTCAATAGGATGTGATTTAACATATCGTGACATTGCATCAGCAACATCTTGATATGAACCACCTATTTCCATATCCCATATAGATAACATCTTTAAATCAGATGGATCTATGACAACAATGGATCCAAATTGTCTTATAAATGATTTACATGCATTACAATCATGTTCAGTTCTTTCTTTATATATTGGATTTGATCCTTCTGGAAATGATTGTAAATATGTTTCCCATATTTTATTTCTATCTCTTGTAGTATAAAATAAAATATCAGATTTTGATTTCATATATTCAAAATTCTTTTTTATTTTCCCGACAAAATCAATAAACTCCATAATCTCCTCTCAACTAATTTGATGTAATAAAAAAAATCAATTATATTTATTCCGATGTTTATTATATTTTCTTTCAATCCTTTTTCATAAAACTTTTATTATACTGCCTATATAATTTTATTAATTTTTTAATATTTTTTCTTAGATATAAATATCCATTATACATTTTATTATTTTTTTAAAAAACGCCCCGCGCCTTCTGTTACCAGACTAGCTTCTACACTGCACCGGGTCCGTCATCAAATACTGCTACCGAAGCCTTAAGACTTGACAGTATTCTCTGGACTCCCTGTATCGACGACTCCAACCTCTGGCCTATCCTCTCGGCTCCCTCTAAACAAGGGTACAAGGCTTCGCAATCCAGAGGTGTCAAAATAGTGCGGGCAATGGGAGTCGACCCCACCTTTAGTCTTTATACCAAGTGTAGACTGGTTTATACACATCCAGCAGGGAGGAACTTTAACCCTATTATGCACAGATACCCTTAACTTTAACCCTAGTCGTCCAGTTTTGTGACTTCCTCATACGCATACTTAGCCTTACTTTTATCAGACCCTCGGTAGAGAACTTCTTTACCAAGAGTTACCTGGTATTCCCCTCTTCCCAAAGAAACCGATAGTATCAGACATTTCCCTTGATATAATTCGGCAGCGTATTCTTTCCAAATTTGCGTAGTCCAGTCTTCCAAGTCTTCTATTTTAATCTCATTAGCAGACCGGGTGTTACCAATAATATCTTCTTCAATAACTTCTAAAGGGATAACATCCCAGTCTCCAACCTCTCTCTTGCTCCAACATGCTCGCCTTCCCATAATTCCTGGTTGGGCATTTATATACTTGTTAGCATGCCCTTCGTAAAGAAAGCACTTGTCGATTTGCATGGGCCCCATACCATCTGTCATATTAGCAACTCGTCTTGTAAGATATACTTTCATGGTCTAACTCCTTATTCAATTTTTCAAAAACATCGTGAGTTAACTTGCCCTACGCCCCACAAAACTAACAAGTAGCTAAGATATTCTCGGGGTTTTTTCTCTGGTTATAGGCACTTCCAACTCCATTTCTAGATTTCTGTGCGTACACTCTTCTGAAAGGTATTCAAGGGAGATAAAGTCCGAACAAACTTCAAGTTGCGTAGCACACCCTCTACACTCAGAACAGTTAAGTCCGGTATTACACTCATATAACATAATTTCGCTCCTTAGGATAAAAAGCCCCGCAAGCAAATCCGAGGCATGGGCCATGCGCCTTTCGGTGGCCTTGCCTTCTGTTACCAGACTAGCTTCTACACTGCACCGGGTCCGTCATCAAATACTGCTACCGAAGCCTTAAGACTTGACAGTATTCTCTGGACTCCCTGTATCGACGACTCCAACTCTCAGCCTATCCTCCGGCTGCTCATCTAAGAGCTCTGAGGCTTCGCAATCTGAGAGTATCAATATTTGTTAATCCTGATTTTCAAAGCTATTTAATTCTTTTTATATTCTCCGATGCCTTCACCGAAGCATATTATTCATTCCGAGCAATAAACGAATAATACCTTTTTCCATTCTTGGCCGAGAATGGCAATCGTTTTGTAACTTTTGGTGGAGAGGTGCAATCTACCCACCTATGTTGTGGTGTTCGCGAACTACAATTTACCACAACGAAAAGTTTTTGTCGATTCTTTTAAATCCTATCGTTTATAAGTAAACTTTAGGATTTGACTGGGAGGATAAAAAGTGACATCAACTCCATTAGGAGTGATATTTTTATATCCATTATTTATATAATAGTTCACTTCTTTTTCCATAACTTCTTCAAATGATATATCACAGGCATATAACGATATATCTTCCCGATATACACACCCATCTGATGTGTGTATGTATAAGGGTTTACTATTCGACATATGTTGTTGTTCCATTCATCCTCCTTTTAAATTAAATTGATGCCCGGAGCCGGAATCGAACCGGCACGTTCTTACGAACGAGGGATTTTCGTACCACTACAATTTTCATTGCCATTTTACAATGTTTGTGGTCTGGACTATATCATCACCATAGATTAAAATAAAATCCTTAGGTGTCGGGCGCTTATGATGTTTTACGAGAAACGTATCTTTCCTCACCATCTAGTCTCTGCACCTTCCATCAAAGCGTTGATGTCTTGGCTCAGGATTGCCATTTAATTCTAAATAAAATTAAGAAGGTTCCCCTGAATTCACCCGATTCAAACATATTTTTTCAAATATGCCGCTCAATTTATTTACGAGTCAAGTCCCTTGCGTCTACCTATTCCGCCATCCGGGCATATAACTTAATTATATGTTTTTCCACTCAACATATTTTTTACACTTCGTTGTGTTATATCGTATTTTTCAGAAATTGTTTTTATATTTATTTTGCCCATTTTATATAAATACCTATATAAAATAACATCGGATTGTGTAAATTTTGCATTTATATTTTTGCACCCCCTTATCTTTTCAGAAAAATATTGTTTTGTTTTTTCTGATATGGGTGTTCGTAAACCCATTAGTATAGCATGTTTTGTATTAGTTTTATTATCAACAATTTCTAAATTTTCCAAAGTATTATTTAATTTATCCCCATCAATATGATTAATTTGTAGCTTATCATCATATATCAATCCTTTGAAATAAATCCAAACCAACCTATGCACAAAAATAGTTATTGATTTATATGATAATCTATAATAACCAGTATTATTTAAATGATATTTACAAGTTCCATTTTTCTTATAAATATTACCATATTTATCAGCCCAAATTTCTCCATTATCTATAAACTTTTTAAAAAGTTTTTCTTTTTCAATATTAGCTTTCATTTTATTACCTATATAAAATTATAATCATTTCTACTATTTATAAATATATATAACTCTTTTTATTTTTTAAAACAAATTACATTAGCTACTTTTCTCATTTTTATTGTATTTAATGAGCAAACATATATTTTATTTTAAAAACCTGATTTACGTCCAAACTCTCTATCCCCATCTCACTTGTTTAGTAAGCAAACATGTTTTTATTTGATTAATAATCTAATAAAAAACAAAATAATCTCATTTCACTTATTTAGTGAACAAACTATTTAACTTTATAATGTTGTATATTATAAATGAATCTATTTCATTTATTTTTACCTTCTTACGCCCTGTCTCATTTATTTAATGAGCAAACATATATTATTCAAAATACTTTAATACCTAAATCAAAAGAACATAATCTCTCACTTATTTAGTGAGCAAATACATAATATTTAATTAAAATAACGGCCAGGTTATATCTCATTTATTTAATGAGCAAATATGTTTTTATCTAATTAATATTCTGATGATAGGGAAAAATCCAGTCTCACTAAATAAGTGAGCAAACATATATAATATTTATCCAAACAACACAACAATATCTCACTTATTTAGTGAGCAAATATATATAATATTTATTCTGCTTAGCCGAGGCCCGCCTCACTCTTATTTAGTGAATAAACTATTTAACTTTATAATGTTGTATATTAAATGAATCTATTTCATTTATTTTTACTTCTCCCGCAATTAACCCAAATTTTGATAATGAATATGGACAAATATAAATTGATCTTTCTTTAAAAGTTGAAAAATCTATATTTGGGAATTCATCTTTGGGCCTTCTTTGATTGATTGTCATTAATTTTGGAGCAAATGCATCTCTCCTAATTAACCCATCAACTAATTCTTTACCTCTCTCAATATTTGTTTTATTAGGTAAAAATAAATGTAAATGAAAAGATGTTTGTCCAGTAAAAAATATTTTTACATCAGTAATATATCCAGACTTTGTAAATATATTATATAATAATTTTGCTACTTTTTTTGCATTATTAATATTAGTACAATCAATATCAACAACTAATTTCTTTTCATACTGTTGAATTTCAGGAAAAATTGATAAAACTCTTTCATGAATTATATTTTGAAAATCTCTCCTATTCTTTAAATAAATAGGTTTATTTTTAATATTCCTTAACCAAACTAAATTATTTGTATCTGGACAGATTACAAGAGCAACTTTTCTTCGTTGTACTTCTAATAAAATTTCTTTTTGATATTTCTTATAATGTTTTTGCACTTGCACATCATTTAATCCTTTTGGATAATATTCATTTGTAATTAAAATTCTTGTATCGTCCATGATATAAATATTTTTCCTCCAAAATAATTGTTTTGGTGTATGTTCTTAATTTTTATCTAAATTACCATATCCAGAAAAAATAATTTCTTCTCTATAACCTCTAGATTTCAAATATTGTAAAATAGAATCTTTTGTCATTCCTATTAATGGAGCTTCCAATTTTATTGGTTTACTTCCATTTATTTTCAAAAGTTCATTAACTTTTATAATCCATTCCTGATAACAATCAGGAAATAAATTTTCCCTATCTGATAAATCAGCGCCATACCAAATAGTATCAATATTATTAGCTTCTGCAATAGAAGCTGCAATCGAGATAAACATAAGATTTCTAGATGGTACATGAAAAGGATGAACATTATTATATTGATTTACTTCACCATCACCTGTCAAACCAGAATTTATTTTTAAATTCTGAATTTTTACAGTTTGTGAATGTTGAATAGATTTACAATATTCTAACAATCTTTTAGCATATTGTAATTCTTCTTTATGCAATTGTTCATAATCAATCATTAAATAAATTGGATGTCTTTTTGATGATATTGCTAAATCATGTAACATGGCACTATCAGCACCACCCGAAAATAAAATAATCAAATCATAATTATATGATGGTTTCTCTATAGAATTCATATCGTTTAAACCTCCTTGCAATATAATATATGAATGTATTTTTATGTTCTCTAAAAATAAAAACCAATCTCAAATATCAAGAATGAATATATATAATAACACTATTTAATTATAATAAAAATAATAAATTATCAATTTATTTAACTCAACTTTATTATATATATTAATTAATACTAATAACAATCTTATTGTTATTGTGACCATAGTTAATCCTACTATGGTATATAAATTAAATAGGAGACCGCAGACCGGGCGCGGAATATAAAACGGTAATCTTTTAATTTTAATACCAAAGGAGGTTTGGTATGAACGAACAAACTATTTATGAACAAGTAATGGCGGTGCTGCACAGCATCGCTATAACAGTAAATGATCTATTAATGGTCGGGACCTTCCTGACCATTATTGGGGCATTCTATGGGATTCGTCGTCTTGATGAATCCCATAGGGGATTCTGGCTGTGGTGCTGGGCAATATGCTCGGCCCCAGCTGGTTTTTATATAACCCGCTGGTGGATGGGAAACCATCCATTGGGCGGGTTAATTATTCTAGGAATTGGTTCCCTTGCCGGAATTTGGTTCGTAAAGAACCTGATTGTCGGCAAGGGTTTGGAGGAGTCGGCCAATCTCCTTCAAGGACACATAGTTGCTGCTGTTGCTATTGGAATCATGGCAACAGCAGCGCCATGGGCCATTAATCAAGTCAGGAATTGCTCCACTGACTTGATTAATAATAAGACAGAAACCGCAACAAAAAATAAAAAAGCCGAGTCCTTTATGGACAAGGCTAAGCAATTAGTTACTCCCAGTTTCTACAAGGTGGAAGCTGGGGGTTTTGAAGTGTGGGTGAATCGAGGCCTGGTACCAGATTCACCTATTGAGAAAAAAATATTAAACGATCGGCTGCGGGATTTAGCGGCGTGGTTCGCAGCCGACCCCAATGATAGCAAAATGGAACACCTTGTAATCGGAGGTGTATTAAAAAAGAAGGGAGGTGTAGATGACATCGCCATCATTTGTAGTGATGGCGATGAAGAAGATATCCCCGATCCAGCTATTGTAATCCCTGGGTCGGGAATTGATATCAATGGAAAGCCGGGGTTGGCGGTTGTTTCGCCGGCCCCGGTGAAAATTAAAATAACAGAAAATGGTGATGTTGAAATAGCTCAGGCTAATTTCAACATCACCATTAACTGTTATGGAAAAGTTACTCCAGGTCAGATAAACTGGAATAACTAATCCGGAAAAATCTTCCTTCCTCTCATTTGGGAAGGAAGATTTTTTTTTATATAATTCCCCATTCTTTTAAATTCATTTCACATATTGTTTCAATTGATAAATCATGTAGCAATCGTTCTTTTAAAGAATTTCTTATAGAATCATATTTTTTAATAGCATATATAATTTGATTATACATTGAATGTTCATCATAATATCTTAACATTCCACCACCTCGATAATAATTCAATATACGAGTTTTATCTCTTATTACCAATGGTGTGGCACATGCCATTATTTCAGTAGATAAACGAGGGCAGCCATCTTCTTTGTCACTTGTTACCAAACCACAAAAACCCATATTTAATACATCAGCCATGTCATGATAATGCTTATTACTATCACAAACAATATTATTAATTCCATATTGTCTAAAAAGTTTTTTAGCTTTTTCCGGTTCATTTCCACAATGATATATCCTTAATTGTTTTAAACCATTATTATTTTTAACAGCATTTAAAAAGAATTTTTCCCCTTTACGAAAATCAGATGTATATTTCCACGGCCAAATAATATCAAATTCTTTTTTTAATTCTTTAGGATAAAATATTTTTGGATTAGCTGTTTTAAAAAATCTCTTATACTTGAAATTATTTTTTTGATTCATAAACAAATCATGTTCTGATTCATATAAAATATAATCATATTCACCACCATAATTAGGATGAAATCTACGACTTGCTCCCAAATAAAAAGATTTTCCAAAAAATTTTCTATTCATATTTATTAAAGTATCATACTCTTTAAATCCACCTCTGAATATAGATACATCTGGTTTATCTGGATTTTGAAAAACATCTTTAAAATTATCAGTTGAAAATACCTGATAAAATATACCCTTTGTACCTTTTCTATTTTTTACCTTGAATTTTATTGTATTTCTTTTTTTATCAGATAATCTATAAATATAAACTTTATCAAAAATCCCCATTTTTAAAAAATAAAAAGGCATCAATAAATAAAAATCATGACAGTTTCTTTCAAAATCATCTACATCAGTAATACTATGATAATACTCTAAAGATTTTAAATTGCTACGAAATAAATAAAGTGTTTTCATTAATCTACCTATTACATTTATTAATTATTTTAATCATTTGTTTTACACGCTTTTCACAACTATGATTCTCTCTTACAAATCGCATACCTTCGTTTTCAATTCTTGTTCTTTCTTTATCATGTAAAAAATAATATTTAATTTTATATGCCATATCTTTAAAACTTTTATATGTTACATAATGCTTATTTTCAATTAAACCTAATTCCTCAATATAATTAGGTTTATCTGTTAAAAATAAACCACCACATGCTAATATTTCAGTAACTCTCATATTCAAACTTTTAAAAATATCACACACTCCCAATGATATTTTACATTTATTAATAGCTTTAATATAATCGTATCTTTTTTGTCTTTGTACTATTTTAAAATTATTATCATTTAAATATTGTATTGCTTTACCTCTATTTGGATAAGCATCAGGTCTTGTCGAAAAACAAGTCATTATTTTATTTTCTTTTAATAAATGTATTTTTTTATATGTTTGTGTACACACACTAAATGGTAACACAAAAACTTTTTCATTACCTGTATTTTTTTTAATAGGTCTGATTGAATTGTGATAAACAGAAAAAATTATATCAGGTTTATATTTATTTAAAAAATCATACTGTGATTGTTCTCGTCCTTTAAATCCATCTTTTTTTACAAAAAAATCAATAACATAATGCACCTTTGTTACATTATCAGGAATTGTCCAAATATCTTCTATTTTTTTTGTATATTTTAAACCATATGTAAAAACAAAATCAATATCATCAAAATCAGTTTTATTTTTAATTAAAAATTTTTTTAAAGATGATGTAGTATACCCAGGCCCAAAAAATAATACATCATGCTGTCTAGCTATTTCATTTCTAAATAATTGGTGTCCCCAATTATATTTATTAATTTGATTTTCAGAAATAATTAATATTTTCATTTAACTTTCCAATTAATAAAAGTTGCACCTTTTGGTTTTTCAATATTACGTTGTTTTCTCCAAGATAATCCAATATCACTAACTAATGCTTTCATTCCAGGTTTTCCATAAATAGCATATTTATGTGCTAATACAAATTGCTTCATTTTTTTATTACTAACTCGAAATTGTTTTTCTGGATTAAGATCTCCCGTCATTAATATCAAAGCAGTATCTATAAATTTTCTGTCAATTAAAACAGGATTTAAACCAAATTGATTTGAACTATCAGTTGCTATAAATAAATTATTCTCATATGTATATTCACAATCAAACATCATATAAGGTGGTTTTTTAGGATAATCTCTTTTATATAACCTAACAGCTGCAACATCTCTATTTTGTATCATTGATATTAAATTTTCTAAATTGATTCTATCATTTAATATCCAATCATCTTCTAAATGAAAAACATACTTATTTTTACATTGTTTCCAACACCATATAACAGCTTTTGCAAAATTTGGTTTTTTTGGAGCATTATATGTTACATTATCAGAAAATCTTTTACAAATATCATACATGTGTTTTTGTGAATATCTATTTTCTCCTATTGGATCTACATTTATTATAATATGAATTTTATTTTTAAGTTTATTTCTAATACTAAAATCATTAAAACAATTTTTAAAAAAAGATGTTAATGTTCGTTTTAATAATATAGGTCTGATAGTTGCTGTAATAGTTATATCAATCATATGAAATTCCTATAACTTTCACCCAATGTTGTTAATTTTATACATAATGGATTTTGTTCATCAGGCCTTATAAATTTATTAAATCTCAATGGCATTTTACCATCCTTCCAATATTGAGCTACAAATCCCATATCAATAACACGGCCGCCTAATTCTCGTATTCTACCAGAATAAATTCTTCCTAATTCACCAGATGAATTTAACCACAAATCAAAATTATCTATATTTTCTTCAATATATTCAATTGTTTCTTGAAAGCTATTTTCAAATTGATTATCATAATGACCTACTATTTTTTTATATGTTACATCAAATTTATCTGATAAAACAGGAATATCATCAAATATTGATATAAAACATATTTTTCGTTTATGTAACACGTTAAAAATATTTGGGGGATAATTTAAAATAGATAACCAATTAAATTCAGGATTACAATATAATCTATCTTTTGTATTTATATGTATACTATTATAAACATTCTCCCAATTTTTTAATAGTTCATTTGTTTTTACATTAATAGGTTTAAAATCGAGCTTATATCTTTTCCAAAAATTATATGTATTTTCATATACATGTGGTGTATCTATATAATCAGATTTGTTAGCATATATAGCCCATAAATTAATAACAAATTGAAATTTATCTAAAGGTATACCTTCCTTTTCTGATATAATTTTTAAATTCCCTTCTTTATTTTTTATATATGATAACATCATTTTTAAACCACCATCACCAAATCGAATCAATGAAAATGGTTTATTATAATTAATAGAATTATTCACATGATTTAAGATTTCTCTTTTTAATTTTATATTATACATTTTCCATAATCTTTATAAATTTTTTCATGTTATATCGTCGACTTCCGATTATATTACATATGTAATTTTTACTATTATTAGCAACAATATTTAAATTATCATAATCATTTTTAATCTTTAAAATTTTATTCGCTATTGCTTTCCAATTTTTATCACATAAAAAACCTGTTTCGTTATCAAATAAATAACTTCGTGTACCATTAAACTCTGAATCCACACCAACAACAACACCACTTGTTAACATAAATTCAGCTGGTGGAATATGAAAACCTTCATTAACACTTGTTGATAGCCAGAAATCTATTTTTTTATAAATTTTATTTTTTTGTTTTTTTGATGGTGATTTAAAATGATAATGATTCTGATTACAATTTATATCTGATGTACCATATGTATATAACAAAATATTATATTTTTGTTTAAGATAATTAAATATTTGAAAAATCCATTCAGAATTTTTTGTACGATGCCTAAAATTTATTAAACCACCAATTACAAATTGTTTATCTAATTTTTCATTATAAACATGTAAAATATTTGTATTATCAATATCAAGACCCGCATATTGAATATATGATTTAATTCCAAATTTTTCTAATTTTTTCTGAATAGCAATCCCATTCGTCACATATATAATTTTATCTTCATATTGTTTAAATAAATTTACCATATCTTTTTCAGATAATTGCCATGTTTCCCATCCACGTATCCAATGAAATCTTTTTTTAGCTTTTTTATAATTTGCAGTTGTTTCTAATGTTTTTATTCCAGTACCAATAATAATATCACAACTTGGATAATTATTTTTAATTATTGTATGTTTGACTTTTAAAGGGTGCCATGTAAAACAATTTTTCATAGTATCAATTATTTCAACATCATGCCCTAATTCAGATAATAAATTAGCTGAATGAACTATGGTTTGAGTACCCCCATTATTACCCAAACCACAGTTCATTGAATTAAATACTATTTTCATTTTTTAATTTATTTTTTAATAATGTATTTTCACGTTTTAAAGTATCCACATCTTGTAATAACCCACGAATAACTAAATCTATTTGTGGTAACCCAATTTCTTCATAGTATTCACCTTTATAACGTAATGCTTTTAAATTTTTAAAAATACCATCAATCATACCTTTTTTATTACTAGACCATAAATTTAATTTTCCTTCTTGATTATTCTCACTCATGCGACTTCTCCTTGTTTTTGATATTCTAAACAAATATCAGTTAATTTTACAACTATTGTATTAAACATTCTATCTAGGGGTATTTTAAAATCATTTGTATCAAAAAATATAACTGGTGTATTATATAAATTATATGTCACTGTATGTAAATGTCGTTGATTACCCCATTCAATTACAGGTTTTTTATATAATAACGAAATATTTGGAATTGCTGATTGGGATCCAATTGTCAAATTGTTATATATCATTAATTCTAATAACAAACCAAATAAAGATGAATTATTTGTTAAAGTAATTTCGTTTATATCTTTATATCTCTTTTTCCTATCAGGTACATATTCACCTTTTTTACCACATATTATAAATTCTATTTTTTTATTCCATCCTGTTTTTTCCAATTTATCATATAAATCATTCCAATAAGGCCAATTTCTTTTAAAATTTTTTCTATATCTAGGAGCTAAAATTACAATTGGTTTCGTTACTTTTTTAATAAATTTTTTTATTAATTTTCTATTATCTTTCCTAACTTTGTAATCAAACAATCTATTACATAGTGGATAATAATCTTTTAATAAATAATCTGGTTTTTTATGAGGTGGATAATAATGTTGAATTATATTATATTTTTTTGCCATTTGAATATTAAAAACTTTAACAATTTTCATATAATCTATATAATCCAATCCCATCATTCTAAAACATTCAGCAAATCTATATTCAGAATCTCCTTTAATAGTAAGAGGTGCAAATTCAATACATCTCTCTCCATATATATCATATCGATCTGGTCGTGTTAAAACCACTAATGGTATATTATTATGTTGTTTTTGTTGGAAAAAAATATATGGTGCAAATCTAAAAAATTCCCAATACAATTCACCTGTAAAAGGCCCAACTAAAATAACATCTTGTTTTTTCATATATAATTACCATTTAAAAAGTTTATTTTTTTGTCTTATAGCATTAAAGAAATCATCAAATGATAATTTCTCTATTTTTGCATCAACTTCTTTAAACTTGATTTTTTCTAATTTACTTTTATCATCATTAATTTTAGTCAAACTATTACAAACACTTCCAGCTATACCACCTGCATGAATAGCTAAATTAGTATGAATCGCCAATATATAGTTTTTATTTTTTGCAGCTCTATTTAACTTATGCCAATACATTTGATCATGTTTTTTATGTTGTCCTATAAAATGTTTACAATCCAAAAATCCTACATCTGAAAAAAAATCTGTATTAACAGCCCAAAATCCAGAACCGCCTAATTTACCTGTATATGTATCTACATTTTTTATTTTATTTTGATAAGGTGTCGCATATTTAATTCCACCTGGGTATTGTGTAACAATTTTAATATTGGTGTGATCTAATTTTTTTAAATGTTTCCAAGCTTCATTGATATATTTATCCCATCCCGGCATAACAATCATATCATTGTCAAGAAATACTAAAAATTCAAAAATATTTTTTCTTGGATCAGATATATGATGATATCCGAATTGATTTAAAGCTACAACTTTTGAAAATGCATTAAAAGTTGATTTATCTGAATTAACAGTATATTGTTGAATAATATCATTTTTAAATAAATTGTGAAAATATTCAAAATGTTCTTTCAATCTATAATTTGTTAAATTATCATAAATATAAATTTCATGTGGAATCCTGCTATGACGTTGAATAGATTCTATACATTTTTTTGTAATACCTAATCTATTCCTAACACATATACATATTTTATACATTTCTTATTTCTAATTCTTTAAATTTTTTAATAAATTCAGACATATTAATATTTTGATAACATGGTGAACACCCGCCATTTTGTCCACCATAAATACAAGGACGATGCCCATGTGTAAAACAAGGTGAACAATCAGCTTTACAATCTATCCAACTATTATACTTATATGTTGATAATCTAATAGATCCAGGAAATGGCCCATAAATACCAAAACTTTTTGTTCCAACTGATTCTGCTATATGTACCATTGATGAATCTGGTCCTATTACGATTTCCGACATTGATGCTAACGCAATTGCATATGATATATCTTTAGAATATTTCACAAAATTTACCAAAGAATCTTTTATATCACCAAAATATGTATTAATAATATTTTCAATTTGTTCATGTAAAGCTGGATTATCTACAATAACAATTTTATATCCTCTAGACAAAATAAATTTTAATATAGGAAGCCACAATTGCTCAGGATGGGGTGTACGAATAGGAGATGATGCCTTTAATTGAACAGTACATATTTTATCAGATGAATCATCTATATTAAATTTATTCTTTAAAACCTGACTAATTTCTGTATATCTATCAATTCTTACTGGTTGAATCGGTCGTAATAAATCTTTCGATAAATTTAAACACATCCATTTAGAAAACAATTCATACGCATTTATATGATGTGCTTCTTTCGTTCGTTCTATTACACCTTCAAAAATTAAATGGTAATTACTTTGATATAAGATTTTAGCTCCAAATGGTAAACTAATAACTTTGTCAATACAATCCCAATTTTCTAACATTGGATGATATGGCGCGCTACTAGCAAAAACTATTTTACATGTAGGATATTTATTTTTTAAATAAATTAAATTTGGTTGAATAAATAATAAATCACCTATCCCACCAGTACGCATAACTAATAAAGTTTTATTGGATAAATCTTGCCCTTCATAAGGTCTATAAATATCATAAAATTTAATTTTTGCTGGTTTTAAATTTCTAACACCCAAACCTGTTTTTGGATTTGTTTTATATCTATCAAATTCCAAATTTGCGTATACTGATAATGACATTACATAATTTTCTTTTTTTTGTAATTTTTGTATAGGCCCATTATTCTGCCGAAACATAAAATTATTAGTACAAGTCCCGATAATTATATTTGGTTTGTTTTTTCTTAAAGTATCAATGGTATCTACCATATCTGTACTAGTTATATCCAAACCAAATAAATTTTTTAATTCATTTAAAGTATGTCTTTTATTATTACCAATGGGTGTTGTTTTTAAAGTATTATCAATTAATTTTTTCTTTTTTCTTTTTACCTGTTTTTTTCTCATAATATAAACGAATCCTTAATTAATAAAAACCTATTTTGCTTGCATCCACTGTATTAATTTTTCAACTTTATCATTTTGTTCATTCTCTTGTATATGTTTTTTATCATCTATTTGTTCTATTTTGGATAAAATTTCTTTAGTTTTTTGTTCAGCTTCTAATAATTTTTCTTTCAAATGTTCATTTGACATCATAATACTCCTTATTTTGGTATGCTTGCCATTGCTTTAATAAGTAAGCCATTTGATACAGCTGTCAATTGATTACTTGCTAATCTAATATCACTTATTTCAAAAGGAAGATCATATTTTTCAAACTCACTTTTAAACAATTCTAAAAAACCTTTTGGTTTAGAAGAACCACCAGCAATAACAATTGGAATTGATTCATCAATATCTAAATCAACTTTATCATCAAATTCTTTAAGTATTTTCTTAACAGTATTATTAATCATCGCAGTATAATAATATTGCAATGCCTCGATAACACGTCTAATTTTCTTATTCTTATGTTCCTTAAAGTCACCACTTAGATCTAAATATTTCTCTTTTATATTAGTAACTCGATTTGTTACCATATTTAATGAATCGGCTACATTTTTATCTATCCAATCACCTGATTGTTCTGTTGAAAATTTTAATGTTTCAATACCAGCATATGCAATTTGAACATTACACATACCCGCTCCAAAACTAATACCAATTCCACTAAATCTCTCATTTTGACATTCAGAAAAAATAATAGCCATTGCTTCATTAAGAGGTGATGCATTAATACCTAAAGATGATAAAATTCTTCCAAATACTTTTTCATGATATGTAATACTCTTATTTGAATCAATTGATTCAGCAGGTATTGAATAAGTACAATATGCAGGAACTTTTAATTTACCAATCAATGATTTAATCATTAATGTTAAAATATCAATAGCATCTATTTCATCAGATGATATAACACCACGTTTCATAGGGCGTCTAACTTCCTGCCCAAAAATATTTGAAAATTTAAATGCATCATCACCAATGATAAATAAATCATCATCTTCATTTTTAATATATGATAAATCTGCTAAATCGGAAATTCCAATTTCATCTTTTGTGACAGGAAGAAATACATTTCTCATTATTTTTGATTCTTTTGTATCTGATCTTGTTGCAACTAAATTCATTGTTCCAACATCTAAACCAATTGCAACAGATGTTTTTTTATTTTCACTCATTAGTTTTATCTCCTAATAATTTTCTTAAAAAATCTGCACTATCTTCTTGATTTGATTCATTTTTTTCACTTTTTATATTTGATGCAAAATCAACTTCCATTCCTTGTACATCTATTTCAGGTATAAATAAATCAGATGATTCAGATTTATTTTGAGATTGTTGAATAACTTCATTATTTGTAACATATGTAACAGAAGATTTCTGATTTTGAATATTTTGTTCAATGCTATTTAATTTATCAGAAACCTTCATTAAAAGATATAATAACTGATCTTTATCAATATTTTTTTCTACATGTTTTTCTTTTTTAACAATATTTTGAACAACACGGCTACTATGTCTTTTTTTAGAATTAGGTGAAATAGTAAATTGCTCAATATCAGCATCTCTTAATTGCATCAATAAATTTGGTAAATTATGTTTATCAAATTCAAATTCAATAGGAGACGTATATTCCTTATTATTATAAACAAAAGTTAAACCCGGCTGCTCTATTAAAAGATACATTTAAAAATTATTACCTTTGAAAAATGAAGTTCTGTGAATAGATTCTGTAATATCCAACAAATCGGCTTTTTCTGGTTTATAATCATATCCTGTATTTATATTAAAATCACCAAATTTATTTAATGCCATCATAACAGTTTGTTTTATTTCACCATTTAAATAAAGTTCAGCTTCGGCATCATATGAAATCCATTTATAATTTTGGTGTTCATGTGATAATTTTACTTCATCATCCTCATTTTTCATACGACAGATAAAATTATATTGTGTTGAAACTCTTTCAATAATACCATTATGTTTAACAACATAATTAAACTTATTAAAATATTGTAAAATCTCAATATCTAAGCCAACTTCTTCTTTGACTTCTCTTAACAGACCTTGTTTTATTTTTTCACCTTCATCGACTTTCCCCCGTGGAATTTCCCAAAAATTCGGCCAATGGTCATCTTTAGCTCGTTGTATAATCAACAATTTTCCTTTATCTGACTTAAAATTTTTAAAAATAATTGCTCCCGCTACATCAACTCTCGCAACATCAGGATCTATATTATCAATCATTGATTCTCTTATATATAAAATTTCTTTCATTTTAACATCCCCTATACTATTTTAATAAAAGTATAAATTTCTAAAATATCATCAACCTTCCATATAATATTTTGATTCTCAGTATTTTTAATAATTCTAATCAAAATATCATTTGATCCTGTGCCAGAATCTTCAATTGTATAATCTAAATTCAAAGTCAATTGTCCATATTTAGACATTACATGTAAAATATTATCTGCATCTGGTTTAAATGGAATAATAAATCCATCAGTCGGTATATTATTATCTAAATTATTAATATCATCTTCTGTAAAAGTATAAAAATAAAATCCTGCTTTTTCCCATGTAGATGAATCAATAGTTTTTGTTGCATCTACTTGTTCAACATCAGCTGGAGGATTATGCACACCATCTTGATATCCCCAATCATAATCAACAGATGTTTGATAAATATCATTCCAATTGAAATAATTTAAAAATTCATCATATGATGTTGCGTCTTGTAAAACCTTTGAAGTATCTCCCATATAAGAAATTAATGAAAAATTAAAATTAACATTTTCAATTAAATAATCAGTATTTATAAAAACATACCACGGCATTTCTATTTCATATTCAACAGTTACAGATAATCGCCAATCAGCTAATTTATCAGAGCCGCCATATTTCATACTAGCATCAGATAATCCAACTAATGTATAACGAGGTGTAATATTTACAGGAACAACAATTTCATTTCTATTAGTTGTTTTAACTAATGTTTCATATGCACCAGCACTTTCCCAATTTAAAAAATAACTACTCCCATCAACAGGATTAATATACTCATAATTTAACATTTCATCTGGTATTATTAAAAATGTTCTAAACGTGGATGGATATATCGGTCTATTCATTCCACCAAACATTTGTAACATATATAATTTCATATCACAATATTCATAAAAAGAATTTAATAACATTATTAATTCAAAATCACCCTTCAATCTAACAAAAATTGGATTGACCGTTACATTTCCATCTTGATAAATAGGATCATATAAAACACATTTTAAATGTTCATTACCATTTGAAATATTTGGAAACCGCCATAATTGGTGTGCCCCTGTAATAGCATCTGATATATTAAACTCACCCGATGGATTCAATATTATAGCAGGTAAATTGGGCATATCATGTTCATTACCATATTCAGCTTTTTTATTAATATATTCAACTGCTTTATCATATGTACCAACCACCTGATGTTTAAATCTAGGATATAAATAATCTGCAAAATAATTTAATGAATCATCAAAAAAATGCGCAAATACATTATGTATAAAAAAATAATTTTGTTCAGATTGTATAGACATTATATATCCTATAATTTAATGATAGTATTGGTATCATAATCATTTGTTATTACTGTTGATGAAATAAATTGATTTTGATTTTCACTTTTTATATAATCTATAGGTGAATTAGTTGCTATTTGGATACCTGATAAAGTAGTTGTAATTCTATCATCTTTATATTTTTTTAAATAATTTTTTCTTTCCACTAATAAAAAAATAAAATCATCTTTTATATTATTATAACTTTTTATTCTAAAAGTTATTACTTTTAAATAATTATCTGATGAAATATTTACTCTTTCTTTACCAACACAAGTTATATCATTTTTCCATTCATCTTTGATATTTTCATATTTAGACAATCTATTATTAATTGTTTTCAAATCTAAACAATTAATACAAAAATCAGACGATTCTATATTTTTAAACATATTTATATTTACGGCTTTTAAATCTTTATTTGAATTATATTTCATTATTGGATTGATATCAAACAAATTAAAATTTATATCAGTATGATAAAAAACACTTATATCATAAAAATAATCTCTGAATGGTAATCTTAATTTATATTGTCTGTTAAATGATTTTCCTAATGTTAAACTCATTTTTAATCCCCGTCTAATATCGACCAATCATCGACATTTTTATTCTCTATGTTATTTAAAATATTTTCTTTTTCAGCTACATAAACAGCTATAATATCACTTTTTGATTCAATACAATTTTCTATTAATTTGATAAAATATGAATAACTTTTTAAATTTTTATCATTTTTAACATTTTTCCATTTATATAAAGCTATTAATATATTTTCAGGTAGCTGATGTATATTAATCGATTCCGGTAATTCTAATAAATTTATATCTTTGTCTCTATGTAATTTAGCAAATTCTATTAATTCATTTTTATAAGATACATCTTTTAAATATTTATTTATATATCTTACCAATGGTGTGTTATCTGCACCAGATATATGAGAAACAATTTGTTCTAATTCATCTAGAGTTAAATCTGAAAACGGAACTGCTTCTCCTTCTTTTCGTTTTTTAATATAAGCTTTTTTCAAAAATTTAACAATATTTTTATTCTTTATATTGTTTTTACTAACTATTTCAATAATTTCTTCTTTAGTATAATAACCATCTTTCAAAATAGTTTCTATTCTACATATATCATTTATATGTTCCCATTCAAAAACATTTTTATAAGATAATTTAATAATACCTATTTTTAATAAGTCTTGATGAATTCTTTTTAACGGTCGTCTATTTTCAGTAATCAATTCTTTTATATTAAGAATATTCTTTCTTAAATCTTTTTCAGATATAGGTGCCAATTCATAATCATTTAATAATGAATCAAAATCATTAAAAAATCCAGTTTTTTTAATTTTATAAAAATGATTGAGTATAGTAGTCTCAAAATTATTTGGAATCAATTCCATTGCACAATAATACGATAAATAATATGGTTCAAAAATTAATCTAACAATCTGACATAAAAATAATTTATTTTTTGTTATATCAGTTTCTCTATTTGATAATTTTTCAGATAAAGATAATAAATAAATATAAATACTTAAAATATCATTGATGTTTTTAATTGTTTCTAAATCAGTTACTTGATCTTCCGCAATATCAAATTTTAAATGAATTGGATAAAAATTATCAATATTACTTGTTGTATTGTATTCACTTAATAATTTAAAATATTGTATTTGAGATAAATAAAATAATGATTTTTTATCTTCTTCTATAATATATTTGTCTATATAAATTTCAGTTTTTAATAAATCAAAAAAATATGATAGACTATCGAAAGTAAAAGATGTTGAATTAGCAGCTTTGTTATATAAATCAATAAATAATTGCTTTATACCAATTTTGTTTTCAATTATATAATTTTCAATTAAGGTAGGTTCTTCTTTTGATTCTCTATCAGGTGGAGATGTTAATTCTTTTTCACGTTGTTCAAACAAAGGTTCTAATTCAGTTTTTTCTAAATTTTCTTCTAAATTTTCTAAAAATTCATCAACATTTTCTGAAATAATATTTTCATTATTTTCTTCTTCAACTGATTTATGTTCATCACTTATTATATTATCTGGATTTGATATTTCTATATTATCACTATTTACTTCAATTACTGGTGTATTAATTGAATTACCATTTGATAATAAATTTAGAATTTGTTCATTTTGATTAATTTGATATTCTAAAATCTGATTATTTTTATATAATAAAATACTTTGGTCAAACGCCATTTCAAAATTTAAAATATCAATAGACAATCGACCTAATTGCATCATATATTGATTAAATAAATTAGAATCAATGCCTAGATATATTAAACCACTTTTTGCAGTCGATACCCCTATCATAACTGCATTACAATTAAATTTTTGCGAAATAGCAAATTTCACAAAAAAATCTATATCTTTTATTCTTCTTTTAATTGTAACTTCATTTTCATAACAATTAGGGTCATTAACAGCATCTTGTATAGATAATAACCAACTCAAAAAAGAACTTCTATCTAATACTATATTTTTATAACCACCAATACTACCAAATTTTATATCATGATTTTTAAATTCAAAATTAAATTTTAATTCACTCCAACTATGAATCTTATCATCATTTATTTTTTTGGCTTTCGTACCTGACAATGTAAAGCTACAATTATTAAAATATTTATCATCTTTATGAGATATTAAAATTTTTACCGCATTTTCATACTCTGGTCCTTGTTTAATTAACATTTCTCTACGTCACCTCACTTAGCTAAACTTTTCTATATATAATATGTAGCAATTATATGTTGTAATTTTCAAAGATAAAAACCCAAAATAAAATTCTAAGTTCCACTCGGGGCCGGCGCCAAAAAAATAAAATTTGAAAAGTTTTTAAAATAAATATTTAAATTAATATCTTTAGCTAAATTTAAAATTTCTAGCTTAATCATCTTATTTATTCATCTGTTTTATTATGTTCTTAAAAAATATTTCAAAATTTTTTCTATTTACACTAACAATCTTAATAAATAAATTCAACAAATTAATTATAATGTAGATCTTATATAAAATGTTATTATCACATTAAAATATTATGTTTGAATATCATATAATTCTGAATAGTGGAATTGAAATATTACTAGATTACACGAGATTATCAAATAAAAAAAATAAACTTTTAAATATATTGTTGAATATTATTCATACAACTTTAAACTAGTATATCATATAATTGAATTATTATTTGTTGAATACTATTTGAATACATATTAATATCAACTAATATCCGACACGTATTTATATTTTTATATTATAACATGATATCATGTATATGATATATATTTTTATGTAAAATTTCGCTTTTTAAGTGAAATTGTTATTTCAATATTTTAATTTTAATATTAAATTATAGTATTATTGATTTAATGATCTATAACAAAATAGCAATTTCAACTTAAAATTAATTTATGATAACAAAAGCTGAAAGCTGATTAATATTTTAGTAATTATATTTTTAGTTTGAAATAATAATAATTATATATACTAAACTAAAAATTAATAATTTGAATTATTGTTAATCTAATCTTATCAATATTAAAATATCTATATTTAATATTAATATTTATTTCAGATATTATAATAACTTAAATCAAATTTCCAATATTCCAAAACATCTATTTCAGATAAAGATAAATAAAAAAGATTATTAAAATTAAAAATTAAAAATTAACATCAAAATAAAAACATTATTTATTGATATTTGAAATTAATAACTTTATTTATTATATAATGAAATATATTTTTTAGAATAAAATCTATTCTGGAGACTATCGTCTTTTAATATTTATTTTTAAAATTTTTTATTTAATCCACCGTAAATATATTTTTTATATAAATTTGTTAGTACCGATACAAAAAAAAATTCCACGGGTCTTGGGAACCCGTGTAATTTTTTTTCCGGGAAACACAGATGAGGTTTATTCTTATTATTTATATTTTAAGTTGTTCAAAATTAATTTTTATAAATGATATTTAAAAATAAAAAAGATTTATATAAACTTATTTTTAAATTGTGTTTTTATATTTAATATTTCTATCTTGACAATCTCAAATGATTATTTTAATAAAAATTTAATTTAATATGTGATCAGATAAAAATAACATTCGAAAAAATTTTTCTAGAAATATATTTTTGGAATAAAAATTTAGAAATGAAAATCAATCAAAATTTATCACCCAGCTGTAGTTGCGAAGCAACCCACCGGATGACGTTGTGCGCCGGTGGAGCCCGGGTAGTATAAACATCCTCTTGCTTAAATACATTAATGTGTTCTCTTTTTTTTCGAAAATAAAATGAGATGTGGATCTGAATAATATCAATTACTTAGTTAACTTTGCGATGAAATCTCTAAAATTTAATAGAGATTTCATCTCAAATCATAAAATTTTAGAGTATTTATATTTTTATAATTATAAAATTATTTTATATGTAGATATGCATAAAAATAAGAGATTTTATTTTCATTTATAAAATATAGAGATATAAAAATCCAAAAATAGAACATATAAATACAAAGTAATATTTGTGTTATTAAAGGAGATATTATAATGAATAAAACTGATGGATTAATAAATTTATCTGGTGAATTATGTCCTGAGTGTGGATATATACATCCAAAACCAGAAAACGGTATTTGTCCAGTTGCCGCTAATAAAGGTAAAACACAAGATGTAAAACTAAAAAAAATACAACATACAAATGATGATTTAGCATCTAAAAAAAATATCGAAATAATGAAAATAAAAAATATGATTAATAAACATATATCTGAAAAATATGATTCAATAAAATTTCCTAACGAATATGTAGAAGATAAATTTTTTAAAAATATTAGTGAATTATTGGAAAAAAATTTAATTGATTACTTAAAAGATTATAGTTGTTAAAGGAGTTTGTATTATGATAAATACTGCCGATAGTTCAGCAATTCTAGATTTAATTAAAAATGGATATCAACCATTATATTCTGAAATTGATAAAAAATTAGATATAGATAAAATTGAAAATATTTCAGATACTTTTAAAAATATTATTAAAACAATTATTGAAAAATATCATTTATACCAATCAATCTCATTTGATATATATGATTTTAAAAAGGTCGATAAATTAGAAATCATGGTAACTTTGATTGGTGATATTACAATGATTCCTTATGAGGAATTTTCACAAAAAGAATTAGTTCCAGATGATGTTTTAAAAGAAAATGAAAATAAAGAAAAATATTTTCTACTTATTAATCCTTTTGTAGAAATAACTAGTGCCAATATGTTAATTAATTTTGGAATTGTATTAAGTAATTTAAATATTGATAATTTAATAGGTTTTGTTATTAAGGAATCATATTTATATGTCAAACAATCTGATGATAAAATTGGTATATCAACACAATATTTAGAAGCTGAAAAAGCTTTTATGTTTCATTATTATTATCATTGCATGAAAGAATTAACTATGGAAGCAAAAATAGAAATGCATGGGAAAATTTTAGAAGAAATACCAATTGAAAATATGCCAACTTGTTGAGGTAAGTAATGGAAATTTTAAATTCTTTATGGGTTGAAAAATATAGACCGAAGAAAATAGATGATTTAGTTTTACCAGAAAAATATAGTGTTAAATTTAAAGAATATATCAACAATAATGATGTACCATCTTTATTATTACACGGACCACCGGGAACAGGTAAATCATCAATTGCAAGAATTATTACATCTAAAAATGGTATTATACAAAATAGAAAAGCTAATGTATTAGCTTTGAATGGGTCAGCACAAGAAAATAGAGGTATCAATTTTGTATCTAATGTTATAGAACCTTTCTTAAAAATTCCTGTTGCGCCACCTGATAAATTAAAAATTGTTTTCATTGATGAAGCAGATTATTTAACAGATCACGCATTTCATTCATTAAGAGCTATTATTGAAAAATATTCTGAAACAAATAGATTTATATTAACTTGTAATTATGTAGCAAATATTCCAGATGCACTACAATCAAGATTAACAGAATATAAATTTCAATTATTACCATCTGAAATTATAATTGAATTTTGTGAAAATATTTTAAAAGAAGAAAATATTAAATATGATATTGAGGATGTTAATTATATAGTTTCTTTTATGTACCCGGATGTACGTAAAATAATTGATAGACTTCAAAAATTCTCTGTTGATGGAAAATTAAATATTGATAAACAATCAATTGTTACTCAGGAAAATATTTTAGTATCTAAATTTATTGAAATTATGCAAAATATTATTCAACAGAATTCATCAGCTAATTCTAAAATTATTCAATTAATAATTGAAACTTTAAATAAATATGCTTATGAAATTGATTATCGTAAGGTATATGAAGATTTATTTAATAAAGAAAAAATACCACCATATATAAAAATTAAAATTAATCAGTATTCAATTAAACATAAAGATTGTTTATCACCATCAATGAATTTTATGGCCATGCTTTTTGATAGTATAGAAGCTGTCAAAAAATATGTTAAATTGGTAAAATAAAATGATTGGTATTTACCAAGACAAATTTATAGATTTCATTGAAGAATATCTTGGTGAAGTAAAAATAACAAGTAGTAATATAATATGTAAATGTCCGTGGTGTGAAATAAATAGATTACATCATCACCACAATCATTTATATATTTCATTAGATAAACCAATATTTAATTGTTTTAAAGCTGGTTGTAATCAAAGTGGTACAATTAAAAAGTTCATAAATAAAATTACGGGAACACATTCATACAGTAAATATATTGATGATGAAGCATTAAATAAAATAAAAAATTATAAAAAATTAAATTTTTCAAATACTGAATTTGTATTTAGTAAAGATGTTAAATTACCTGAATTACATAAAGGTGAATTTCCAGATAAAGAAAATTATTTACGAGCAAGATTATCATATGCTCCATTTGATATAAAAAATATTAAAGGATTAATTTTTGATGTAGAAAAATTTATTGAATTAAATAATTTACAGAATATTCTTTCTGACTCAGATAAGAAAATGATTTATTTTTTACAAAATAATTTTATAGGATTTCTATTGGAAAATAAAACTAAAGTTATTTTTAGAAATACTGATAAAACATCTGATTTCAGATACTATAAATTCAATATCCAAAAAGATATGGATTTACTAGATTATTATAAAATAACACACCATATAAATGATTCTAATTTAATTGTTATTGGTGAAGGTTTATTTGATATATTTAATGATCACATATTTGATTATACGGGGTGTAGAAACAAAGCTTTTGGTTATTATTGCTCCCTTAGTCAAAGATTTGAATCTCTTATAAAATCTATCATTTTCCATGATAATATTTATATGCCAGATGTTGTTATATTATCTGATGGTAATATAAGTATTAATTATTATAAAAAATTAAAAAGAAAATTGAAAAATTTTTGTAATGATATTAAAATTTTTTATAATACACATGGAGATGATTTTGGGGATTCATTTTGTAATCCTGAAAAAATTATTATTTAAATTTATATATTGATGAAAATATTAGGGGAATAAGATGAGAAAACATTTAAAACAAAGAGTATTAGATTTATATGAAAAGACATTGGAAAATGGATATGATTTAAGTGATAATTTCGATATTGATAATATCGATTTTTATAATCTATATAGCAAAGCTATGCAATATGACTGTGCAGTTTCATTTGATAATGACAATTTATTTTTTATAAATCATAAACAAAATGGTACAAGTGGTATTATTATAATTTATATGGTAAATAATTTAGATACTAATAAAAAATTATCAGAAAAAATTATGAATTTAGTTTCTATATTAGAAGATTTATTTATATCATTAGATCAAACAAAAATTATAACAGAAAATTCAGCAACATATTTAGTAATTTACAAAAATTTGTCGATTAATACGATAGGAGGAATCGAGTAATGTCAATCAATTTAGATGCCAATCAGTATGAAAGTTTTTATTCAATTATTTCATTATTAAAAGATGAGTGTAATGATATTGATATTGTGGGAGGTAAAATTCGTCAAAAAACAAATTCGCATAATGCAATTTTTGATATTGATATGACGGATTTTCTTGAAGATATTAATTTACCATTTACAATTATTAAACAGAAAATTGATTTATTAAGAATGTTTTTAGGTAGTGATAATATTGAGATTGATTCAAATGATGAATTTTTTACATTTAAAGATAATTTTTCAAAAATTACTTTTGTGAAACCAAATTTACAATTTATTGATAATCCATATATGTCAGATGAAGAAATAGCAAATCTATTTGCATGGGATGAACAAACTGTTTTACTATCAACAAATTTTTCTTTGAAAATTTGTGAAAGAATGAAAATTATTGCATCTAATTATAATATTACAGCATTTACAATGTTATTTAATGGTGATGATGCAAAATTAATTGCCACAACTGATTCAAATGACCAATCAGCTGTTATTGTTGATTCTATTCCATTGGAAGTGGAAATTCAAAATACATATTGTAATTTACAAATTACACCATTTATTGTTGATAGAGATTCTGAAACAAGATTAACATGTTATTTTGAAACAGCTGAACAAAATGCAATTATAATTAATAAAACTGAAACATCTATCAAAGAAGTTGATTTCACTATATATAGTAGAACTCAATTTAATTCTGAAGATGAATAATAAATATAAACATATTCAACAATCACGGGGTAATAGTTATTCAACTGAAAGATCGTTTTCTTTTGAACAGTTGATTAACTATTATCCCCGTCATCATTTATTGGATGAATTATTAACCGCAAACCCAAATGTAAGCCATATTAATTTTTTTATTGATTTAAAAAATATTATGCAAACAACTTATTTGGAATTTGCAATCCAATATTTAATAAATGATTCTAAAGAAAAAGGTCAAATTTCATCATTGATTTTTGAATCATTTATGGCATTTTTAGGTTTTCATAAGGAATATGTTTTATCCAGAAGTTTAACTGCTAATTTTTATGTATTTTTCGAAACAGGTGATTCCGGTTATCATAAAAGAATTTTTAAAGATTATAAAAGTAATAGATCGATTGATAAAGCTTTTGGATTAACTGAATCTGAATTAAGATTAAATAGGGATATTTTACAAAAGAATTTAATATTAATAAATAAAGTTGGTAATAAATTACCCAATGTTAGAGTATTTCATTTAGAGAATTTAGAAGCTGATTTTATACCTTATTATTTAATGTCTAGAAAATTGATACCAGAAGGTAATCATATTATTAATTTAACATATTCTACAGATCATGATTTATATCAAAATACATTATGCACACCAAGAAGTTATATATATTATAGACGAAAACAAAAATTATTAATAATTGACAAAACAAAAATAATTGAACATTATTCAAAAATAAAAAATTTTAAAACTGATTTAACACCAGACTATTATCCATTTTTTATTGCATGTACAGGTGATACTGGTGATGGAATACCAAAACCTTTCAGAGGAGCTGGTCCAGCTACAATAAATAAAAATTTAAAAGAATTTGTAGAAATATGTGGTGGATTAGATAATATTATAGCTATTGCTAGTGATAAAAATGCAACTGAATTTTTGGATATAAATAATGATAATTTTAAGAACATAAATTTGAATAGTACACTACAGAAATTTATAGATAACAATGATAAAATTCTGCGAAATACAAGATTAATGTCATTTGAAGTTTTATCAAGATATTTAGATAATTATGGTGATAATACATTATTAGAAAAAAGAAAATATATCCATGAAATAGCTAAGACCGATGAATCAGTTAATCCAGATATATTATTAGAATCATTACATAAAACAAAAATATTTATAGATGAAAAACATTATAATAAATTGTTTTTATCACCATCTACTTCATTTAATGACATTTTAAAAACCTTTTAATACAAGAGGAATTTATTATGTTAAATGATTCATTGGTTCTAGATTATATTAAAGATAATTTAGGTTTTCCTTTTCAAAAATTGGAAATAGATGATGATAAAATTCTAGAATACACCAAAAAATTTACAATTCGAAAATTTTCTTATTGGGTTCCTGATAAAAATAAAATTTCCTTAAATTTAAATAGTCCCCAAAATAAAGTACCTTCTAGGAAAAATGAATATTTTGTAAGAGATCCAGAAGGATTGGATATTATGAATATTGTTGAATTGATTCCTATGCAGGGAGATTATTTAATGACAGGCCATCCAATTATGGGTGGGCATGGAATACCATCAATTAGAGAATGGGCTTTAAATGTTGAAAATTCAATGACTGTACGAATGTTTTCAGACTGTGATAAAACATGGGAATTTATACCACCTAATATTGTAAGAATTAGTTCTTTAAACTTTAAATGGGATAGATGTGTGGTTGAATATGAACGATTACAACCACCAGATTTTAGAAAAATACCAACTGATTTACATGTTTTATTCTTAGATTATGCATTAGCGAGTATAATGATAATGATAGGGCGCATTAGAAAAAAATATGCAAATGGTAATTTAAGAACACCATTTGGTGATATACCAATTGGAGATGAAATTTTTGACGAAGGTCAAACTAAATTATCAGAATTAGAACAAAAAATGGATACTCTTTTCACCCCAAATATTAGTGTTGTTTTTGGATAAAATTATTATGAAAAAAGTAAAAGCTGATATAACAAAAGATACGGTTTCTATTTTTAAAAATACTTCTAATCACAAATATTTTTTAATACCAACAGAAAATCCAGATGAAAAAATTGATAACTATAGTGATTTATCACAAGTTATAAAATTTCAAGAAGGTCCGATAAATGAAGTTGGTATAAATGGAATCACAGAAGCTTCCCTTATTTCAGTTTTAATTGATAGATTTGAATATTTTCAAAAAAATACTAAACTTCCATGTGATGAAAATGAAACTATTTTAGATAATTTATATCATAGTTTATTTATGATAAATAAAAGAACGGAAGATAGAATACAAAAAAATATAGAAGGATATAATAAGTAATGAATATTTATGTTGGTATAGACCAATCAATGAATTCAACTGGTATTGTATTTATCGATACCAATTATAATATACAAAAAAAAATGATTATATCATCAGATACTAATTTGGAAAATTATGAAAGAATTATGCAAATAGGTGATGATTTATTATTTGAACTGCTTAAATGCAGTGAAAAAGATAATGAAATTTTTTGTTGTATAGAAGGAATTTCATATGGTTCACACGGCAGAGGTGTAATTCAACAAGGATCTTTACACAATTATATTCGTATTCTATTAAAAAAACATAATATTTTCAATATTGTTTGTGAACCAACTGTATTAAAAAAATTTGTAACTGGTAAAGGCCAATGTAAAAAAGAATTAATGCTTATGAAAATATATAAAAAATGGAAAATAGAATTTGATAATTCAGATTTAGCTGATGCGTATGCATTAGCAAGGTATTGTAGGGATTATTATGAATCTACCAGTAGTTAAAAAATTTGCAATACATTTACATGAAGCAAAAAGAGCGGGTCGCCATCATGATATTAGATTTCAAAAACCTGATGGAAGTGGTAATTGGGATTCTTTTGCAACTAAAAAAGAAATACCTTTAAATAATAATAATGAAAAAATTCTTGTTTTTAGAACACGTGTACACTCAGAAAAAGAAGCTCTTTTTACCGGTGAAATTGATGAAGGATATGGAGCTGGTAAATTAAGTCTTTGGGATTCTGGTGACATTATTATTGAAAAATATAATCCACGTCATATTATAGTTGTATTTAAAGGTCGAAAAATAAAAGGGAGATATCATTTTCTTTCTTCATATTATGCAAAATTTAATAATAAATCTCAAACAAAAGGCCAGAAATACAAGGCTTTTTTATTTTTTAAAGCAAAGAATCAATCATAATGGAAATTATTTATCAAATATCTTTCGATGAACAAAATCAACAAAATAACAATAAAATATATTGTGATAAATGTGATACTTTAATTAATAAAAATCAAAATTATTGTCCTAATTGTGGGCGAGGAATGTGTTGATATAATAAATAATTACAACATATAAATGAGGTAAAATTAAAATGGCTAAAGACTATTTACAAGAAGATGATAATGTTGAATTTATTAGTGAAAAAAATAAAACAAAAGTATGGTCTTTGCGAGCAGAAATTGATTTTATTTTTAAAATGTTAGAGGGTAGAATTAATAAAATTAAAATTGATAGAAGAACACCTTTTGAAAAGATGTTATCATATTTAAATGGATTAGAAAAAAGAGAAATTTTTGATTCATTTGATAAACAAAAAATTTTAAAAATATGTTATTTCATCAAAGCAAATATTCGATCCTCTGATGTACATTGGAAAGAATTAAGAAAAAATGTAAGAATTATGATTAAATAGGATATTTATTATGGATGATAATTTAAATAATTTAGTAGAAGAATTTGTTGAACAACGAAAAGCATTAAAAGAAATGATTTTAGATTTAGAGCAAGTAAAATCTAAAATCAATAAGTTGTTTCCAGAATCATTAGATAAAAGGTATATAAATTTTTTTGAAGAAAAAATGAAATCATTATCATCATTATTTGGAACAATACTTGATGTAAGAAAAGAAATAATGAAAAGTGTAAAAACAGAATTTGAATTAAGAAAAATTTTACAAGAAGTCGATGAAAAAGATACAATTTTAGATGATATTGATATGGATGAAATTGAACAAACTATTAGTAAATTAAAACAGACACATGAAAAACAAAAGAAAGAAAGAGAGCATTTAAGACATAAGGGAGAATCGCATGTCAAACTCGAGTCAATTAATTGATAATGATGATATATTAGGCGATATTTCATTAGATTCAGAAGATTTAAATAAAGAAGAAATTGTTGAGGAAACTACACCAAAAATAAAAAAAGATGAACCAACACCAGAAGAAGTAGAATCAATGACCGATGATGAAGTTATAAATCATATGGAGCATACAAATGATGAAGAAGCAAATATGCTTTATAATGAATTTATGAATATTTTGGATACTAATGATAAAATAGTTACTGATAAAAATGAAAAATTATTTTGCACAACTGGATTGAATTTATTAGATGCCTCGTTAGGTGGTGGATTGGTTATAGGTGGTTTATCTATTTTAGTAGGTGCGCCGGGTTGTGGGAAATCAATGATTGCTATGCAAACAATGGCCCAAGCACAACGAAAATTAAAAGATTGTTGTATGGTTGTTTATATTGATTCAGAAGAATCTACTACTACTGAACGATTGGCGATGCTCGGTGTTAATAAACCAAAAATTAAACCAATTACTCAGTTAACTTTAGAAAAAGTTTTTAAGGTTATTGATAATTTATGTAAATTTAAAGATGCAAAAGGATTACAAGATAATCCAGCTATTATAGTATGGGATTCAATTGCTAATACTTTGACAGAAAAAGAATTTGAAGTAGATGATCCAAATAGTGCAATTGGTTACAAAGCTAGGTTTTTGACACATTTTCTTCCACAATATATAAAAAAATGTTCACAATATAATATAGGTTTAATTGCTATTAATCAATTGAGAGATGTTATTTCTATGGGACCTTATTCTGCCCCACGAGATCTAAAAATGTTATCATCTCATAAATCAATGCCCGGTGGTAATTCATTAAAATTTAATGCATTTCATTTATTGGAAATGAAAGTTAAAGCTGTACTAGATGAATCTAAATTTTCATTTGATGGTATTGAAGTGGTATCCAAATGTGTTAAAAATAAAGCATTTCGACCCAATATTGAAGTAAAATTAATTGGTAATTTTACAAAAGGGTTTTCTAATTTTTGGACAAATTATATGTTTTTAGTTGAAACAAAAAGGTTGAAATCTGGAGCTTGGAATTATTTAGTTAATTACCCAACTGAAAAATTTAGAACAAAAGATGCGCCTTTAAAATATAATGAAAATTTTACATTCAGAGAAGCATTTAATAAAGAAGTTGAAGATGCTATAAAAGTTGAAATTATTGATAAATATAGTAATGAGAATCTTGACAATACTGGATTTGATAATTAAAGATCTTTTTTTCATTTAATTCTCGGAACATAAAAATGAATAATTTTATTCTTTGTTTTTAAACAAATTTATATATTCCGAGGATAATAAAATGACTAATAATACAATAAATGAGATTTTAACACCCGTAATCAATTCAATAATTAAAGCTCTTGTGGATGAACCTGATGATGCATTTATTCATGATATTCTAACTACTCCTAAAACTATTACAATTTATTTAAAAGTAAATCCATTGGATTTTGGAAAAATTGTAGGTAAACATGGTAAAACAGTTAGATCTATTAATTATCTTGCTTCAATTATTAAACAAAAACATTTTCCACAAGATAAACGTATGACCAATATTGAAATTATTGAAGAAAATAAAGGATTATAATCATGTTAAAAAAAGAAAGTAAAATCAGAATTCTTGAAAATTTTCTTTCGTTGGATTATTTATTTTTTGGAAAAACTATACATGAAATAGATGTTTCAACTGAAGTAGCCCAACAATATTTAGAATTAAAAGGTGCATTATGTTCAGCTTTAATTGAAATGTATAATTTCATGGAACATAATCCACCTGAAATTGCTGAAATTTTAACTGAATCTGATATTGAAAAAATGGCAATTAAAACAGCTATTACAGCTCGGGGTAATGTTAGAAAATTATTAACATGCCAAGAAGGAAAAACAAATGTTGTAAACACTGTTTTTGAAGCCGTTAAATTAAATGAAAGTGAAAATATTGATACCATAGTTAATTTTACTATTCAGGAAAAGGCTTTTCAACTAGGTTTGGATAATATGTTAATTGCACGAGCCTTAAATGAATCAGAAAAAATTGATGAAATGAATACATTTGAAGGGCGTTTATTAGAAGATACGTATAAAGCTCTAAGAAATTCTTTAATTGAAACTGCTTTAGAAATTTTAGAAAATAAGAATGTTACAACTGAATCAGAAAAAACTGATAATGAAAAACAATCATGTGAATGTTAAATCTGAATATCAACAAATTATTGAATATATTAATAAAAAAGCTTCTAATAAAATTGATAGTATTAAAACAAAAAATGGTATTAGAAATGAACCAGTAGTTGATAATATTGAACCAAAAAGAATTAAACAATTTTTCAGTAATTTTAATTTACAAAATAATGAAAAATTTATTTTAGCTATTAATAATTCATTAAAAACAGATATTAATAATGAATTATTAATAGCTAAAAATTTTTATACATGTTCAGATATATGTGGATGTCATAGAAAAGTATTTTTTGAATTTTTAAATTATGATTTTACTATATCAGATGAATATTTGAATTTTTATAAAAATTATATAATAAATACAACTTATAGAAATATTATTTTAGAATTAGCTAATTTTAAAAAATATAATACATTTATAAATTATAAAAACAAAGTTAAGGATATAATATATGGTATTCAAGATAATATAATGATAGATTTTATAATTAATGATTTTATTTCAGAAGATGTATTTAAATTAAAAGCATTGTTATATAATTTAAATACGTCAATAAATGAAAAAATATCAATTATAAAAATTATTAAATTTAATAAATCATTTGATAATATTACTTTATCTGACGTAGATTTTGATACATCTGATGTATCTCTTATAAATAAAATAGATTTATTATTTAATAAAATAAAACAAAAAACAAAACCTGATGAAGATAACAGTGAGTTATGCCGGGTATGTGTTTATAAAAAGAATTGTCAAATTAATATAAATAATGATGTTAAAAATAATGGTAAAGATAAAAAAATATCAAAACATGATAAACCAAAAAATATAAAAAAATTACATCAGGTTATAGAACCTGTAAAAACAAAACATAAATTTTTATTATAAATGGAGATTTGTTAAAATGATTATAACATATGGTGCATATTGTTCAGCAACTTTAGATAAAAATTATGTCCCGATTATTTTAAAATATTTAGAATTATATATTTTAACTTATAGTCTGGATGATGTTTTATCCGAATTATCAAAAAATTCAAATAAACAATTTGTTAAAGCAGGTTCTGGTGGAAAAAAATATAAAATTGTTGCAGAATCAGATGTACCTTTAACAGAAGATGGAAAAGAAATTGTTGAAATTTCTGATTTTAAAATATATACATCTTTATTAACAGAACAAAATATGAATACCGGTACAAAAAATCCACCACAAAGTACAGGTAATGCAGGTACAGGTAACAGAGGTGGTGGTAAGATAAACACCACACCTAAAAGTGGTTCTAAACCTATTATTGGTGGTGGAAAAGGAAGTGGAAGTGTAACAGATAAACCAGAAATAAAAACACAGACCAGACCCGGTGATATTAACAGGGCAGTCGTTTCAATAGAACCAACATGGCTTCAAGTCACTTATAATGATAGCACTTTCATGTTAGGTATTAAAGTGATACCCATATATTTTAAAGATGAAACCACTCTTGTAAATGAATTAATGAAAGATTTATCTTATAAAAAAGGTTTGAAATTAATTTTTGAAGGATTTAAACGAGGTATAAAAGGATGGTATAGAAGATTATTAAGCCCAGTTGAAAAAATGGCTGATATGTTAGGGTGGGAAATCTTTGATAGAAAAGCACCACAGGGAATAAAAATTAAAAATAAAGTTATTTTTGCTACATCAAGTTTGAAACATAATTTATTTATTGTATTAAATAAAAATAATATACCAGTAGATGTTAATGAAGTATCTTTTAAACATTTATTTAGTGTACTAAAGTGGTGTTCTTTGATTTTTATGGATGATGTGAATCAACAAGTTTCTTTTTGTATGCAATCTCAAAGAGGTATGTGCGCTGTTTTGCCATACAGAGTTTTAATTCATTCAACTATGAATAAAGGTATGGGGCAAGCATATCAAGATATTGACGAAGTTCAAAATGCAGTATCATCTGTATTCAGAACTAAAAAATCAAGAATAACAAAATTATTTGGTGAAATGCAAGCCGCATATTCTATGATTGATATTAGAAAACATTTAATTGAATCGGTATATCTACAAGAAAATTCTGAAAAATATTTAACCAATCCAGATTTAGCAATAGAAATGTATAAAAAAATTAGATTTATAAGTAAATCATCTGATTTATCTGATATACAGCATAAATTATCATCTTTTCCAACTAAAACACCAGCTGAATTAAATTCTTTTATTAATAAAAATTCTAAAAATTTTAAAAAGCTTTATACTTTTGCAAAAAAAGTAATTAAAAATTCTGTACCATTTGAATTATCTGATAATGATTTAGAAATATTATCTTATATTATTGCATATCGAAGTGCAAATATGCGAGGTCCAAATCAATTACCTAGATTACGTGACCTTTTAAAACAATTTATTTATGATTTAAATAAGAATAAAAATGATAAAATAGATAACAAAGTTATTTTATTTAGGACTATTGTAGATGTTTTCAATAAAACAACTTCTATTCTAAAATATCATGATTTTGATTCAGATGAAGAAAGACAAGAAATTATAAAACGTAATTTATATGTCTTTTTAAATTTAGTTCCTTTATTAGTTTTAAAATAAATGGTGAAAATTATGTCTGATGATTTAAATTTATCTGAAATGGTAAAAGATGCTGAAAATAATATAAAAGATGAAATCAAGGCAGATGAAAATATATTAAAATTGTACTCAACTAATTCGCCTTTTGAGTTATCAATGCGAATTAAAAAATTTGAAAATGATAGTACCTATAATAAATTTATTAAATCTGTTGAAAGAATGGTTCGATCTTCATATGAATATAAATTATGGAAATCATATTTAATAGATGTATTAGGTTTAACAACATGTGTTATAACTGATGAAAATTTATCAGAGCTTACTTTAGAAGTACATCATCATGTACCATCATTGTATTTAATAGTTAAAGCAATTTTGAATGAGGCTATGGAAAACGGCGAATTTTTTTGTACATATGATATTGCTACTAGAGTTATGGAAATTCATTTTAAAAATCAAATTGGATATGCTATGATGTGTAAATCAATGCATGAAAAATATCATAATGGGTTTTTAGAAGTTCCAATTGAATCTATAAATGGTAATTATATGGAATTTATTAATAATTATTCTCGATTTTTAGATTCTGAAGATTTAGATAATTTAAATAATTTATTACAAATAAATCAAAGTAATTGTCAATGGATTAGAAATAATTACCCTACTGCAAATCAGGTGTAAATAAATGATTACAATTACTGAGGAAGCATTTAAACAGTTACAATCACCATTAGATATTTCTAGAAAAAGTAAAAAATATAAAACTAAATCTGGAATTTATACATTTCCTAGTCCATCTTTGGAAGCACTAGAAAAAAATCTTTTTTATATATTAAAAAATTCTATAGAAAAATTATTTGAAAAAAAATATGTAATGAAACCTTCATATTTATCATATGATGAATACGGGACACCATTTTTAGGTGATATAATTATGTATGTAAATGGTGTGTATTGCACAGAAGATTTCAATTTAGAAACAGTAGTTATACCCAATTTAACCGCATTAATAAGTATTAGTCAGGATAATTTATCCGCATATGATAAAAATAAAAATATTGAGGCTGTACAATGGTAAAATCTAGAAAAAATTTAAAATTGTATCTTGAATTTTTACAGGACAATAATAAAAATAAATCTTTAAATGAGGGTGCCTCAGCTGTATTAGCGGCTATTTCTCCGTGGATGAGTGGTTTAATGGCAGCTACTATGATATTAAGATATGGTTCAGGATTTTTGAATGATTATATGACAAAAGCTGGTCGAGCATGCAATCATTTAGTTGGAGCATCAAAAAATCTATGTACAATTGATTATAAGATACGTGGATTAGAAATGCAAAAAAATACATTGAAATCAAAACAAAGTTTATGCTCCAAATCTAGAAAACCCGATGAATGTCGAGATAAAGTACAACGAAAAATTGATATATTAGACAGACAATTACGTGATTTATACGAACATAAAAATATTTTTAAAGACAAAGCTAGACAAGAACGTGAATCTCAAATGAGAGTAATGTAATGCAGATAATAAAAAAAGATTTTGAATTAGTTCGAAATGCAGAAAATATTGTAAATTTTTCAAGAGTTAAAACAATAGAAGTACCTGATTGGTATAGGAAAATTTCAAATATTTTTGGTTTATTAGACAGTGGATTTAAGCATGATGGTCTTAAAACAATAACTAGAATTATATCAAATGAAAAATTAACGAAAAATATATTTGATGTAGTTGTTTTTCCTGATACAATCCCAGAATATCATCTACCAGGATGCTATAATTTACATAATAAAAAACAATTAATCAACATTGGTTTTTATCAAATAAATGATATTTCTATTACTAAACCATCTGCCAAAGCATTGTATTCAATTTTTGTTTATAATTATATTTTATATAAAATTCATTCGAAAAAAATTAAATTCCCTGTTGATATATCTGCTAATATAATCAATTATTACACAGCTTTGTTCATGTCAATGTTTGGAAAACAATATGGTATGATTGGAATATATACAAGTAAAATTCCTAAATTAAAATTTTTCATTTCTTGTTATGTATTAGCATCTTATTTTGGATTGAAAAACCACGAATTATATTCAAAAGCACAATCTTATAGTACATACATTGTTGATAATATTGATGATTTGAAAAAATATGATTTTAAAAGTGTAAATGGTTTTGTTCAAACATTATCTGATTATGATATATTCCCAGGTTTTAATGTTTATAAATTATTAGGTAGATTTTATACCTCATTCGGAGTTTCTTTTTTAGCTGCATTTGAAGATTTTGGACGATTTATTGCTATGATTTCTGTATCAGCTATATCTGGTAATGGAATTGCGCCAGCTTTTATTTCGAAATATAATAAACAAGTATTTAATAATATTTTAAAAATAATTAGAATTATATATTAAATCATGGCTGTAGATATTCTTCATCATTATGGCTTTTATCGAGCCAAAGTATTAGAAAATAAAGACCCAAAAAAATTTGGTCGAATTAAAATTTGGGTCCCTGATATAATGCCAGAAATCACGCCTCATATACATCCTAAAATTAAAGAGTTGTCTGTACTTGGTGATGAACCAGGTGCTGAAAATGTAAATTTAGATGAAGGATTATGGGCCCATCCAGCCAACAATCCAGTTGGAGGTAGAAGTGGTGAAGAAAATAATGATCAATGGGGGCAGGGTACATGTTATATTCCAAAATTGGGCTCATATGTATGGATATTTTTTGAAGGCGGTAATATAAATCGACCTTGGTATTTTGGATCTATTGAATTAGAAACAAGTAGGGTATTACCAGAAAACCAAGCGGGTCGTGAATATCAAAATAAATGGACTGTTTTTAAATCATCACAAGGTAGAACTATTATTATATCAGATGATTGTGATGAAAGAATTGAAATAACTGGTAAAAAAAGACAATATGTTAAAAATAATGCAATGCCAGAAGGAGATATTAATTCTGTTTATCAAATAGATGGAAATCAAACAACAATTTTATTAGAAGAAACAGAAGGAAATGAAAAATTATTAATACGTACATGGCAAGGTGATTATATAAATATTGATATTTCTGCCAGACAATTATTTTGTTATTTTCATGATAATATTTCTATAAAAACAGATGGTACTTTATTTGTTGAAGCACAAGATATAAATATAAAATCTTTGAATGATACTTATTTAACTACAAAAAATACTTTAAATATTGCTTCAACAAATACTTTTATTTCAAATAATGAAACATTAAATTTAAATTCAATTAAAAATACTTTTGTATATGGTGAAAATATTCATATTTTAGCGGAGACTGATTTATTATTAACAGGTTATGAAACAATTCATCAGTATACTAGTTTAAATTTATTAGGTGGTGATGTTAACGTAGGACTTGTAGTTCCAAGAAAAGCTCCAGCGGTGGATGCTGCAATTGCAGGAGATGCAGGTGAAGCTGCCTCACCTGTGATGTATGGTGATAGAACCACTAATAAAGATTGTATTAATCCAAAACATCCAGAATTAACACCTAAAGATAATATACAATCTAAACCACCAAGTGAAAAAGAACCACCAGATGAAGCCACAGATAAACCAAATAATTCAACACCAGATGAAGGTTTATTACCTGATGGTATAACCGTTAACGATGTATTTGAAAGAACATTCACGGTGTAAATAAATGGGTAGAGTTGTTTCAGTTGTATGGGAACCAGATGATTTAGATAGAACATATGGATTCCATAGTGATTATGCAATAAGAAAATTAAAAGCTATTACATTTGAATTTTGTAAAAATTATAAAAATATTGAAAAATTTAATAAAACTGTATATGAATATAATGTTGAATTTATAACTGAGATTATTAATGATGATACAACAGAATCAAATAATATAAAACATAATGATAATAATTCCCAAGAAGCATCGTTATTACCAACTACATCTGATTCTGAAAAAGAAAATACAATTACAAATGAAGCTGTTGTTGTTATAAAATTTAAAACATCATATATGTCTAATTTTAAAGAATTTTTTAGATTTTTAAAAAATGATAAAACACAACTTGATTATTTACATGCTATAAAAATAAAATATTCTAGTTTTCATATTTTAGAAAATTATTTTTTATTACATCAAAAAGAATTATTTCCAAATTATATACCGTGGTCAAATGACCCCGACCCCGATGATATTTTTAATTTTAAAAAAAATCCAGAATTTTTAAATGGAGGATTTGATTATTTTACAGGAACATTAAATGAGGAAATTGTATCTGAAAAATATTTATTAGATATTAATTATAATCTAAGATTAACACGAGATGATTGCATACCACATGACCATCCTAAAATAATCAAGTTACAAAATAGAATTACAGATTTTTTTAGCTCTATGAATACAGATGTTTTATCTGCTGCATATGGAGCTTTTATTAATGATGTTTTAGCTCATAGAAAATTTGACTTTATACCTAATAAATATTATAGTGAAACGGGTGAGCAACTTAAAAAATATTATTGGGTTAAATGGAAAAATAAATTTGATGTGTATTTACACGGTCCTACTTTGGCATCTTGGACAAATAACGAGGGAAAAGTTATTAAATATCATCGTTTATATGTTCAAACAAAAAATATAGATGGTACAACAACTGGATTTTACATGCATTATTGTGTTGGAGAAAATTATGTTTCTACTACAGGTTATTGTCAAGAAAAATTAACTGGATATTATAATAGTTTACAAAATGAAGAATTAAAACAAGCTATTGTTTTTGAGTATTTACGAACTATATCAAGAGGTTTATCATATAGATCATATTTTTATGATGATGTTATTTACATGTATTTAAATAATTTACTTTATAAAATTACTTCAAATAAATATATTATATCAGAATCATATATTGATTTAATCAATGATTATTTAGATAAAATAGATACCAAAGATCCCTCTAGTGAAGTGTATTACAAAGCTAATATTGTAATTAATTTGGTTGATATTTTATATCAAAAAAATTCATATTTATATTCCAAAATATTATATAAATTTGTAGATAAAACATTGGATTTGATAAAAGATGTGAGCTCAAAATATTTGTATTATATGAATCATGCCTTTTTAAATACATTGGTAGCCTTTAAAAAAGATTTTTTTAATACAGATATTTCAACAGATGTAACCAAATTAAATCATACAGCCATTGATGTTGTTTTAAAAACATATAACAATTTATTGTCAATAGCTGAATATAAGGGCATTAAACCAAATAGAATTTTATCTACTTTAGAAAGTATTTTATTAAAATTTCCAGGTTCTTATTTATCATATTATTATTATTATGGTGAAATAGTAAATACATTATTAAGTAAAAATTTTTCAAATCCAAAAATTAAATTTTTAATACCAAGTTGGTGTTATAATATTATTGTACAATATTATAAATATAGAAGGCACTCTGTAAATCACGATTACACAAAAGATGGTAAAAATTATCATATCCATTATGCTCAAAGTAAATATGACATAGGACTTGTTAATATTACAAATTTATTTTTGAATAAAATTATTAAAGATTTTGATAATAGAAATATTTATCAAAAAACTTTATATATTGGAAGTAGATTAACCCATGTCAGTGGTTTTGATATACCATATGATAATCATAGATTGGGTGTAGTTGGGTTTTTTATTTTAAATGCTGATAAATATGAAATTGGAAAAATTGATAAATTAGTTAAAATTGTTAGTATTATTGGGGATCCACGTTTGGTATATAATGCTATTTGTTCTGCAAATGTAGTTAAAATACCAAGTATTATTATAGATTATTTATTACCAAAATTTTGGGGTAAAAAAGTTACTGATAAAAATTTAGATGATATATTTAATATTCTTAAAAATGTTCAACCAGAAGCAGGTATTAAAAAAATTATAGAAAGAAAAAAATATATTTATTTAAGAGAAAAATTACGTAGTTATATACGAAATATTTAATATAGAGAGAGAAAATATTATGGCTATTAAAATACAATACAGACCTTCCTTATTAAAACCGAGAAGTGGCAAAGTGCAATTTTTAATTTTACATCATACACGATGTTTATATCCCCAAGAAACAATTGCTATTGATAATCAAAAATATCAGTTTCCAGCCTTATCAAAAGCTGTTCTTGAAAATAAATCAGGTGATATAAATTATAATTTTGTTGCTGAACAGATAAAAGACGACGTTCAAATATTTACAGCAAAACCTTTTGTATATTCATGTCATTTTGATGATATACCTTTAGAAATTGAAAATCATTCTATTCATATAGCATTATTAGGTAGTTATGATTTTAAAATCCCCTCCAAAAGAATGTATGAAACTTTAGCATATAGATGTTTAAATCCATTAGTTAGAGTATTTCATATACCTGTCAAAAATATTAAATTACATTCAGAAGTATCTACCAATCCAGATAAACAAACATGTCCAGGTTTATTTGTAGACAAAGCTGTTATAATTTCACAAGTTAACAGATTTGTTGTCAAATCATCATATTAAATTATCATCTTAATTCCTGTGTTTTCGTTATATATATGAATATAACGAAAACAATTTTTTTTATTTATTTCTATTAATAAAAAGGAGATGAAACGATATGATTTTGTCGATTGAAATGCCCGAAAGTCAGAAAATAATTTCTATTCATCACAATAAATTAAATAAAACAATTGAATATCCATTAGGGGGTTCAGTTTCAATATTAAATAAATTCAATACTATTATTGATTTTATAAATGAATGTTTAAAAATTGAAACAGATGATTTTGGAGATGATTTTGGTGAATGGTTGTGGAATATAGTTCATACATATGATTCTGCTTATAAAGAAGATTTAAAGCAAATGGAAAATAAATCAACGGGTATTGACAATTCAAAATGTAATCGATATGCAGTATTATATGATAATATTGATAAAATAAAAAAATATGTACATGATTTTTATGATAAGATTAATTTTGATTTTACCCAATTCACATCATATGCAAATTTAAAAGATAATAATATTAAATTTGACGAAGGTGAAGTACGAACTGTTTTAGAAGTATCTTGTTGTATGAAAATTTATTGTTTTATTTCTTATTCAACGAAAAAAGCTTTAGGGCAATCATTACATAGAAAAATATATAATTTATTAATTAAAGATTTTATTAAAACTGAAATTATTGAAAAAATATATAATATAGTAAAAACAAAAACTTATCGTTATAATATGACAGATAGATCCATGTGGGAATATCTAAAAAATTTTCAAGGAAAAACTATCGATGCACATATAGGTGAAACTTTTAATTTTTTGATGAATAATATTATAGTTTTTTGTGAATATGATAAAAATCCTATAACTTTCATGGTTATTGTAATTAATAATAATTCGAGGTGGGTTCTTCATTCTATATATGTACAAAATATTCAATATGAAGGGCAATTATCAACCGAAGATATTCATACAATTACATCTGATAATTTAAAAACATATGCATACAATGAAGTATTGGGGCATTTAAAATCATTAGCATATAAAAAAATACATGCATCAATTAAAAAATATGCAACTGTGAATATTGATGGTAGTAATATTATTGATGACGCCAATAGAGATGAAATTATTAAATTAAATAATAATATTGATAAAATGACTATTCACGCCCCTATTCATCATTGTTTAACATTTCCATTGCTATCTAGAATTTGTGATATTCCTTATTATCATATGAAAACAATTAGTGCATCACATGCTTGTATTTTATCTTTATATTTATATAGATTGTTAACTGAAAAAAATATTACCCCACATAATAAATTTCATGATTTTTTCGAAGTTTTAAAATATGGTGTGATAAAACATCCTGCTGTATCAACAACTTTTCAAATTAAATATGGTGAACAATTTATTAATTTAACTAATGAATTTAATAGTTTTTATACTTTTAAAAATAAAACTATTCTTCATAAAATAATCTGTCATTTTATTGGTGTGATTTCTAGAAATAAAAATGGTTATATGGATTTATACACAGGTGAAATAAAAGATGGTTTTTCAGTTAATAAATTAGAACCCAGTTTGATTGAATTTTATATTTATTTATTTGCTGGAAAATTAGATAGTGTTATTGATAAAATAAGACAGAATATTTATATAGAATTATAAGAACATATAATTGAATTAATATACCCTTTATATAAAAGGAGAATCATTATGTTTAAAAAGGTATTTATTTTTTTATTAATTTTTGTATTATTTCCATTAACAATTTTTGCGGCTTCATCAAATACAGTTCAAATCATCGAATTAGAATGGGACGCTGTTGCATCTAAAGATGTTACAGGATATAATGTGTATCGATCAACCAAAAGTAATACATATGATTTTTCAAAACCATTAAATTCTAAAATGATAACTACACCAGATTCAGAATCAAATCTAGTTACTTATAAAGATGTTATTAGTGAACCATATGAAGGAAGATATTATTATGTTGTTACATCAACTGATGGTATTAATATTTCAAAACCATCAAATGAAGTTACTACACGTATCGACACTATTCCACCCGCACCACCGGGTACATTAAAAAGAAAAGTTTATATAAGAGTCAATGGTATGGAAATTATTGTTAATACTGAATAAAAATTTATAGGATAAAATTATGAATACTTTGTTGCAAGAATTAATTAGATATGCAGATAGTTTACTAGCGGGTATGTCACCTAACGATAAATTAGATTGGCTTCGTAATAAAGATGCGCGTGATAAATTATTTGAAGATAAACCAGAATGTTTTTTGCCATTGAAAAAAATTAATGAAGAAACCTTTCAACCATTTTTTGTTATTTGTAATCGCAGTGGTGTTGTAAATACTGATATGATAGCATCCGCTATTAAACTTGCTAAAAAATTAACTAACAATGAAACAGTAGATCAAATTCAATTAACAAAAACATTAAAAAAACTAATAATGTTGCATAAACGATATTCTGGTGGGCCAGCTAGACCATTTAAACAAGCTATGTTAAAAAGAAAATCTACGATGAGACTGAATGATGTTATAAATGCTTTGCAGTCACAATCGAGGTAATTGAATTGATTAAAATTCTGGATTTATCAAAATTTTCTAAAAAATTAAAACCTGTTACATCTCCAGATATATTTTCTGGATCTACATCATCTGGTGAATTTCACCCAAATGGTATATATTCAGAAATTATTTTTGGACCGTTAGAATCTAAAAACAGGATGGATACATTTTCATATATTAATTTAAATGCAAATGTTATCCATCCTGTTATGTTAAATATTTTAATAAGACTTGATAGAAAAATTAATGGATATATTTCGACGTTAAATTATTTTGATATAACGGAAAAAGGTGAGTTAGTTGAAGTTGAAGATGGAATGACAGGTTTAACTAATTTTATTAGGAATTTTGCAAAAATAAAATTTCGTGGTGGAACTCCTGAAAGAGAAAGATTAATACAATTAATAAATAAAGTTTATACTGATAATAATTTGTTTATAAATAAAATTCCTGTTATACCACCTTTTTATCGTGAAATATATCAAGATTCAAACAACCAATGGATTATAGATGAATTAAATGAAATATATGTTTCAATTATAAGAAAAAGTTTATCTGTCAAATCTCAAAATGAAAATTCGGGTGTATTAGGAGATCTGCTTTTTTATGGTATTCAAAAAGCTGTTAATGTACATCATGAATTTATAAAAAATAAAATTGAAAAAAAGACTGGTATTATTCGTAATAAATTAATGGGCAAAAGAGTTGATTTTTGTGCATTTGGTGTAATCACAACCGAGCCAACATTGAAACCTGATGAAATAGGTGTTCCATTAAGGGCGGCTGTTTCTTTATTTGAACCATTTATACTTCATTTAATTATGAGAAGCGGTAGATATAAAACAGATTATCTACAAGAAATATTTAATGAATATAAAGATAATTATGAAGTTAGTGTTGAAAATTTAAAAACTATTTTAACTTCAATCAAAGCTGATGATAAAATTTCTGATAAATTATATAATTTTATAAAAGAAGCTGTTGAAATTGTTGCTCAGAAAAGATATGTTATAGCAAAACGGGATCCTGTTTTATTACCAGAAAGTTATCAAGGATATAGACCAGTTATTCATGATGGTGATACAATAAAAATACACCCCACTAAAGTTGGGGGTCATAATGCAGATTTTGATGGAGATTCTGTTTTGTGTGATTGCACTATTTATAGTGTTGATAACACACCTTTTTCCCAACATATATCTGAATTAAAAAATACTGATTTATTTGTGCATGATATAAATAAAGAAAAACCAAATATAAGTCATTATAATCCAGTTAAGGAATTATTTATTGATGCTATTGATTTACAAACAGGTCATATAAAACGGAAATTAATAAGAGATTATAGTGAGCATAGAAATTTAAAAATGTATAAGATTAGTGACACCAAAAATAGATTTAAAGATTTCTGGGTTTCAGATGACCATTCTATGATTGTGTATGATTCTAAGTATGATATGTATCAAAAAATTTCTCCAATTGATTTATTACAAAATCCAGAAAATAAATATATAATAAAATATAAATGACAAATCCTTCCAGATTTAACCACACCAAAAAAGTAAAATTTATTAAAAAATTAACCAATGAACGAGGTTGTACAATTTATCTTTTTAAAAAATTAAATGTTCGATGTAAAAAATATTTATCATGTAAATATTATAATGAATGTTTAAAACTTATATGGAAATATGATATTAAAGGATTTATTTCTAATTGTAGTGGATATTGTGAAATAGATAAATTTACAGATGAGTATTTGTGGCGAAGTGATTATGACAAAGAGTTGCGATTATTAAATGATAAAAAATAGAGGATTAATATGAAATATGTTATATTAATATGGTTATGTGGATTTATATATTCATATGGTGTATTTTTAGATTCATATACTTTTTTAAAAAAAATAGCAAATGATACGGTTTATAATGCTCCTGATAAAAAAGAAATAAAAAATTTAGTTGCATCTAAATATGTTATTTTACAAGGTCTTATTATTTTATTTTTTATATGGCCACATTTTTTATTTTTTGATAAAATTTTTAGACGGGAAAAAAAATAAAGATGAGTAAAAATATCTTAGTTACAGGTGGTATTGGATTTATCGGGTACCACTTATGTTTACGATTACTCAAAGATGGCCATCAAGTTATATGTGTGGATGATTGTTCATCTAGTTTAAATATAGATTTAGAACAATTAAGATCATATAATAAATTCTTTTTTTTAAATCATGATATTCGAAATACTTTAAAAATTAAATCTGATTTTGATGAAATTTATAATTTAGCATGTCCAGCATCTCCAAAAACATATCAAAATAATTCTTTAAAAACTATACAAACTAATACAAGTGGTGTTAATAATATTTTAGAAATAGCTAGAGAATATAATGCTAAAATATTACAAGCATCTACCAGTGAAATATACGGCAATCCATTGGTACATCCACAAAATGAACAATACAATGGTAATATATCACCCATTGGGCCACGTGCATGTTATAGTGAAAGTAAAAGATGTGCTGAAACATATTTTTATACATATTATAAATTATTTAATACAAAAATAAAAATAGCTAGAATTTTTAATACATATGGGCCATATATGAAAATAACAGATGGTAGAGTTATACCAAATTTTATTTATCAAGCATATTTAAATAATCCATTGATTATATATGGTGATGGTGAACAAACAAGATCTTTTTGTTATATTGATGATATGATAAATGGTTTAATTAAATTAATGGAAGATGATAATAATTTTATCGGCCCTGTTAATATTGGTAATCCAGAAGAAATATCTATAAATAATTTAGCTAAACTAATATTGGATTTAACAGAATCTACATCGGCAATTAAATATGAATCTTTTTTAGAAAATGACCCGATGAAAAGAAAACCTGATATATCAATAGCTATTAACAAATTAGATTGGAAACCAACTATATCCATAACAGATGGAATTAAACAAATAATAAAAACATTATAAATGAAATCAATTTTTTCACCTAATTTAAAACCATATATAGATATACATAAAATTGAAATTGAAATTACTACAAATTGTAATATATTATGTGAAGATTGTGATCGTAGAATTGCAACAGCTCCATTGAATTATAATATGCCTTCGAAAATGATTGATGATTTTGTAAAAAAATCCATTGATATAAATCATCGGTTTAAAAGTATTCATATATTAGGTGGTGAACCAACACTGCATCCAGAAATAATTGATATTTTAGAAAAATTACAAATTCTGAAAATTAAACATCATACATTTATTAAAATTATCAGTAATGCTTATTCTAAAAAATCAAATTTATTATTAGATTATATGCATAAAAAAAATTTATGCTATATTGAAAGAAGTTTGAAACCACAAGCTTGCGAACGTTTTGATAAAATGGATGTTGTAAATGACAATCCACGAATTTGTATTATACCAAGAGTGTGTGGTATAGCATATACATTTAATGGATTTTATATATGTGGTGCTGGAGCTGCAATAGATAGAGTTTTATCATTCAATATAGGTATTAAAAATTTATCAGATATTACAATAAATAAATTCAAAAATATGATTCCAATATTGTGTAAATATTGTGGACATTCAGATTCAGATATAAAACTTAATAAAAATTTTTGGGGCAAAGCATATAAAAAATACAAGCAGGAGAATAAAAATGGAACCAAAAACTTATCTGGATACATTAATTGAATCATCTATTGCAACTAAAAAACCTATGACAGATATTGAATGTTTGCGAGCTGCAATTATTGCTGAATATGATGCTGTTAATATGTATGAAAGATTTGCATCATTATGTAAAAATCAAATAGTTAAAAAAGTATTTTTAGATATAGCAAATGAAGAAAAAACTCATATAGGAGAATTTGAAGAATTAGCTAATTCTTTAGATCCTACTTTTTTAAAAGCCAAATCTGATGGTAAATCAGAAGTCGATGAAATGGAGGAGTAATGAGACATATTGAATATATGATAGATTGGATTAATAATTGTGAAAATGATAATATTGCTATTTTGGGTATTGAAGATTTTCCATATGAAAATTATAAAATTAACAAATCGGATTTTCTAGAATATTCTCTGAATTTTTTTAAAGATAAAAATGTTGTTGTTATAAATACTGATGATATTATTGATTTTTTCACATGTGTAGAAAAAGATTATTCAAATTACACATTATATTTAAGTAGAGTTTTTGAGCATTTTAGAAATTTTGGATCTATATTAAAATTATTGATAAATAAATTTAAAAATATTCATGTAATTGTTCCAGATAATTATAGTAATTATAAAATTTTAAAACACAAATTAAAAAACGATACTGTATTAGATTATAAAACTATTTTTTTAAATTATGAATTATATGGTGGTTGTTCCGATTTAAATTCATATCACGGTTTATTTACATCTAAATTAATAATGAAAAAATTTAATGAATTTTTTGATACAACTGCTATTAAAGATATTGTTATTGATAATTCACCACATTTAGAATTTACAATAAATGGGGAAAATAGCAAATCAAATGATTTTTATAGTCAATGGAATTTTACTATACATGATGATGTGAGACCTTGTGTTTATATCAATGATGAAAATAATAAACAAGAAAAGTTTTTTGATAAATGTTTAGATGTTGATATGTTGTTATCTATTATTAATGATTATAATGATACAACAATTGATATTTATAATTTTTTAGCATCACAAGATATTGAATCATTACCATTTATATTATGGTCAATTTCTAAGCAATGTACAATACACACTAGATTAAATTTTCATGAAAATGATGCAGGATATATAATTAAAAAATATCATCAAATATTTCAAAATAAATTTATTATTTCTGATTATATGCATTTTTGTATGGAAATATATAATCATATTTTTTCAAATGACAATGTAGATGATTTAAATATTTTTAAAACTTTTATAAACGCAGATATGATTAAAATATTATTAGCACAAGAAGATTTATTTTTATTTAATCAAAAAACAACTTATTCTAAAGAAAGAATATGTTTTGATACCAGAATTAGAATTATATAAATAATTTAATTTTCGAAGAACATATTATTGAATAAAATATTTTATTCCTTTTAACCGGCTTTAAATTTTTATTAATTGGGACCTTAGCCGGTGGCCCGTTAAATAAAGGAGCATTAAAATGATGTATTGTGAAAAACTCGTCGCGTGTATCAAGGTCAATGGTAAAATAATCAGAGAAGATGGTGATAAAGTATATTTACCATTTGGGTGTGATTATTCAATTTATTTAAAAAATCTAAATACTACTAAATGCAAAATTAAAATTGAAATTGATGGTAAAGATGTATTAGATGGCCATTCTATATTATTAGATGGTAATAATGACATAGAGTTAAAAGGTTTTTTAGATGGAAACAAAGCTAAAAATAAATTTCGATTTATAGAAAAAACTGCTGAAATTTCAAATTTTCGTGGCGACAATCCTGAAGATGGTTTGATTGTTATTACATATCAATTTGCAAATTGTAAACAATTTATTACTACATCAAATATAACAACAAATCAACCACAATATTATAACACCAATCATTGGGTTGATTATAATTATCGCCCTCCATATACAACATGTGGCTCAATAGATGATAATGTGACATATTGTTCTACTGTTAATAATAATATAATGTCTAATGTTAGAGGTACAAAATCTGCAGATGGAATAACTGTTAAAGGAAAACCAGTTGAACAGAATTTCAATGAAATATATGATTTTAATCATTATGGTGAAGAAAAAAGATTGATTATCCAATTATTTGGACATAGAAAAAAGAAAAAAGTTGATAAAATAATAACTACCCAAACAAAAATTCAATGTGAAAATTGTGGGCGAAAATATAAATCAAATAAGAAATATTGTAGTAATTGTGGAACCTGTTTAATTTAATTTATTCAAAAAAAGGAGAGTCTTATTAACAGGCTCTCCTTTTTTAAATTCTATTAGAAAGGATTTATTATGAATGAAACTCCTCTTTTGGCTAAGTTCAATTATTTAAATGGAAAAATTGATTCTGATGGATATTTATATATTTTAAGAGGTAAACAATATAAACAACAATATTGTCGTTATTCTGGTATATGTGGTGACTGGTGTCCACAATTTGGGGAACCAGTGATTAAAAATAAAGTAACAATACATTTAAAGATATGCCAAAATAGGATTTTAGAATTTAGTAATTTTGAGGATGAAAGATAATATCTTAATTATGATTATGATATAAAGATGATTTTAACAAAAAATACAACATATAAATACCATTAAATTTTTAGTTAAGGAGAGTTGATATGTCAAAAGAAGTTGTAGCCGATATAACCAAATCAAATTTAGGACGTGAGTATAATACTTCAACCAGATTATTAGATAAAAATTATTCCCCCCTTATTGTACGTAAATACCAATTAGAAGGATGGCCTCTTTTTGTTTCTTTAATTTGTGATATTTCTTTATCCGATTTAGATAATATTTTTTATGAAGCTGTTGATAAATTCAACGAAACATATGGTATGAAAGATGATATTCAATGTATGCGAAATTTTGTTGGATTTGTATCTGATTATATAGAAAATCATTATGATAAAATTAAAAGAGGGTGTGTAGAAGGAATTGCTATTTTATATTATGTCGATAAATGTTTTATCAGTTCATTAATGGGTGATTTTATGGTGCATCAGAGCTGCAAAGAAGAATTGTTTCTAATCATTAATACACTTCCGCATATTTAATAAATGTATTTTTCAATAATCCTGATGGTGAATTTTCATCATCAGGATTTTTTTGCTCAATAGGAGAATATTCATGTTGGAAAAAAATATTTTTAATTTAACAGTAACATCTAAAAACGTAATAGAAACAAGATATTTATTGAAAGATAAAGATATGAATTTTTTAGAAACTCCCGATGGAATGTTTCATAGAGTTGCTGATTTTATTGCCAAAGGTGATTTGAATTATGGATCTGAATATATAGATGAAACTGCTGATAAATTTTTTTCAATGATGATAAATCAAAAATTTATGCCAAACTCTCCAACATTAATGAATGCTGGTAAGAAAAATCCAATGTTATCAGCTTGTTTTGTTTTACCTATTGAAGATTCAATGGAAAGTATATTTGATACATTAAAACATACTGCAATGATACATAAAGCTGGTGGTGGTACAGGGTTTTCTTTTTCTCGATTAAGACCATCAAATGATAAAGTGCAATCAACATCTGGTGTTTCATCAGGTCCAATTTCCTTTATGAAAATATATAATGCGGCTACAGAAGAGGTCAAACAAGGTGGTACAAGGCGGGGGGCTAACATGGGTATACTTCGTATTGACCACCCTGATATACTTGAATTTATTGAATGTAAAGCCGATTTGACACAGTTAAATAATTTCAATATTTCTGTTACTGTCACCGATTCTTTTATGGACGCAGTAAAAAATAACACCACATATAATTTAATAAATCCACGAAATAATAAAATAGTTAAACAATTAAACGCAAAAGAAGTTTTTAATAAAATTGTACATCAAGCATGGAAAACAGGTGAACCTGGAATTATTTTTATTGATAGAATGAATGATTATAATCCAACACCACATTTAGGTAAATATGAAGCTACTAATCCATGTGGTGAACAGGTGTTGCGAGCTGGTGATAGTTGTAATCTAGGTTCAATTAATTTATCAAAATTTGTTGATGAAGAAAAAAGATATTTTGATTTCAATAGTTTGAAAACCATTGTTGATAATGCTGTTCATTTTTTAGATAATGTAATTGAAATGAATAAGTATCCATTAAAAATGATTGAACAAGAAACTAAAAAAACTCGTAATATTGGATTAGGAGTTATGGGATTTGCGGATACATTGATAAAATTACGTATTCCATATTCTTCTCAAAAAGCAGTTGAATTTGCATCTGTGGTTATGCAAGTTATTAATAATACAGCTAAAGGTAAATCAATACAATTAGCAGAAGAAAGAGGTGCATATCCAGAGTGCAAAGAAGACCCCATACGTAATTCCACTAGAACAACTATTGCGCCTACCGGAACAATATCAATTATAGCTAATTGTTCTAGTGGTATCGAACCATTATTTTCATTAGCATATGTCAGACGTATTATGGATGGCAAAGAATTTTTCGAAGTAAATCCAGTTTTTGATAAAATTCTTGATGAAATAAATGATAGATATAAAATTGATAAAGAAAAAATAATCAAACAAGTTGCAGAAGAAGGAACATGTCAAAATTGTGAAGATATCCCATCTGAATATAAATTATTTTTACAAACTGCACATGATATTAAACCAGAAGAACATATTAAAATTCAAGCAGCTTTTCAAAAATATACAAACAATGCTGTTAGTAAAACAATTAATTTTCCAGAATCAGCTACAGAAAAAGATATTGAAAAAGCATATATGATGGCTTTTGAAAGTGGTTGTAAAGGTGTAACTGTCTATAGAAATAATTGCCGTCAAAATCAAGTTTTAAATATTAAATCAAAAAAAGAAAATAAAGAAGAATATGCTCAAAAAGAAAGAATTAAAAAAGAAAGACCTAATGTATTAAAAGGATATACATATCAATTTACAACTGGTTGTGGTGATATTTATATAACAATTAATGAAGATGAAGATGGTAATGTTTTTGAAATCTTTAATACAATTGGAAAAGCGGGTGGGTGTTCATCCAGTCAATGTGAAGCTATAGGACGATTAATTTCTTTAGCATGTAGAAGTGGTCAAAAACCAGAAGAAATTGTTAAACAACTAATTGGTATATCATGTCATAGACCAATTGGATTTGGTGAAAATAAAGTTTTATCATGTGCTGATGCTATTGCACAATGTATTAAAAAACATATTAAAATGAATGGTAATAAAGACAAAAAAAATGATATTGAAAATTTTACAGATATTCACAAGGGAGGTTCATGTCCTGATTGTGGTGGAATTATATCTTATGAATCAGGTTGTTCTATTTGCCATTCATGTGGTTATTCAGCATGTGGATAATTTGATTAAAAAAAAATGCAGAGCATGGTATACCACCATGTTGGCTTCGATATAGTCTTGCTATATCTGTCCCGAATTAATCCACACACGGGAATGCTGAGTTTTAACGTGTATATGTCCCTAGGTTCCCAACTCCTAGACGGGTACTTGACTCTACAGTACCGCAGGTGACGACATTGCATCACCCAGTTACATGCTTTTTTGATAACGGAGTTAGCTACTATTCTCCGGGGGTTAGCGGATCTTTTTTATTTATGAGATCTCCCATCCGTATGAGGAGATATACCGTCTTATATCCCGCGCCCGGTCTGCGGTGTACAGGGATTCGCCAATCGAATTCCCTGTACGCAACAAGTTAATCCCAACCCCAATCATCCGTGTTTGGATAATTGCCCAGGGTCAAAGATATCTTATATAGAATATCTCTGACTATGGGATGGGTTGGATGGAACTTAACAGACAATTCCAAAAAGAACAGCTCAAGTGATTTTCTCATCACTAGCCTCCTTTTTAAAGTTGAAATAATACTATAAAATATCAAATATATTTTATAGCAATAATTAATATATATAATAAAAATATTTTTTTAAAATAAAAAAAAGACCTATTAATTTATATTCCGCAGTAGGTCCAGCTGCGGGTTATTACTATTCAAGATCAAGAGGAAGGATGTCAGTGACTGCTCCATCTGTTCCTTCCACTCCATCATAACGAGGTATATAGAATACCTCGTTATGTGTTTCCCACACCCGTCCCTTCGGATGATGTGGGTTTTTATCGTCCATGTTAAATTTGCGAATATCGTCCAGAGTTGCGGGGTGTTTACATTCGTTCATAATACCTCCTTGTAGCAATTAGGATCTTTTTTATTTTTAAAAGTTCCCATCCTATTAAGGAACTTTACCGTCTTATATCCCGCACCCGGTCTGCGGTTTCCGTTTAATATTTTACTTGTAGTGGATCATCTACAAGGTATAAGAAATCAATTTCTCTTATACACTAATTAATATATATAGTTGGTATGAAGTTTTTAAAATAAATATTTTAATATTTATTAATTTTTGATATAGTGAGATTGGTTTATTAAAACAAAAAAAAATTAAATTTTCTAAATAACATATGATGTTTTTTGATAACCCAGAAACATCATGAAAACTGGGGGTGAACGAAATTAGAGAAATTTAAATTCCACTTCATGGAATATTTCTCTATCCCATTCATATTCATAATCAGATATAATATGAATGATATTTTTTCGTTCACCAAAGGTTAAAATTTTATATGAAGTCTTTTCACGGAAATCAGCTTCGATGGAATGACTTCCATAAAAAGATTTTAATTTTCTCACAATATCCATTAACTGGGATATGGACATTGGAGATTTTGAAGCGAGGTCCACGATTTCTCGCTTCGTATATAATAAATAACCCGTTTCCCATACGTGGACATATGGGCGACTTTCGCAATATTCGGCTAAATCTTTAAAGGATTTAACCCATTGCATCTGTCGATAAGAATAGGGATAAATCTCCCTTTCTAAACGGGTTATTGTTTTTATTACTCGATGCACAGTCTCACCTGCCGCCGTGCATCAGAATATAGAGTTATCGGGAGAATCGGGTTATCGACATCTTTTACGATGTCGTGCCATGGCCCATCCCAAGTGAAAAATAACTCTGTTATGCCATACGGGGTGTTCCCGATATGGACTTGTTTAATACCAAGTCTACCCAGTACCGACTTGATACCGTTATATAATAAACCTGATATACGATTTACCAGGTTTATGTGGTCCGGTGATTCAATTGAATCAATCACCAGTGTTTCATCTGATCTCCAGACAAAACACTGAGCCACTATGGCACCGGACTTCTTTGGCAGAATTGAAACAAAAAAATAAAAAAGACGATTATTCACCTCGTAAATTAGCTCTAATGAAAGTTAAGAAATTTAAATATGATAAAAAAATAAAAATTAGTGATTTATCAGAATGGAAAGGAAAATATCAAAATGAATAAAGATTGAATTATATTTTTTAAGAACATATAAATATAAATAATATTATCATATTAGTTAAATGGAGATGAATATGATTACACTAACCGATAATAAAAATATAATAGATTTACATGTTGTACATACTATATCAAAACAAGAATTTGAAAATAATTATGATGGATTAGAAAATGTAATAAAACATTTATTACAACAATCATTAGCTAAAAATATCACTGACAATTATATTGATAAGATTGAAAAAGAACATAGTGTTGATTTTAGAATTGATTGTTATTTGGTGAAAAAAGATTTTTTATGGCAATTAATAGAAGAAAAAGCTAAGGAAATATCATTTATATATTCAAATAAAAATTAGCTATTTTTTGTTAAATCAGAAATAGCCAAAAACTGATACATCAATTGTTTATTATTCTATATCAATTTCACCCTCTAATTTTTCTAATACGGAAGCTTGAACATGAAAAGTTACTAAGTCATCATAACCTATTTCTTTATTAAAATCAAAATTAGTTGCTACTATTAATTTATCAGTACAATTAGCTTCACCTTCATTAAATATACAATTATATAATTTATCATCTTTTAAAATTATAATAAATGACATTGGATGATGATACACCTGATAATTTTTAAAAACATCACATAAAACCCACGGGGTAATTTTTTCATATTTTTCTTTATTTTCTGCATATTCATAACAAGTTATATTTTCAGAATCAAATAAATTATCTGTTAAATCTTTAAAATATTCAGATATTTCTTTTTTTGTTTCATCATCA